CTTCCTCGGAGTAACTGCCGTCGATTTTCTCAATCAGGAAGGTGACGCCGGGGACAGGCTCCCCAGTCAGCTTATCCTTCTTGATGATTCTCAGGCCGGGCTCCGTGGAGTTCTCGAACACCAATTCACGCTCAGCTCCGGCCGCAAGGTCGATGCTTTGACGGTTATTGGTGTCCAGGATGTACGGGGAGGGGACGGACAACTCTGTGACCTCGTAAGTGCCAGTAGGAAGGCCGGTCAGAGTGTAGGTGCCGTCTGCACCAGTTGTAATGGTGTTTTGGTAACTGACATTGATGCCACGAATCTCGAAAGTCGTGTTAGGCACAGGCTCACGAGTTGCAGCATCAATCTTCTTGATGGTCAGTTCAGGGCTCTTATAGTCCTTTGCTGTTACCACGATGGTCTCTTCGCCTTGGATATCCGCTTCATCAACATGAACACCGACAGGTGTGCTCAGTTTTGCATACCCATCAGGAGCCTCGGTCTCGATGAAATAATAGAAACCTTCGGTTACATTGGGAACTGTGATAGTGCCCTGGGCATCCGTTGCCTGAGTGCCAATCAGTTGGCTATCCTTGTAGATGTTGAAAATGGCACCTTCCAAGGGCTGGCCACTTTCGTCAACCTTCTTGAGTTGAACCTTAACTTTGGAGTCGTTCTGGAACACGAGTTGGACATTGCTCGTGCCGTCCCAGTAGAACTCCTGCATGTTCTCATCGGGATCATCACTCAGGGTATAGCCCTCAGGAACACCGACCTCTTCGGCGATATAAGCGCCAATGGGAAGGTCTTTGAAGCTGAAGTCTTCCTCGCTGACATAGCCACCAGGGCCAGTAATGACCCGAGTAGGACCGTATCCATTGTCGATGCCACGAATCTCGATAACTGCACCTTCCAGGCCGACGGTCGGGTTATCCTTGTCGACCTTTCGAATGCTGCCGCTTCCTGTGATTTCTGCATCATCGTAGAAGGTGAAGGTTGCGCTTGCAGTATCGCCCTCGCCAACGGTCACATATTTCGTCGATGTGTCACTAATTGTGTACCCGGAAGGTGCTTTGATTTCGGTAACACCATATGTTCCGGGTCCAAAACCATTTTCGGTTTCGTCGATTGTAATAAGACCGTTTTCATCCGTGGTGTAAACTTTATCGAAGGAACCTCCGATGGCAGTCACCTGGAATTGAGCGCCTTGAAGCCCCTTGTTTTGATTACTTGAATCGACTTTTTTGATAATCAATTCGCAAGGGTTTTCAATATCTCCAGTCGGCTCATAGATGCCAATAATGATGGACTGAATTTTGCTGGGGTCTGGATGGGAGTCACTACCCTTGTCGGCGTAGTCGTACATGTAAATACTCCAGTCGCCCCACCAATCCGGGTGATTGAGGATAAACTCCGCCGCTGCACGACAAGTCCACCCCTCTTCACCTTCGACTGCAGGACCGTCCGGGTCATCAATACTCGTATAGTGCTGAGCCCAGTCATAGCCTGCGTCATGGTAAGCATTGACTACAAGCATACGCTGAGTTGCGACTTCTTCAATCCAGCCCTCAGGGTCTGTCTCATAGTCGGGTAGCGCCCCAATTTGAGCCAGCCAGACACAGCCCTGGAACCACCCTTGAGCCCATGTTTTTGTGTACTCGTCGTATGGTGTGAGGTTTTGTGCTTCGCCAGCCGGGCTGAATTTTCCAGTAGCATAGGAATAGTAGTGAGAGAGCAGAAGTTTGATGTTCTTGTCTGTGATTTCTTGTGGAGTGTCCCAGACATCGCCAATCAACGAGTTTCCCATTTCTGCACTATGGTCGCCACAGAAGCCAACAGTTTCGACTCCTGCAACATTCATGGTAAACTCGTGGATATAGCAATCGTCCAGAGGCCCGTAATTGTATATGATGGGATTGCTGACATGGCAATCTGCATTTTTCAGCGTTACCGTGCCGGGCACAGATGCCGTTTCAGCTGCGAAAGCCGCCGTAGGAATGAGACCTACGATGCACACGACAGCGAGAAACATCGCTACAATACGGGTGCGAAGAGATGCCGTTCTCTTCATTACGCATATCATTCCTTTCTATTGTCAAAGTACACATCTTGCCATATTACGCTGAATTAGTCAATTCAGGGGCAAGAAACGCCCAGGTAATGTTCTTCAACCCTCCTTCAAAATACAGATTTGGGCTGTCACAAGGCTCTCCTTATGAACGATAATATTATACCATGTTTTATTATTTTAGTCAATTTTTAAGGAAATAAAAAGGCGACGAGCATTATGCTCGTCGCCCAGCAATGATGTCCACTAGGTTTAATCTTTGTTTGTAAAAACCTGACAGAAATAGTATCTCCCATCTTCGCCGATAGAAATACCAACTCCAACGAGAGTTTTATTTGCTCCGGTCATAGATGCAAAGTGACCAGGGGAATTTTCCCACAAATCAACGATATAGTCTGAATCCAAAATGGTGCTCCATCCGAGAATTTCAACATACTGCATTTCAAACCTGTCGAGTCCATACTCCTCAAAAATGGTGCTATAGTAAGAACCATCCGGTCTGACATGTTCGATAGATTCAATTTCTGCACTTTCCTCAGCGCGCTGCTGAGCAATCTCCATCAGCAGGTCACTCTTTGTCAAAGTACCGACACCATTTTCCGCACGAACCTCGTTAGTCAGTTCGATGATTTCATCCTTAATATTGGCATAATCATCATCGGAACCAGATGTGCCGGGATTAGAGGTGGAAGTTCCGGTGACGGTCACGGTGAGGGTGGCCTCAACGCCATTGGAGTCCTTAGCAGTAATAGTTGCAGTGCCGGGGCCAACAGCCTTAATTGTGCAACTAAAAGAGTTGCCGGAGTACTTTTCCACCGTTGCAACAGAAGTGTCAGAAGAAACGAACGTGAAAGTCAGGTCCTCGCGGGCACTATATGGGGTCGTAGAAACATCCGCAACCACAGACTTACCTACTTCCAGAGTGGAGTTCATCGCCGACAGTCGCAAGGTATAATCAGCCTCAGGCTCCTCAGGCTGCGTGGTCTCGCCGCCGGGGTTGTCAGACTGGGTGCTGTCATTAAACGCCTTGTCGTAGCGCATCAGCATAGTAGCCACCTGAGCCCGAGTAGCGTTGCCGGAAGGGGAGATGGTGTCGCTGCTGGTGCCGGAGACAATGCCATTCTCGACTGCCCAGGCCAGAGGCTGCAGAGCATAGGAGGAAACGTTGATGGTATCGATGAACTTATTCAGTTCAGCAGTATCGGCTGCGATATCCTCGCCTGCATTCTCGGCATAGCGATACAGCATAGCAGCGAACTGCTCACGGGTGATATTGTTGTTGGGATTGGTGCCATCACTGATGCCATTCTCAACGGCCCAGTCCAGGCCGGGCTGATACCATGCCTCGCCGCTGGAAGCATTGGTGTTGACATCATCCATCCGGGCCAGGACCACCCACAGCATAGCGCGGGTCATGGTGCCCTCAGGATTGAAGGTAGTCGCGCTGGTGCCTGCGAACAGGCCCTCATCGACCACATACTCGATGGCGTCGTGAGCCCAGTGAGACTCGGGAACATCAGTGAAGCGGTTATCGGCGCTCACGAGAGAGCCGAAACATACGGTGGCAGCCAGGGCCAAGGCCAGAGCCGAAGCCTGGAAACGCCGAGTGCTTGTGAACTTGTGCATCATATTACAAAACCTCTCTTTCAAAACCAAATTATAGGTTGATTGTAGCACGCAGTCTTTGAGAAAGCAACGTATCTCTTGACTACGATAATATTATACCATATGATAATGAATCAGTCAATATTGTTTTGGAGGTAAAAGCACTTAAGTTCTCTGGTGCTTAAGTGTTTGCCGACCGACTATCACATGGAGAACGGCAAGGATGAGTGCGCAACATCTGAGTCAGGCTGTAAAAAGAGGGACCTGGAGCAGTTTCCAGTCCCTGTTGGTATGCGTAAGCACTATCCTGTGTGATGCGGTGAATACTTCCTTGTCGTTGAAGCTATCTTACCACATAGAATGAATTGGCGCAAATTTCGCAGCGGGGGAATGGATGTATCAGTGCTTGTAGGGGAGAGAGTTAGTGGCCATTTATTCCTTCGGTATGGCAGGCCACCTGCAGTCACAACAAATATGTGATTAAGAACTTAAGCACCGAGGTGTTAAAGCACTGGCTCTGCAACTTGAAAAGTTCACAAACGCATGGTACAATACTTATATCACTAAGGAAGTATCAGTGTATTGGACATATTCTGGGCTGTCCCGAGAATTCCAGGGACAGCCGAAAGGCTTCCCTGTTTTTTTAGAAAAATTTAAAGCGGGGTTGTAGTATGTATTTCTCACCATTTATCATCAGAAACTCTGATGGCGAAAAAATCCGTGCAGCCATTTCTCCAATGAAAAAGAAGGATGCTGTGCAGACTATCCATGAGCCTGCCTGGCAGTCTAATTGGACAAATGAAGAATTAGCGGAGTTTGAAAAGTACTCACTTAAAACCGAAGACGGAGAGTTAGTAGCATTAGGAGCATATGAAATTCTCAAAGAAAGGGTCTGCGTTCATATTGTTTACATCGAGAGTCAGCCAGAAAGCAATCCGACAATGACGAAGATGAAAAAATATGACGGCATCGGACGCCTTCTGATTGCGTTTGGAATTAAACTCTCCATTGATAACGGTTGTGGCGGTGATGTCACATTCCAGGCTAAAACTCCAGAATTGGCAAAACACTATGTGAAAGACTTTGGAGCATTTCCAGTATCAACCTACGGTGGAGTTGCTCCCTGGTATGCACTTTCGAGAGAAGCGGAAAAGGAAATTTTCATGACTTACTTGGAAGAAGAGTAATGGAGGTGTGATAAAATGGCTAACAGCGATATGCAGTGGTACATTGATAGAGCAAAGGACACACGCGAAAACAAGTATTACGACATTTTCTTCAATGTTTGTCGTCGGTATCATGTCTCCTGGCGTGATGCATCGGCCAAGGAACGAGCGTTTGTCGAAGAAGTCGCTCGTGTAGAATTTGAGCGGAGTGAGGCTGTTGAGAAGGGGCTTCCCTTGAGTTCTGTTCGGCCTTTCTTTGGAACGGTTGCAGGATAGACTATTTAAGTGGCTCTGTTCAGATGAACAGGGCCACTTTGTGACTGCCATACTGATACAGCCCTGTACGAAACGCTACGTATCTGCCGGGAGCGCAAAATCCTCAAGCCGTTCCTGGACAGCAGGGAAAAGGAGGTTGTGGACATCATGACGACATTGTTCGACCAGGAGAAGGTCATGGAGATTGAGCTTTACAACCTCGCGCAGGAAAAGCTCAATGAAGGCCGTGCGGAAGGCCGTATGGAGGGTCGTGAGGAAGGGCAAGCTGCTGTCCTTCGTGAGTTGCTCAAGCAATTCAGCCTTTTGGACGCTTCCAAAATGACTGGGATTCCCCAGGAGGAAATCAAAAGGCTGACGCAACAGAACTAACTGCTATGAAGGCCCTCCGTTCATGCTGACGGAGGGCCTTTATTACAGGGAAGTATGAGGATGCAGACGAAGCAACTACGGATACAATCAAGCGGAATCAGCTCTACAAGGAGTTTGGCATCCAGAAGTGAAAGACTTCCCCATGGTTTCTATGGGGAGGTCTTTTTTGTTTTATGGCGGAGAAACTGCTCGGTGACACTTAGGTGCTTAAGCACTTTTGCGCTCAACTTCTTGCTGGAGTGCAAATTATCGGTTACACTATCGAAGGGTGACTTTAATGCTCAAAAACCAGACCTGCTGCTGCATTGGCCCTACGTTTGTTCAGGCAAATGCTCAGATGAACCTTAACATGTGGATGGATAGTACGATTACACGGCTATATCAGGATTACCATATCCGGTATTTCGGCATCGGTGGGAACCGGGGATTTGAATTGGCTGTGGCAAACACCATTCTTCTGAAAAGAGCTAGACTCCTGGACTGCAAGATTATTTTGGTAGCCCCTTGTCCTGAGTTTGCAGACCGCTGGCGGGATAAGGATAAGAGCTTATATGTGAAGGTGAAGGGAAGCGCAAACAAGGTCGTCAGCGTTTCGCCGTACTATATACCTGACTGTATGAGATTGCGGAACAAACACCTCATTGACAACTCCAGCGTATTGATTTGTATGGAAGATAAGCCTGGGACTGAAACAAGCCTGGCAATACAGTACGCAAGAGAGAGTGGCTTAGAGGTTTTCTGTTTCCGGGGTTCTCACAGCCCTAACTCGTTTTCTTGAGAAACACACGCCGGACTGGTCTGCTGAACGCTTCCCTCTGGACCAGTTCCGCTTCGACCTGAGGAACACCCTTGGCCAGAGCGGTGGCCCGATGATTGATTTCAAAGTGGATACCAACAGTCTTGCGCTTATCTTCTGTGCTCTTGATTGGCGTATAGGATACCATGATATCTGTGCAGGCATTGATTTCCTCGACGGCACCGGAGAGAACGGATTTCGAAAGGCTCTTGAAGTCCTTGTATCGGTCGACGCCCGTCTTGGTGTTCAAGAGATTCAACGACTTTCGCAGGCGTTCCAAGGTGAAGTCTACACTGCCAACGTAGGCGAAGGACCTCAGTAGATTGTAGAGCTTGATGGCATAGGACGAGCTCAGCGTGCTCACAAATCCAAACTGATACTGAGTGAAGTTCCTGGTCTGCTGCAGCAGATACTTGGACAGGTCCTCATTGAATTTGAAGAGCGCCTTGCCGTTTTCGATGTCCCGGTCAATTTGGATGCAGCCGAACCAGGGGAACACAGTGATGCGTTCCTTGTTGTAGATATAATAGGACTTCTGTGCCATATCCTCCAGGAGGTCAGTCAGGTATGCCTTTTTCCCTCCCTTATTGGAATCGTAGTTGATGATGGCCAGCAGAGTCTTATAGTCTACTTCGATAGGGAAGAAGAGCTCATCCTCACGCTCGATGCAGCTCATCAGGAAGTAAAGGATTTTAAGCTGGTTCATCTTCATGCTGTTAGAAGTCTCCACTATCAGCTCATTTCCCTGGACAACGACCGCCTGTTTTTTAGAAACCTGCTCCGTCATAGAAAAGCACCTCCCCCGGATAGGTAAATAATATTATACCATATAACATTAAATTATGCAATAAATATGAGAGGGGCAATTAAAGACTACCTGAAGCGGTCCAACACATGAGGTGTCGGACTGGCTAAAGCGAGGCTGGAGCGGCTACTTCTCCTGTCAGAGCGGGGCGGATAGAGGCGGTGCCCAAAAGCACTACAAGTATAAGAAAATTAGTTCTAATTTTATTATATTAGTTACTAATTTTATAAAAATCATTGGAAAGTGACAAGTTCTCCCATACAAATTGCGAGGTGGGAGCAACGCTCCCACCAGGCTGACTAACAAAGTGTAATTTTCTTCCAGCTGGAGCTTCGGACAAAAATTTTAAAGTCAATCTAAAATAAAAATTTTCTTCAGTTAAGACTATTTTTCTAATAGAACTAGAAGTTCTAATATTAGTAAGATACTTTTAGATATTTAAGGCTCCCGAAACCCGTTGGGGCGCAACGGGTCTAGCGAGATTGGGGGTAAGTTTTTGTCGGGTTGGGGGGTAGTTTTTGTCGGAAAAGGGGGCAAGTTTTTGTCGGAGTTCGGGGGTAATTTTTGTCGGTAGACCCGTTTTTCTGGCCCCGGATGAGGCCAACTTTTCGGTTGATAGATTCACCAGTATGTGGCATAACCAATTTTGGTTTCGAAGGAAGCATTTTTTTACTGAACATGATACTGCCTACTTCTAATTAACACTATTTGATACAGATTAACACAGATTAACGCTACTTGAGAAATAGAGGGGTAATTTTTGTCGGGGCATAGTGGAACCCCTGAAATTAAGGCAAAAATAGAGGGGGACTTTTTGTCGTACCGAAGAATCTTTCGTTTTAAACTAATATCCAGCCCATTTGCGTGCGGGCAAAATCCATGCTACAATGTTAGTGTTGTAACTGAGGAAGTATCTATCACCTAAGACATCATAGAGGTTTTCGTACGAGCAGGCATCAGGCTGATTTGGCCGGGCCTGCTTTTTTGCTGTCATCTTATTGAGGAGGAAAAGACCATGAAAGTTAAGTTCAAGAAGGAGTATCCCGACGCCATCATCCCGGACAAGGATACATCGCAGTCCGCCTGTGTAAACCTATATGCCTACATCATCGACCCAAAGCACCGGGGCGAGGGCATTACCATCAACCCCCATAAGTGCTACCAGTTCGGCAGCGGAATCAGCGTGGAAATTCCCGAAGGATATGTAGGGCTTCTGCTGGCTAAAGGGAACTACGGCATTATGAGACAACTCTCTCCCGCAAACAGTGCCGGAGTCATCGACCCAGACTATCGCGGCGAGGTCATGATTGGCCTTGAAAACGGTGGGAATACAAAACAGGTGGTTCGCCATGGAGACAAGGTGGCCCAGCTTTGCATCGTGCCTGCCCTTCAGTTTGATATGGAAGAGGCGGAAACGCTGTCTGAAACAGAGCGTGGCCGCCGGAACTATCGGTATCGCTTTTAACACGTTTGTCCTGAAAAGCCCCCTCATGCGAGGGGGCTTTTTCTTATAAACTTGCGTAATATAATGTTATGTGGTATAATATTGCAACAGAGAGCGAGGTGAATTTAACTTGAAACTCATCATTGCAGAGAAACCGATGCTTGTCGCTGCAATCGCTGAAGCAATTCCTGGCCAGAAAACACTACTGGCTGGGTCTACATATATGACCAAGGGCGAATACACCCTGATTTCTGTGTTTGGCCACCTGCTTACCTTGAAGGAGCCGGAGGACTATGATGAGAAATATGCTGACCGGAAGGACATCAGCCTCCTGCCCATCTACTTTGATGATTGGCAAATGAAGGTGAAGCCGCCGGATGAGAAGCATAAGGATTCTCCACCCGAGCAGCGGCTCAATGAGATTGGACGGCTTCTGAAACAGTGTGAATATGTCATTCATGCTGGAGACCCGGACGAAGAAGGCCAGCTCCTCATTGATGAGGTCCTGCGATGGTTCCACTACACAGGGAAGACCTACCGGCTGGATACACTGGATACGACGCCGGATGCTATGCGGTACGCCATGGCCCATCTGCATGATAATAAAAGCTATGAGACCGCAGGTTGGTCTGCCTATGCCAGAAGCGTGGCAGACGCCATGGTCGGGTACAACCTGTCCAGATACTTCTCCATCCTGAACGAACCGGCGTTCCTGCCTGTTGGGCGGGTCCAAACAGCCACCATGGGTCTGGTCTGCCAGCGAGACTTACTGATAGAGGGCCACCATAAAGTGACTTACTATGAGGTCGCCGCAGACCTGAATGTAGATGGGGCGGCTCTGACGGCCATGTATGTTCCATCGAAGGACGACCCTAACCTGGATGACGCCCGGATATTGAACAAAGCATATGCGGTATCCAAGGCCGAGATGCTGAAAGATGAGACCCTGGAAGGCGTGAAGGTAACGCGGAAGACGGTGGATGAGCCGCCCCCGCTTCCATTCAACCTGTCCAAGCTGACATCATATTGCGGCTCCAAGTTCGGTTATTCCCCAATGGACGTTATGAATATCACCCAGTCTCTGCGTGATAACTATAAAGCCATCTCCTATAACCGGACAGACTGCCAGTACCTGACCTCCAGGCAGTATGAACAGTCCGGCGTCACGATGGATGCTGTCATTCAGAACATCGGATTCAGGCCGAAACTGCTGGATATGTCCATCAAGTCCAGATGCTTCAATGACAAGTACACCACGGAATCCGATGGTGCTCACACTGCTATCATCCCGCAGGCAATCCATGTCGATATAAATGCGATGACAGAGCGGGAGCGGAATGTTTATCTCGCTATCTGTAAGTACTACATGGCGCAGTTCCTGCCTCCGGCCAAGAAGGAGAAATCTCGCCTTGCCGCGCCTCTGAACGACGGCGGGTCTCTGGTAGCCACCGCGACAAAAACCGTGGAGCCAGGCTATCTGACCATCTTCAAAAAGGACGCTGATATTGAGCCAGATGACATCAGCCCTCTTTGCAATTTGAAGACAGGAGAATACAGTGCCGATGTGACAGATGCCCATGTGCTTGAAAAGGAGACCAAGCCGCCAGCACGGTATACTCAGTCCACACTTGCCGCAGACATGACCTGTATAGCCAAGTACGTGGATGACCCGACCGCAAAAGCCCTGCTGCGGGAAAAGGACAAGGAGAAGCCGGACGAGAATGGCTCCATCGGTACACCGGCGACGCGGGCCAACATCATCGTAGGTCTTATCAAACACGGATACTTGACGGACGACGGCAAGCACGTCATCTCGACCAAGAAGGCCCGGGAGTTTTACCGCATCTTACCGGATGAGGTAAAGAAAGCGGATATGACAGCCTACTGGTGGGTCCTGCAGGAAGATATCCGCACCGGCACACGAGATTACCATGTGCTGACGGACAGTGTGTTGGAGACCGTCACGCGCATCGTGCATACCGATTACCCGAGGCTCTCTGAGGACCTCTTAAAGGAACTAGCCGCAGGAGATTCAGCAAACCGTCCCAGCCTGGGCAAATGCCCTCGATGCGGCAGTCCCGTCATTGAAGGAAAGAAGGGGTACGGGTGCTCAGGCTGGAAGAATGGGTGCAAATTTGTGATTTGGAAGAAATCAAAGCACCCCATGCTTCAGAACTGTTCCGTCAGCGCCAGCAACGTGAAGACATGGCTGTCCGCCCCCTGGAAGGAAGAAGTTTCCGATGGCCAGAATACCGGCAGACTGGTATCCGGTAAGACCGTCCACTTCAAAAAGCTCCTGTCCCAGAAAAAAGAGAAGACCTTTGAGGGCGATGTATTCCTGGTCGATGACCCTTCCAGTGAGTATGGCCCCGGATTTAAGCTGGCTATCGGCGATAATAGGGTCGTATTGGGGAAGTGTCCCAGATGCGGCGGAGATGTCGCAGAGTTTTCTTTGGGCTTTTCCTGCAGCAACCATAAATCCGGCTGCGGCTTTGTGATTTGGAAAAAGTCAAAGCTGAAAACGCTCAGCAAGATTACATTCACGGCAAGCGATGTAAAAGCGTTCCTCGCGGGAAAGACCGTGAAAAAGTCCAATCTCGTCAAACGAGACGGGAGTACATATGCCGCCTCACTGCGGATGAAGGATGACCCAACCAGCCAGTACGGACCGGACTTCGAGCCAGTCTTCGGAAAGTGAGGCGGGTTATGACCTATCGAACACACATCCTTGGTGGAGTTGCAATCGGGGCGGTTGTCACGACTGCCGCAGGGCAGGAGTACTTTGGCTTGACCCCGCTCTCCACACCGGCTATCTTTGGTACATTCATAGCAGCTATGTTTGGAAGCGTTTTCCCAGACATTGACCAACCTAAGAGCAAAATGGGACAGCAGATTCCCATTTTATCCAAACTGATGCGGGGCACGTTCGGGCATCGTGGCTTCTGCCACAGCCTGCTGTTCCTACTGATTCTGCACTTCCTAGTCGTCCGCTTCCTTCCATCTATGGCCTTTTACAGCCTTGTTTTTTGCTTGGGAGCCGCGACGCATCTATTCTTTGATATGTTCAATAGTCCTGGAGTCCCTCTTTTCTGGCCAGTGAAAATTCGGGTACGGATAGCAAAAATCAGAACCGAGTCGCAATTCAACTCTAAAGCGGCCAATCTCCCTGAAAAAATGTTCCGTGGAGTTGTCTGCGTACTTGATGTTTTACTTGCTGTCAATATGGCTGTGGTACTGAACGGCGGTTTCCCGGCCATATGAAGAAACACAAATAACCCCACCGTGAAAGGAGGTAGGGGCATAGATTTTTCCAATACGATGCCCGAAGCCTATGACATATGAAGATAAACTGACTGTTTGTAGAATGCGACTGAACGGCTCCAATATTTCATCTATCGCCGAAGAGCTCGGATGCTCTTATCAGACCATCTGCAACTTTTTGAAAAAGCTCCCGAGGGTGGACCGGCAGATTCGGTCCCATCCGAACCGGAGCAATAAGAAACTGATGGCTGTCTGCGCGGATTATCTGGCGGGTGCGTCCATCGGAAGCCTGGCGAAGACCTACCGCATGTCAGAGCCGGAAGTCCTGGAGATTTTCTCCTATATTGCGGAAAAGAAGCCTATCGCCATTCGCAACTCCCAATATCCAGCGCTGACTGACTGGATGAATCTGAATGGCTACACAGTTCAGTCCTTTGCAGTCTTATTGGATATCCCCGCCAGTAAGTTGAGCCGTATTATCAACGGTCGGACCCACCTTCGGTATGAAACTGCTATGCAAATCAAGGATATTACCGGATTGCCGTTGCGGAAGATATATAATCATGTGCTGAATCCCAAGCAAGAAGGGAAGGAGGCTCCGCAAGTGTCACTGGAGCCTCCCAAAAAGCAGCAGAAGGAGGCTGTCGTATGAACGGAGAGCGGGCAAATCTCATCATAAAACTGATATTGGGCATTGCGGCTATTGCCGTGTGCTGTCTATTCATTATCTTCGTGATGCGGGCGTGTTCTGCTGGTGATGATGACCCGGATGCGAGCAATACGCCATCCATCAGCGATGATGGAGAAAACAGCAACTCATCCAGCAACGGGAGCGGTACGGAATTGCCTGATGATACTCTTTCTGACTACGCGGACTACGAAGACAACTCCGCCTATGAGTCCCTCGGGAACTATATGAACGACCGCATCCTTACCTATGACTACGGCTCCGGCACTATATCCATCGGCGTTGACCTTGGTGTTCAGGAGTACATCTATCTCAATCCGGTTTGTTCTGAGGCTTCCGCCGAGGCGGGTAGACATGTAGGCTTTTTCATTTCAGCCAGCAGCCCCAGGCTGGATATCAGCTATGTTGAGGGTGCTGCGGCGACAGATGAGCTGAACGCCCAGGAGGCTAATCTGGTCATGCTCGGTCAGACCTATGACACGGCAGCCCCTGCCGGGTACATGTCCGCTGAGAATTTTGGCGTCCGGTGGGAGCGGGACACAATGGAAATCAATGAAGATGATGGCGGCACAACACTTTATATCCGGGCAGTCAATCTCAGCAGCGGTGAGCTGATTGCCATGTGCAAAGCCACCATTGTTTACGACGAAGCCACAGACACTCATCACCTGGATACCCTGACATCTTCGGATGTAGTCGACACAGGAGAGATGACCAAAGAGGAAAAGTCCTCCCTTGTTCAGGATGCCATTACCTTCATGCAGGGGACGGGGAATTTCACTCCGCCCAGTGAGGCTGACTGGACGAATGCTGCGGCTACGGCCAAGGTGGAGCACGTGCCGGAGCCCTATTTCACACAGTTCTCTGATACAGAAGGTCAGCCGGTTCGCTCTTTTGACTTTCCATATAACCGTTGTGAAATCTGGGCGGTAAACCTGCAGTTCCCAAGCGGCTTTATCACTGTGTATTTTGCCCCGTATCTCCAGACACTGGGAATGGAATCTATGACGGCTCCTGGAGAGACTGACATTGACCTGCGCCCCATTGGATACGCTTGCCTGAATCCATTCACAGAGGACACTATCCTCTGGTAAAAAACATTTTGGGAGGACAGATTATGCCTACGATTATTGAAAATACGCAACAGGTCAACGCCCTCAATGAGATTGAGGCGGCGCTGGCAATCATCAAGTCCATCAACACCATTATTTCTGCCGGTGATGGCGCATTGGCCATCGTATACAAGCCGGAGAAGGGCCGTAAGGTTCAGGTGGACGTGCCGGATGCTTCCCGCGCCAAAGCAATCGGGATTCTGAGCACCACAAAGGACCGGCTGGTCAAAGACGTTAAGTCCAAGGCGGCTAAATTCCATATTGGCCTTGACGAAGCAGACCTGGCCTGTATGGGAGATATCCAGCCGAGCGAGCCGTCAGATGAGGGTGAGCCTCAGAACAGCCAAAGTGACACGACAGAAGAGCAGGTTGGGAATGCACCTCCTTCTGAAGCGGGCCCTATTGAAGAGGACATGGGCGACGAAGAATCCTTGATTTAACAGGTCAGCTTACGAAGTCGCTTCTGGGCACAACGAAGGATAGAAAAGCAGGCGGTTAAAAAGAACCGTCTGCTTTTTTGACGCCCGAAAAAATTAAGGGCTGGGCACTTGAATGTGCCCAGCCTTTTTGAATTTAAAGCTGATAGTACGCCAGGAGTTGGCCCGGGTTCCTCTGGTGATAATAGACCAGATAGGGACAGCCCGGGAAGAACTCTCCCTTCTTGTCCCGCACCAGGAATCGGTAGTAGGTGGGAACCTCGTCGGATGTACAGAAGGAGACATAGTAGTCAGAGGATATCCTGGCAGTCTTCTGCACATTGTAGCAGAGCAGAGATAACTCTACGATTTTCCCGTCCCGGAAATCTAGTCGGGATGAAATCCCTGTGTAGATGAAGAAAGCGGAAAACGCGAGAAGAATCAAGAACTGCGGGGACATGAGGGAGATGGACATAACCACTCCAAGTAGCGCAGAGACAATAGCGGCAAGATACAACTTGATTTCCCGGTCTGCCAGAGCCGTGGGGAGTTCGATTGCAAGGAGTTTGCGCTCGTCTTCTTTCTCTTGCTCGTGAACGGCAGACTTTACTTCATCGGAAATGGGGTCATCGGGCCCATCGTCTGCGACCTGATATGTCTTTTTAGACGAGGCAGGCTCATGTGGAGGAGTTTCTGCAGCCTGCTTTCCAGCAGCCGCAGAAGTATCTTCCTGGTCTAAACCCGGAAAGTGGATGATTTTCGGCTCTTTATCGACCATAGCAATTATTCCTCCTGCTGTTCCTGCTGAGCCTGCGCCTGCTGTTGGGCCTCCGCCTGGGCCTGCTGGACGGCCTCCGCATTGAGAGCGATGGCCTGGTTGATAGTCTCATCCAGCGCTCGGGCTTGAGACGAAAACTCGCGTTTGGCATCGGTGGTGACATCGATATCATTCGCATCATGAAGTGCATAGGAAATCGTGATGTCATTGGAATTGAAGTCACCAATTTCCGTTGCAAGGGTTGAGTCGATTTTAACCCGGATATAGGCGGGTGTCAACTTCTGTTCCAGGTCGGTATCCTCCAGGAGTGCGTCTCTGATATAATCCAAGCGCTCACCTGCCGGGATAGCCAGATAGGACGAATACTGTGGATAGATGCTTTGAAGGTCCGCATTCCAGATGTCACAGATGATGATAGAGGTGAAAGGATATTTCTTTTCACTTGTGACGGTCATAATCGTTCCGTCCTCCTGCTGCGTAGTCTGGCTGGTGGTCTTCTTTGTCACATTGATATCGGCCTTAGCCCCAAAATTGAGCAGGGAAGAGGCGGCTGTCGTCTCATCGAGGGGAAGCGTCACATAAGTCATCCCAGCCTGTTCATTGACCCAGGGATTAGAAGCAGGTGTGTATGTTGCACTCTCATCACCGGAGGCGATGTACCCGCCCTTCGGGATATACTTGTTGACGACCATGCCAATGAGGTTGTTGACCGTTTCCCACTGGTACAGGATACGTCCGTTGGCCCGCAGCAGCTCATAATCTGCGGCGCTGATTTCTGCGGCCTGCACATTGTCCTCGGTAATCGTATCCCCGGGAATCATGATGTCCTTTACCTGAATGACCTGGATATTGCTGAGTGTCGGGTCAGGCTCACTTGTCTGCGGGTTTTCTCCCTCGGTGCCTTGCTGGCTTCCAGACGGTGGTGTGACTTCTGTACTGCTTGCTGGCGGTACATCCGGTGGTGCAAAGACGCGGTTTACAGCGGGTGTAATGACGAAGACCATCAACAAAAGGAGAATGATTCCGATAACCACCACATGCATCCATGTCAGCGGCACTCTTTTTGATATGGGGGTGTGGAGTTTCTCCATGATAGGGCTTTCGGCACCGTCTCCCTTTTTCTTGAGAAAAGAAAAAAGCCCCTTCGCCTTATCAGCGAGGGAAGTTGGAGCATCGCCGCCGTCGCTGCTGTCATCCACTGACTCCTCCTCGCTGGGACCCTCATCTTCAGGTTCTTCCTCGTCAGGAGGCGGGGGTGGAGGGGGAGGCGTGTTGATGATTGCAAGGCGTCCATTCCATTCGCCATTGGTATCTAAGTAATAGAAGCGTCTGGTTTTTTCGTCATATAGGCCGGTCTGCTGCAGATTTCCAATTAGAAATGTACGTTTTGGCAGGCTTTTGATTTTCTCAACATCTTCTTGCGTGAGCTTTATCGTTGTGGCATTTTCTTGCCCAGTATCGGGAGCAGCCATCTGTATCACTCCTTTCTGTCCTTATACAATAATATACCATGTAATATTAAAATAGTCAATTTTGAGAGAGCTGGACTTTACTTTATAAGGGAGATTTCACAGTAAAATGAATTTCAATAAGCCTTGATTATTGACTGATTCATTATTATGTGGTATAATCCACTCATGTCAATATAATGAAATTCGATAATCTTTACAACTCCGCATCATCCAATATTGCACCATCTGACAAAAATTTATATTTACAATTAGGCAAAATATCAGAAGGGGGCGGAATCAGACGTGGCTAGAAAAGCAATTCCAACTGAGGACAAGACTGAGATGCCAAGGAAGAAAACAACGGCCAGAGCAACGAAGCGAAAAGCAGCAAGTTCTTATGGAGAAAAGGCTTCGGTCCGGCGAGACTTGGAAACTGAAAAATTTCCTGCTGACTATGAAGATGCTCTTTATGCCTATGTGAACGCCTATCTGGATTCAATAAAAGACGATACAGCACGGTATACGGAGAAAGTTAACGCATTCGCTGAATACCAGGAGAAACGCAGCACAGTTCCGGTCGGCGGCGGACATGCGAAGACAAGAACTTTGAAAGTGGACTTTAGCGATGACGGTCTAGTCCCTCTCATGGAAATTGCCGACCTCAATTACTGTGATTTGTTCGACACTGTATTCGCCTCGTTGATAAAAGAGAAAAGAGAGTCTTCCGGGTATAGCGTAGTCCAGTCCCGTCAAATGACACCGGACAAGGAAGAACTCCAGCATATTTGCGATTTCCTTGCTGACGAGGAATTCAAACAGCTTCAAGGACTGGCCCTTGAAATGTCGCCTTCCTTCTGGAATACACCTCAAGCTCGGAAATGGACTCCAACAGAGAGGGCCTGGACAATCGCAGAACGAAAACTCCCTGCTCGTACTAGGGGTCCTATGCTTCCAATCGAATTGAAGACTCCCGGTCTTGAAAAGGCGCTGCGTGACAACCATCATGGAACAAGAATTCCTATTGAGGATATCCCAGCTATTGCGGAATACTTTCATGTATCCTTCCATTGGCTTGTTATGGGCTCTGATAAAATAGCGGCCACAGCCAAAAAGCCAAGAACAGAAAGTGTATTAACGGCTTACTGCTTCATGTCAGAGGCAGCGAAAAAAGACTTTTTGGAAACGGCAAGGTTTATCGCCGAAAAATCCATCTCAGGGAAGGAGGTGTGAGGAATGGAGACTGAAAAGACTCCCCAGTTTACCATAATTGTAGCCGATAAGCCAGAAGAGGAAGCACTGGCCAGTATTGATTCTTCAAGTTCAAGCAAAGCAGCGAAAAAACAGGCTGAAGCAAAACATGCGGCAGAGGTCCAGGAAAGGATTAAATCTATCAAGACTGGACAGGAAAAAGTGTATCCAGTCGATGTTCAGTCTCTATATGAGGTGTCCAATCCAACTCTTCGAACAAAACTCATCGCTGCGGTCCTCGATGCCTGTAGAGGCGAAATTATGCAGCGAACAGATGCTGTTATCAAAGAAAAATATGGCCGTTCCCGGTATGCAATAGCGGAAGACTGTGGCATGGACCAAACGGCGCTTGCCCGTACTTTAAATCGCAGATTTTATCTGCCAATGGATTCTTGTGAGAAATTCTGCTACAAGTACCTGAATAAAAGCATTCATGAACTCTTCTTTGGAGTTTCAAAAGCAACGCCTCTCCCACGGCACTTAAATTTCCTCGGCCAGGAGTTGGACAGGCTGAGTGACGCAGGCAGCGACGGCGCGTATGAACTGTGTTCCTTGTATATCCTCTGTAAAGAAATATTTGACAGAGATGAAAATAAATTCCAGAATTCCTTGGATACTCCTGTTGTGGAGGGCGCAGCCTTTGCCATCTGTAGAGAGCGTCTCTACGAAATGGCAGATGGAGTATTCAGCATCCCGGAAGAAGGCGCTGGGCGTGTCCTATCGTCCAATGTCCGCGCCTGGATACGGAAAATACAGTACAGTGAGGAAGCAAATGGTACGACGTTTGCTATCATGCACTTGGCAATAGAGTATCAAACGACTATGGATTATTTGTTGGTCAGGAACTATACTCAGGTGGGCGATATCTGCTACCGTTGCGAAGACGGCAGCGAAGTCATCATCAGAGACCGCTATGCGAGGGACATCTTTAGTATGATTTTACAGATGTCCGAAAAAGCCAGAACTGAATTTATCCGTCAGGCGTGGTATCGCCTGCTGTTTAAATAGATGACATCCCTTTCTCCCTGCTCTGATTAAATGCAGAGCAGGGATTTTCTATGCGTTCCTCTGCAGTACTTTGACACTTCGATTCCTAGATGCTTAAGCGCTTAGGTACTTCCAACTCGCTCTTATGGAGTTCTACTTATCAGCCGACTTGAATTTGACACACTGCGTCTCTAAATGGTAGGATATTATCATCAGATGAGGAAGTATATCAACCTAATTACACATTTTCATCGGTATTACAAGGCAGTTGTTCTGGATTCCCAGAGCGGCTGCCTTTTTATATATACACAAACTTTTAAAGATGCCCGTAAGGACATAAGACCCTGTACGAATCCAGGGCAGGCGGGCGAAAGGAGTAAGTATTATGTACGACTATGACTATTTCACAAAGCGGATGGGTTATGTCATTGATGACGTACCCCTCGGCTCCAGAGAAGCAGCTTATGACTATCTGGTCACGAAATGCGGAATGGATGACACGGAAGCGGAGTCCTTCCTGCATCGCATCCGCAGTGAGTACTTGGCAAGGGTCCGGGCTGCGAAAAAGGCGTTGAAGGAGGTGCGTGGATAATGGCGACCCATGCCTTGAATGTTCAGGCTGCGAGTTGGAATTCCGACCTTTTCCCGGCGGAAATCTCTACGTGGAGTTCGACTCTGAATGACCCAAACTCGCTGTCTCCTCTTAGAATGAGTCCAAACGGCACAGTAACAGGCGCACAACGCACTATTCTGAGTGTCGACGCAGCACGGGCCATCATCGCTTACATCAAAAGAGGCGACGCTGATATGGCCCTTGTGGACACGGGGAACGGCATGACCTACTCGGCGGAAAAGACCCTGCCGGATGGGACAACACTCGTTGCAACAGTGAATCGGCCGTCATTCCAAAGCAACACTTTAAATCTCAGGGCCTCTATCGTAACGGCAGCGGGTGCGTATACCCCAATCCCGCCTCTTTCCAGGAACTCTACTGTCGATTTATCCCCCGTCTTTCTATGCCTGCTGGCTCACGCAATCGAGTCCTATCAAACTGTTTCAGAAGATATCGATTTGCTTGCAGCACACTATGCAACGACAGGAAAGTTTGACGGTGCGGCTGTCAACTTCCGCAGAATTGCGGATTCGCTGGTATTCATTCTAAATGAAAAACTCTTTGACGTCGCAGTCCCCGGGAGCAATATCGATATGCTGGCACAGCAGTCCGTAACGATGGGCAGTTTGAACGGAGTCACTATTTGTGGGACTCCTAACATTCTGGCTGGAATCAATGGAGTGAAACGGGCAACTGCAAGAACAATGACCTTTGCAGAGGCGAAGGCAAAATTCAAGTCTTTTGCTCAGAAGCATGAGTGGAGCGATGAAGAACGGGCACTTATCCCGGTGTTTCCCGAGGACTACAAGGTTCCTCAGGAAGCAATCAAAATCGCGGACCTCTATGTGGCTACGCGAAACAGCCGCAGGCCCATGAACAACTTCATGTGGCGTGGCGTTACCTCCTATGGTAAATCCAGCGGTGTGGAGCTGATGGCGGCATTCCTTGAAATCCCGCTCCTGCGGATGACCTGTTCGACCTCGATGGAGACCCAGGACTTCCTGTCAAACTTTGTCCCGGACAATGGCCCTCAAGGAAGCATGGCAGGGGAGCTGCCGTCCTTCACGGAGATTTCCGCAGACCCGGCTACCGCATACCAGATGCTGACCGGCATTGAGGATGATAATGCGACCTGCGATATGTGCCTGAAGGCATATGCAGAAGCCGCTGTCGCCCGGGCTGGGAATGGGTCTGCCCGATTCAAGCATGTAGAGAGCAATTTCGTGAAGGCTCTGACCCGTGGCTATATCGTGGAAATCCAGGAAATCAGCCGAATCAAAGACGCCGGTGTGCTGGTCGGACTCAATGAGTATGACCGGCCAGGCGCGATTATCCCCCTGGTGGACGGCTCCTTTAAGCGCCGCCACCCGGATGCGATGGTCGTGTACACCGATAACGTCGGCTATGCATCCTGCCGGGCTATTGACCCGTCAGTCCTGCGCCGGATGTCCATTATCATCGACTCCTACAACATGCCGCGAGAGGACGTTATTGCCCGCGTGCTCTACAATACGGATTTCCCTGACAGCTCGATGCTTGACCAAATGTACGACGTCTGGTCCGCAATCCAGGAATACTGCCAGGAGCACGACATCTCTGATGGTACTGTCTCGGTGACAGAACTGGAGATGTGGGCGCTCGCCGTGAAAGTGGATAACATGAGCAACATCAAGGATTACTGCCGTGACTGCGTTGTTGCAAAAGCGACCTCAGACCGGCAGGAGCAGGAAGCAATTATGGCGGATGTTGTGGATATCCGTCTGAGTTAAGTTACAAGCGGAGCCTGAAGTTTCAGGCTCCGCTTTCTGAAAGGAGTGCAATATGCCAAAAAGAGATATTGCGGCTCGGCTACGTCAGATGACGGCCGAGCAGTGTGCCACCCTGGACCCGCAGGAGATATTTACCTCTCCCGAGTTTGCAGAACACCTGCAGGGCCTGGTGAATGAGACCATGAAGATTGGAGGCAAGGCGACTAGCAAAATCTCCGTCAATGTGGTTACTACGCCAAACTCTCCACCTGGTTGGACAGACGGCAACGACATCTATGTCAATACCATCAATTCTGTATCCAGCCACTACACCTTGCCTTTGGAACAGTTTATCACACTTCGTGGCATCTGTTTCCATGAGTGCAGTCATGTACTCTACTTGGACTTCAACGAGGAGAAAAAGGCGCTGAAGTCTATTGGAGATGGCAAATTGTATGGCGAACTTCCTGTCCCACAGACTGCGGAAGATGATTTGATGATGCACGAAATGGAGGATGCCTTGGCTGACCCTCTGTACCGTCCTATCTTCCAGCAGGTCTTTTCTGACGTCACTAATACGATAGACGACCCCCATGATGAGGGGAAAATCATCCGTCGGTTTGGCGGCATCGTGGAACAGGGCATTGTCTTGGCCCGCGAGTCCCTGCTTCGTTCCTTCGATTATGCGGAGAACATCGTCGCAGGAAAGGGCTCAGACCTGGAAAAAATATATAGCCTTATGCTGGAGTACGCCCGGTTTGAAACCATCATGATGCGGGACCAGGACGCCTGCTTGAAAACTCAGCCGCTGGTCCAGTGCGTTGTCTCCCTGGCCAAGCCGATTGCCACCGCCCGTTGGACGGATGACATGAAGGTGCGGTTCGCGCAAATCAATGAGATTATGCTGAAGCTCTGGCCCTATATTAAGGCTGAGTTGGAAAAGCAGAAACAGCAAAAGAAACAGGAGAAGCAAAATCAACAGGGGGACGATGATTCTAAGAATCCGCAGGGCAATCAGTCTGGAGGCAATTCCACGCAGGAAGCGGTACAGAATATTTTGGACCAACTCCAGAAGGTATCCCAAAATCAGAACATCTCTGCTCACCCGAACCGGCGCACTTCCTCTTCGGAGGCTGTCAAGAATCGGCAGGCCGCTCGGGCGGGGAATCAACCAGCCAGTGGGGAGAAGGCCATCCCAGTCAATCAGGACAGCGCAATGAAGTCGGCGCAGGCCGCCTTAGACGCTGTTGCGAAGAAAGTCGCAGCACGGATTGCTGCGGCAGCCATGGAGCGGGACTTGACGTCAAACCTGATGATGGAGATAGACCAGACCGCTATCGGTTCCAATCACAGCGGCAGAATATGTGCAAAGCGTGATTTAGAGGTAGATGCCAGTGACATCAAGTTGTATGAGAAGCAGATGGAAGATGTAAAGGCATACTCCAAGAGGCTCCAGAGACGGATGTCTGATGCTCTGCGTGACCTGCAGGAAGGTGGGGTGGCCCATCACAAGCAGTTTGGCAACCGTATCGAGGCCCAATATGCCTACCGCCCGGACCAGAAGTTCTATGCGAACAAAAAACTGCCGCAGGACTGGCCTTCTATGGCCATCTCCATCCTGGTAGACCTCTCCACCTCCATGCGAGGGGAGCGGTTGGACTCTGCAATGAAGGCAACGATGCTGCTCTATGACTTCGCCACCGGCTTAGGTATTCCTGTATTTGTAGCTGGACACAATGCCGTGTTTGGTCAGGTCAACTATCAAATCATGGCGGACTTTGAGAAGGTGAGTGAGAACGATAAGTACCGGCTTGCGCACATGTACCTGAGCGGGTGCAATCGGGACGGAGCGGCCATTGAGGTCTCTTCGGCGCTATTGGCTAAACGGAGCGAAGATGTCAAACTCCTGTTCATTATCTCGGACGGGCAGCCTAACGATGGAAACTATAAGGGAGAAACCGCCAAGAAGGATATTCAGGACATCCTGACCAAGTACCGCCGCAAGGGTATTACGACCTTTGCCACGGCTATCGGGTCAGACAAGGATAAAATCAAAGCAATCTATGGAGACGGGTATCTGGACATCACAGATTTGGCTCAATTTCCCAAGCAACTGACCAACATGGTCGTGAAGCGCATCATGCGCTATTGAGCATGTAAAGAGGCCCGTGCCGCTATGCGGTGCGGGCCTCCTCATTTAGGCACTTAGGTGATTAGGTTCTTAGACACTTAAGCACCCTGTGAAAGGGGAGTGACCAGCAGACGAATGCCTACCGCCTCGCAAAATTGACCAATAAATTTTAACGTGGTACAATAATCCTATCAAATAAGGAAGTATCTCATTCACAAAACATCTAAATCATCGAAGATTCAAGACAGCTTTCCTAATTACATGGAGGGCTGTCTTTTTATATATATGCCACATCTCAAAAAGGAGGAATTTGAATGGTCAACACCATCATTGCCAAGACGAACGGCAAGGATAAAGTCATCGACTTTCGAGACTGCCTGAACTTGGCAAACAAGGATGACTATGCAATGATGCATGGCATCGGAGGGAAAGAGCACGCCCGGACATCAGTCATCAAGCTGACTATCTGCGACTACACAGCAGGAAAGGGGGAACTGTCCAAAACGGTCTCCGCCAATATCTCACCTGCCACATGCGAGAAATTGTTTGAGGTCTGCAAGCGAAACATTGGGACGCTCGTTGTCGATGACAATTTGGCCCCCTTGGTTGAGCAAAGGTCTCATAACAAAAAGCAGAATAAGATTGCGGATATGCAGTTTGAAGTGCTTCAGCACGTTCTGAAATTCACCAAGGCAATCTATAAGGCGGCGAATCAGAAGCAGATGCCAGGCGTGGAGGTCATTGCAAACTCGCTGATTTCCATGCTCTCGCAGGCAAAAGACCATGTTTTGGCTCAGGAGGAAGACCCGCCCAGACCGGCCGCGTTTGAAATTCCGTGTCACTGTGACATCAACTATGTTCAGGACCGGGTTCATGCCAGCAAAGCCGGAGCGGATGGGTATGCCCCAGTCCAGCGGCTCACGATTGCCCATCATACCTACCGGCAGGACGGCAAACAGAGCATGTATCCCTGGATGGTCAAGGTGGTAAACGGGAATGCCTTTGTGAAGGTCAGTGACATTGGGGCCACGACCTTCGACCCCAAGACCCTCCGTGATACGACTGAGGCATTCATCATGATTTCAGACGACGATATGTTTCGCTGCATGAACAGCGTATTGCATTATATCGACGCCTGGGAAAAGTTGGCCTGTATCCCGCTTATCAAGGAGGGCTTGAAGAAGCGGCAGGCGGAGTATGAAGCGTATAAGCAGAGTCAGCAGGAAGGAGTGTAAAAACTAATGGAACTGGATGAAGTCAAGAAACTGAATATTTTTGAGCGGGTGGCCCTCATTACAGCCGAAATAGGCTCTGTGACAAAAGACCTCAAGGTCGGTGAGGGGGAGAAGTCCTACCAGGCGACCAGTGAGGGAAGTGTTCTGTCGGCGGTGAAGCCGTTGGAAGAGAAGTACCGTGTCTTTTCCTATGCAGTGACCCGCGAGAAGGAGACGCAAATCATTGAGAAGGAGTATACCTGGAACGGCCAGCAGCGGAAAATCCGCCTGGTCAAGGTCGACATCACGGCCACTTATCGGTTTGTGAATATCGATAACCCGGAGGAATACATCGAGACCATTTCCTATGGCACTGGCCTGGATACCGGCGATAAGGCGGCCGGGAAGGCGATGACCTATGCGGATAAGTACGCCCTGATGAAGATGTACAAAATTTCGACCGGCATCGCAAATGACCCGGATTCCTACGGTTCGCCTGATGACGGATACATTTTCGGTCAGTTTGCGGATTACCCGAGTGAGGATAACCCGCTGGACTATTCGCCGAGAGAAGAACCGAAAGCAGAGCCGAATGCTCAAAACGCCAATCCTGAAGGGGGCCGCATGAGCCTTGATGAGGCCAAAGCCGTCATCCTCCCGATTGGCGAACATAAGGGCCACAGCATGGGTGAGGTTCTGGCCATCAAGCCTGGACTCATTGATTTCTATGCCAGTCAGAAATTCAATTCCAGCAAGTACCCGTACTTGAAGGAAGCGGCTCAGGTCATTCTTGAGAACCAAGGTGCTTAAGCACCGAAAGAAAGGAGGCAGCCTCGGCGATGTACAGCCAACCCAAAATTGACATCCGCGAGGTTGTCAACCTGCTGGGACTTAAAGTTGACCCAAAGTGCTCCATCAACTCCGATACGTTCAATGTACAATGTCCTTTTTGCCGCGACAAAAAGTATCACATGAATATCAACACCGAGAAGAACGTGTATTCATGTGTGCTTTGCAGCAAGGAGAAGGGGCAGGGTGCTTTGGACCTATATAGCAGAGTTGTACATGGGGAGCGATGCATCAAGGGGCAAAATTCCAAAAAAATCTTCATGGAACTCTGTGATGCTTTGCACCTCGGAGAACCATCAGAACGAAAGACGGAGGTGAAAGAGCGGCCATCGCCGCCGAGAATTCTTCGGGCAGACGATGATACGGTAGGGAAGACGTATGCGGCGCTACTTGCTTTCGAGCCCTTTGCTCTTACGGAGCAGCATCGGGAGAATTTGAAGCGGCGCGGGTTTTCAGATGAGACGATTGACCGAAATGAGTACCGCTCCTTGGGGCAGAGTTATGACTGGCTCAGCGAGTACCCAGATAGCAGAAGTCTCTATCGCAGGCTCAGGCCAACTATCAAGGAGAATAAAAAATTAAGGCATAAAAGGGAGGAAGAAATTGTCGCTGGTCTGGCTTTGGCACAGCATTTACTCAAGCTCGGATGTACCCTAACAGGAATTCCCGGTTTTTATAAAATCGGTGACTACTGGAGCTTCAACATCACGCCTGGAATGCTTGTCCCAACCCGAAACATGAACGGTCAGGTAGTTGCCCTACAAGTCCGGCGGGATAAACCGGAAGATTGGGAGACGAAAAACAAGGACCGCAAGTTCCTGCGGTATATGACTGTTTCCTCTAAAGGACTGCCTGATGGCGTTACTGAGGGAATCAGCCGAGCGCACTTCCCCCTGGCGAATCCACCTCTTTCCAAGGACGTACATGTGTGTGTCACAGAGGGGCCGCTGAAGGCAGACGCCGCAAGCGAACTGCTGGGGACCGATGCTAAGGTGTTTTTCATTGCGCTCCATGGAACCATGAACACTAAGGAACTCCCAGATTTCTTTAAACTGTGCAAGAAAAAAGGGGTCGAGCGCATCGAAAATGCGTTCGACATGGATAAGACCACAAATTGCCATGTTGCAGAGGCTGGGAAAGGTGTCTGGAAAAAGGCAAAAGCCGCTGGACTTTCCGTCGCGGTGCGCTGTTGGGATAAGGACTATGCAAAGAAGAAATATCGTGAGTTGGGCATCCTGTGTGCAAATCACGACATCTTTGTCCCTACTTCCCTCAATGTTTTCGTCGACGTCGCGGCCATGGCAAGAGCTCTGGAAGCCGCAGGTGTGGAGCATAGTGTTGAGACCCTGCCAGATGGAACAGAGGTCAAACACTACTGGGACGATGCTACCAAAGGCATTGATGATTACCTGCTTACACAAAAGCAGCAGAAGAAGACTAACTCCTAAGAGCAGGACCCTATTACGGGTCCTGCTCTTTTGCTTTCTCAAATCATAAAATTGACTAATAAAATGGTAAATGGTAAAATATTAAACGAAGAAGCAGAGCGCGTCGCGCTTCTGAACTCGCAGCGTCGAGAGGCGTACTCCACAGTCCGTCTTTTGGCGGGTGCCAGCATTATGTGGGTAGTGTGAGTACCCGCCCGACGGACTGTAAGTTACTTTGACGCGGGAAAGGATGTGTGTTAGAAATGCCCACCGGCCTGATGATTCCGCAAATCGGCAGTCTGACACAGAAGCAGAAGAGGGTCATTATCCTGCTGTGCTTCGCCGCAGTAGTTCTGTTTCTGCTGATGATGCCTGCTTTTGCACAGAGCACGACTACTACGATTGAGACCGAAATCAAGAAGGGTACTCAGAGCATTTATGACCTGTTCAAGGCAATCCTTGCCCCTATTGCAGTTGTCATGGTGGTCTGGAACGTCTACAAGGCTCTCTTCCTTGGTGACAAGGGTATGGAGTCCGCAAAGAAAGGCGTCCTGATTATCCTTTGCATCGTGGCGGTCGTGTACCTTGCCCCCGTTATCGTTACGACTGTTCGGGATTGGTTCTCCGGCATTGGCGACCAGGGTGTGTTCACCACTGGCACAGGCACAGGAACAGGTACAGGTACTACGCATTAAGTACCTAAGAAGCGTCATTATTCGGTTCCAGTCACAAAAGGGAGCTGGCCGTCCGGCCCACACCGGATTGGCCATGCCCCTTTTTTGTTGGCCTATGGGGCAGGGACAGTCTGCTCCATAGGCGAGCAATTATTGACCATTTTATTTGAAAAGAGGTGACTTCTATTATGCAAAGGAGCCTATCAGGAGGGGAACGGAAGCGCTGGATGATTTTTTGCTTTGTAAGCTGTGCAATTATGATTGCCTGCCTGACGTCTCCAGCTTTTGCGAGCAATGTATGGTCTGGTACACACGCCAATGATAGCTGGGATTTGACGGGTTTTTTGGACCGGATTATGGATATCTACAACTTAATCAAAGCAATTTGCGCTCCCTTGGCTGTTTGCTCTATTGCTGGTGGTGGGTTTGAAGTTTTATTTGGAAATGAGCAGGAGCAGTCAAAAGGAATGGCTCGCATTAAGTACACGCTCATGGCTGTGGCTGCTATCTTTCTACTCCCGGCTGTCATCAATATTGGCTACGATTTGGCAAAGAACTTCATGTGGGACCCCAATAATCCAGACTACGTTCCGTGATGAAGAAAGGAGGTAGATTGTTTTATGATAGAAACCATCCTGAGTTGGATTCTCACAGCGGTTGGGGAAGGGCTCGAAGCCATGATGGATTATCTGTTCGGACTTCTTGACCTTAGTCTCAGCACAATAGTCAGTTATTTTCCGTTCCTTGTTGCAGCATATCAAGTTCTGCAAGCCTGTGCTCTTGGCCTAATCCTGGCGATTGCGGGATGGAATTTGGTTAAATTCTTCGGTGGGCGGCTTGCGAACGTACAAGATACTCCGATACAAATACTGATTCGAAGTGGCATCGCAGCCGTACTGGTCTTTAGCGGAGGGTATCTCCTGACGACCATTGTAGACATAGCAAAGCAACCTTATGATGCCTTGCGGAGTATGGATGCAGTTGGACAGCAACTGGCCCCACCGGCTCTTGGTGCATCTGACTTTGTAGCGCTTGGTGTGGGACCTGCAGCAACACTGCTGATTGCTCTGATTTTTTCGATACTGATAGCATGGAACCTCATCAAGCTCTTTATTGAGATTGTGGAGCGATACCTCTTAGTTGGAGTGCTGGCATATACATCCCCAATTTTCTATCCATTTTTGTGCTCAACTTCGATGTCCCAAGTCTTTTCCAAGTTTATAGGGATGTTCGTTGGGCAATGTGCGATGATGACGGTATCCGTTCTATTCACAAATCTCATTTGCTCTATATTTTCTGTCTCTGATTCAGACCCAGACGCCATTTTAAAGTTACTCTTTGGCCTTGCCATGTGTAAGGTCGCACAACGAGCAGACGCTTACCTCCAACAACTAGGAATTGGTGTCGCAACGACGGGAGGAAACCTGCTGGGCGATGTCGTCTCCCTTGGTTTGATGGCCAGCCGTGGACTTCGTGATGGATTTACCGGCGGCGGAAGCGGCGGCGAGTCTGGTGGAAGTAACAGCCGGAAGACAGTGCTGGGCTCTAAAGCGGGTGGTTTTGGCGGCATAGCTGGATTTGCCGCTGGCAGTTACAAAGCGTATAAAGATGGTGCGACTGGCGCTGACATCTTTAAGCAAGGGGCTAAGACTGCTCATGAGAATGGCGTTAGCTCAATGAATCCTTTCCGCTTTGTTAGAAATGCGCAACAGGCCCGTCGGGAGAATATTGCCAGAGCTTCCGTTGAGAATGAGACCAAATTCAATGAGCGCTCTAAATACTGGAATGACCAGCATAAGCGTTCTTCCACCACTGGTGGCGCGGTCTCCACGAAGAACTACGCAGATTTGGCCAAGGGCGCAGGTATGACCGACCAGCAATACTGGCGCACGATGTACAAGATGAACGGAGCCGGTAGCGCAGTTGCAGCTCCTCCAAGCGATGGCGAGGACCAGTCTGGGTCCTTTGTGCTAGATAATGCCTCGCAGGCCGCTGGCATGATGGTCTCTGATGTCAATTACCAAGGAAAGGGCGCAAATACCGGAGAACCTTTGGAAGGGAAGACCATGCTGACTGGCCCAGACCAGGTTGTGGCAGCCCACATCAGAGAGAACTATCAGAAGGCCCAGACTGGTCTGGTGGATGGCAAAGGCAATGTGGACGAGGAGGCTACCAGTTCTTATCAGGACGCCATGGTCAACACGATTCAGTATGGCGCTCCTGTGGTAGCCGAAGACGTTCTCTTTGGAAGCGATAAAACGCTTGAAGGGAATGATGCGGTCGGGCAGGCCGCTATCAAAGCCACGTTTGGCGATAAAATCGTTCCTGAGTCAGAAAAAGGACTCCAGAACATCAAGGCCGAAACTGCGCCTGTTGTCAAAAACAGTGACGGTCAGATTATCTCCGGCGGCGGTCGCACCATTACCGCCACCTATGAAACTCCTGTCTATGACAAATCTGGCGCGGTTCAGAAAGTTGTGGAGAACGGTGTTGAGAAAAATAAGACCACGACCCACCAAATGGTTATCATGGACGACGTGGCCTATTCTCAGATGGACCAGAGCGAGCAGTGGAAGATGCAGGCTGTCCAGTCCGAGGGTGGTGGAACCTACTATGTCCGGCGTGCAGAGGTTTCACAGTATGATGTCAAAAAGGACGATTCGGGTGGTTCTTCGACAGAGCGGGATACTGGTGCTTCGCAACCTGGAAGCCGACGCCAGAACAGTCCTTTTGGTAAGCGGCCTAGCAAACGCACCTTTAGACGTACCAACAATCAAGAAACAGAGTAAAGTTCAATGCATAAACGGGGTGCCTGTGTATAGGCACCCCGTTTTATTGATTATTTTATTGTTAAATGGTATAATATTGTAGCTTTATTAGCTGAATATTTCTCAAAGGAGGTTGTAGATGTGGCTGACAGCAATCAGGAAAACACACTTGAATCTGCGCAAAGAGATATCTCGAATGCAGTCAAGATGGGCGCAAATGCGGCAAAGACGGCAAAGACTGTCGGCAAAGTCGCCGCCCAAGCGGCGTCTGGGAATGTTGCCGGAGCAGCCGTTACTTTGTTGAAAGACCCACAAACCCTGAAGAAGATTCTCATAATCGCATTACTTCCTGTTTTCTTCATTGTGTGCCTTGGGGTTTTCTTTCTGTACGCCTTGCCAACTGCTATTTTCGAGGCAGTTTCCTCTTACTTTCAGAGCGTCGGTGAAGAATGGGAGGAAGGCGTTTACAGCGCGGAAGGCGGAATTATCCTTGCAGGAATCTTTGAGACAATAAAGGCAGGAGGACGAATAATTGGGGATGCGGTAGGAGGCGCACTGGATTTCGTAAAAGGACTCTGGGACGGCCTGACATCCTGGTTTACCTCCGATAGTTCGAGCGATGATGGAAGCGGAGCCCGCGTCGACGACGGGACAGAGACTATCACCGAAGATGGTACTGAAATCTATGTTACCCATGAAGAAGCAGCGGAAAAAGAGACGCTTCTGAACAAGATTGAGTCATGCCAAAAGAAAATCGAAGTGCGAGCTGACCAAATAAAGCAGGCAATCATGGACCAGCACTCTGCGATTGACCAGGTTTTCCGAAGCAGGTTTGCTGGTACATACGATGTCTGGGACGGCACGACTATCAATGTTGTGTACAACGATGTCTCCCAGGCCGAGGCCATTCGCCTATTGTCCGCTTTTACGGTTATCCACGGAGCTTCGCTTGAAGACATGAACCTCTCGGACTTCTTAAAGTGGCTCGGCTATTACCGTGAGCTTTCTGGTGCGAACACAAAATTCAATCTCGGCGGCGACAGCATCGGGGTCACAGCCAAGGTCAAGACCTGGTGCGGGACCTTTATGCCTCAGTATCTCCAAGAACAGATGGAGCAGGAAATCGAGGCTAAGGAGCGCGAGATTGCGGAGAATGGCGGGGATGAAAGCCAGATGGAGGCTGCCCGCAAGTCCATTAAGACCAGCTATGAACAGTACCAGGGGCCTGCGGCTGATTTGCTCCTAGTAGTGGATTGCCCAAACTTTGAGGATGTTCAGCCTATTTACAGAACGGAAATAGCCGAAGACGGAAGCGAAATCATCCATTGCTCCGTATCCTTCTCTGTTGCCATTAAAACCCGGTCTGTGGATACTCTTTCTACGGAGATTATTGGGTTCTGGGATAAAGACCTGGAAGGCGCTATGGTTGACGGGCAAGTTGACGACCAAACGGATACAGACGATGATGCACTCGAACCGGCAGCTTAAGTTGTCCGCACTATGCTAAGGAGATGATGCAGTTTTGAGACAGAAAATGAGGCAAAAAATCAGCTCCATCCTAGTGGCACTGATGCTGATGTTCTGCCTGCCAACGACCGCTTATGCGGCGATTTCTCCGCATGGTGTAGAGGATGCCTTCAACCCGGAGTGGAGCGAGTCTGCGGATTCTTATGCTGATTCCTTTGGTTGGAACACCGACAACATCATGTCCTTCCAATGGACTGATGAAGACGGCGACCCGTACGAACGGCAGACCGGGTGGCAGCAGGATTTCTATGAGAATAATGTCCTGACCACCATGCAGTACCTGGGCATCAATGATGGTGGTATAGGAGGCGTTGGAGGGACAGGGGGTTCCGGTGGCAATATTGTCGCTGTCGCTCTTGGAGAACTCGGCAAAGAGGATTCTCTGGAAGTTCCGCCTGGCTCCAATAAATGCAAGTACAATGACTGGTATTGGGGAGAAGGTTCTGCTCAGGAATGGTGCGCGGCATTTGTATGCTGGTGCGCGAACGAATGTGGGTATCTGGGCAGTATCATACCGAAAACCGCCAGTTGTTCAACTATGTTTGACCTGCTGACGAATGATTACGGCTATTCCTATTATCCAGTCCTATCAACAACACCTTTTGGAGGTTCCTCCTATACACCCGTTCCAGGCGACCTGATGTTTTTCTCGGAAACAGGAAACCTGAGCCTCTACAAGCCATTTGAACATATCGGAATCATCGTCGAGGTAGAGGAAAACGGCTGGTACACCGTCGAGGGCAATACGACCGGCGGCGGTCAAATTCCTGGAGGCGGTGTGGCAAAGAACCATTTTACATCTTCTACGACCCAAGCACGTGTCCGCAACGGATATGTCGTTCATGTAGAATATCCCGGCCTTGTCGGCAGCGATAATATTGAGCAGGCTTATAACTTCCTGACTGGCGTCATGGAATTCAATTCTGCGGCCGCTTGTGGCATCCTTGCCAATATGAATGCTGAGTCCACCGGCCTTGTACCTGACCAGGAGGAAATCGGCGGCGGCGGGGGCTACGGCATCTGCCAGTGGACCGATACCCGCAGGGATGACCTCGTAGAGTGGTGTGAGAACAACGGTTATGACTATACGACCTTGGAGGGACAACTTTGGTTCTTCCGCTACGAAATCGCGGCAATTACCCCCGGTCTCGTCTCAACATTGAAGTCTATTCCCAATACAGCAGAAGGTGCTTATGATGCTGCGGTAGCCTTCTGTAAGCAGTATGAGATACCAAAAGATACAGAGACTGCAGCAGTTATCCGGGGGCAGTCAGCAAAATCGGATTTCTGGCCAACCTACGGAAACCGAGAACCTGAGACATAAGGAAAGTGGGTGAAATTTCATGACAGAACAGCAAAAGAAAATGATAGGGAAGCTGGGTATCGCGCTTGTGATATGCATTGCGGCAAGCCTGTACATCTGCGGCATTTTTGAGGGCATCCAATCTTTACAGCCGACGCTGAACCCTGCGACTATGCTGGCGCGATTCGTCACAGACGGGTTCCCGCTATCCAGCTTCCTGTGGACATTTTTTCTGACCTTCGTCATCAGCGTCCTCCTCATGGCCCGGTCTTATTCCAACCTGTCTACTTATGATAAGATGGGCCGACTCTTCAAAATGACGAATGGCACGAAGACCTATGGTGAGGCCCATTTTGAGGACCCGGAAGAATATAAGACAGTGGCTGTCGTCCAGAGGGAGGAAGATTCGGTCGGCACGATTCTGGGGCAGCTTGATGAAAGTGGGAAATACCCAATCGTGTTCCGTGAGGATAAGGAGAACCGTCTGAACCGCCACATTGCCATCGTAGGTGCCTCCGGTTCCGGTAAGACCTATACCTTCTCCAAAAACTATGTGTTCCAGGCCGTGAAGCGCCGTGAGTCGGTCATCCTTACGGACCCGGATGGCGGCCTGTTTGCAGATATGGCAGGCTATTTTGAGGACCGAGGCTATATCGTCCGGCGGTTCGACCTGGCCAATCTTGACAAGAGTGACGGTTGGAACTGCATGAAAATCCTCACTAACGACCTGGACCGTATCGAGGAAAACGCGGAGATTTTTTCTGAAATCATCATCTCCAATATCTCCGGCCCAGCCTCTAAGAGTATGCCGATTTTCAAAGACGGCCCGAAGTCCTTGCTTAAAGCCCTGCTTCTCCGTGTGGCTCTTGGCCATGATTTCAAGCCGGAAGAAAAGAACATCGGGTCAGTTTATCAACTGCTCCAAAATCCGCTGGGCGAGGAATTTCTGGACTCGATGTTTGACGCGGATACCTTGACGCCGGAAGAGAAGCCATGCCTGGGTCCCTATTTGTCGTTTAAGCAGGCGTCGCCCAATCTCCGGGGCAACCTGATGGTGAACCTGGCGGCCAACTTGAATGTGCTGCAGACAAAAAAGGTTCGGACCGTCCTATCCACAGACTGCATCGACCTATCTCTTCCAGGCAAGCAGCCCTGCGCTTATTTCTGCATCTTCCCGGACAGCCATTCAACTTATAAGTTCATCGTATCCCTGTTTTTCTCCATGTTATTTGTGACGCTCACAAATGACGCTGACGCCCGTCGTTCGAGGAAGTTGGACACCCCGGTAGACTTCCTGTTGGATGAGTTCCCATCCATCGGCGTGATACCTGACTTCGCCAAAAAGATGGCCACTATCCGAAAGCGTATGATGAATGTCTGCATGATTTTCCAGGATATCACTCAGCTTCGTCAGAACTATTTGGACTCCTGGACGACCGTTTTAGGAAACTGTGCTACCTTTATTGACCTGGGCATCAATGACGCGGATAGTGCCGATTTGGTCACAAAGCGAATCGGTGATACAACGGTGCAAGTCGAAACAGTGAAGCATAACCCGATGGAGATAATTTTCAATAACCAGAATATTTTCCATCAGCGAAATACTGGTGAAGGTAAGCGGGCGCTGGTCAGTTTCTCTGAATTGTTCAGCGGTATGAAGGAAAATGACAGTATTATCATGTTCCAGTACCATAACCCTATCCTGGCGAAAAAGTATCCCTATGTCCTGCATTCCGAGGCTAAATATCTTCGGCCTATCTACCCTGATGAAATTCCTTCGATAGACGACGAGGAGGGGAGGGCGGCCTACTATGCTGAGCAGGAGCGCATCTATAAGGACTTTATGGCCAAACACCCGCATATCAACGAAATCGACCGTACCTATCAAGGGCGCTGCGAGTCTGTTGCTGTTAAGAGCGTGTGGGAGGAAGGCTCTGATGCCATAAAAGCCTTTGCGAAAGAAGTCAAAAATAAGCCTAAGAAAAATTCACCTGGCCAGGATGTTGTTGAAGTCTCCTGTCAGGAAGTAGACTGTCAGATTGTTTCCGACAGCGACGCTTCCTTCGAAACAGTCGAGGCTGTTGAGGCCACCCCGGTCATCGTCCAGGCCCAGATGGAGCAGGAGACTGATTCTTCTGATGGGCCGGATGAGGAGCTTTTCCTGGATGATGATAGTGACACCGGCAGACAAGAAACTGCCAGACCAGACAGCACGGTGTCGAGCGAAGATAGCGTCCCACAGGCCGTCAGAGAGGCCCAGGAGCGCGCTGCAGCCAAGGCAATGGCAGATGCCGCTCACAAGAAAAAACACGGTGGTGATAGCGTAAAATCGCCAGAAGAAGAGGCGTTTGAATCAGAGGTTGGCCTCCACTTCAATCCCACAGCGATACCATCCAAACGCGGCGAAACGAAGCCGTTTACATCCTGTGCATCTGCTCCACCGCAGAAGCGGAAGAAGCCATAATATCGCGGGCGGTTCGAATTGCGCGGGCCGCCCGCTTTCATATTGACTAATATAATATTATGTGGTATAATATTGTTAGATTGAAAGAGGGGAGGACTCTATAACGGAACTGAATAAGAAAAAAGTAGATACTGGAGAGCGTTTGGACGGCGTTCACATTGACGAGTCCTGGCCTGTGTGGAAGCAGTTTTACACTGCCTATTACCCGTTGCTGCGCGATATGTGTGCGGTTTTTCTGGTATGTCTCGTCCTATTTGGGGTGGTTTTTAATATCCATACAGTAAGTGGTTCCTCGATGGAACCTACCTTTGATAGCGGAACTATCATCATCGGAAACCATATTGCGCCAGACCTGGAACGAGGTAACATTGTCGTTTGCAAGCCCTCGAATTACGATAAAATCATCATCAAGCGTATTATCGGTGTCCCTGGTGATGTCATTGATATCGACTACGAAAATGGCGTCGTATATCGTAACGGAGTTGCGCTGGAGGAGGACTATGTGAAGGCTCCTACGCGAGCTGATTTGGGCCTGGAACTCCCAATTACTGTTGAGGATGACTGCTATTTTGTTATGGGAGATAACCGCAACAACAGCCTGGACAGCCGTTATCCGAAGATTGGCCTCATCCATAGGGATGAAATCATCAGCACCTATCTATTCACGGTATTTGGATAAATCCCTGCGTGAACTTTCTTTTTGCCAGCCGAGAAATCGGCTGGCTTTTTTCATGCTCACTTTACCTCAGTTCATTTCTTGAAAACAAATTATTAAATTTTTTCTGAAAACTGAAGTTTAAAAACCTTAAAACTATGCTCCGGCCCGCTTAGAAACAGGCATCCAGAGTGAAAAGGATGGTTCGCCCAAAAATTTGACCAATATATTGCAAAATGGTACAATATTGTACCGGGATATATAGCCCGGAAAATAAAAAGGAGGTCAAGAACATGGCTGATTCTATGGAAGTCCATGCAGAGGAAGTCGGGCAGCCTACCGATGAACTGGTCGTGCAAGACCCTGATTTCGATGGCGAGACTGAGAAAACCAATGCTGCCGACACGGGAAACGAAGCGGACTCTGCGGGCTCCGCTCCGTCTGGCGACGGACAGGATAGCCCCCAGGAAACCGCACCGGAAGAAAAGCCGAAGCGCCGCCGGGCAAAGCAGCCTGCGGCAAAGGACGCTTCCGAAGGGGAAGGAGAATCTGAACCTGCAGACGCCGGGCCTGCGCGCCGTAGGACGAAGATGGAGGCCGCTGGCGATTCCGGTATGAGCCGGGCAGAAGTCCTCAGGGATGCCCGTCAACGCGAAGCGGAGCGGTTGATTGCCCGTCAGGAGCGTGAGCGTTTCCTGGCAGGCTGGTCGGCGCTGAAGACCGCTATGCGCCGCCACAGCATTGTCAACGGTGTTGTGTCCAGCGTCGAAATCAGACACGTTGGAGGTCCAGATGAAGTGACCGAAGACCTTGTTCTGCTGGCTGTCATGCTGGACGGAGGGTACAAGGTTCTGGTGCCGCTGGAGGAGTTCTATCAGGAGAATCCGGTCGACATGCGCACAGCGACTGACCTGGATACCGCCGAAGGTCAGAGAGAGCTTACGCGCCGTAAGCGAGCCCTGGCAGAAAAGCTCTATGAGCTTCAAATTCCTCTCATCATCACCGATATGGAGATGAATGACCGGGATGAAAACGGGGCTTACGATTATGCCATCGTTGGTTCCCGGCGCAAGGCGCTTGACATCATTGAGATGCAGAATTTTGGCGCTGGCCGTGGTGGAAATCAGGCAATCAATGAGGGTGACATGGTGCCCGCCACGATTACCTCCGTGTCAATTCATGGCGTTGCGGTCGTGGTAGGCGGCGTGGATACCCGTATTCCCATGCGCCTTCTGACATTCCGGTATCTGCTGGATGCACGGACTGCATACCACGTTGGGCAGGAACTTCTGGTCTACGTGAACAAGATTGAGACCCTTCCGAATGGGCGGCATGAGATTGAGGTCAGTGCGAAGCAAGCTGAGCTCCAATCGGCCCGGATGCGGCAGAAACTGCTCCCCGTCGGAACTTCAACCTTGGGCGTTATTACTTCAGTTCGCCCTGCACCCTCGCGTCCAGATATCCCTGCCGGAACGCTGAATATTACAGCGTATTTGAAGATGTATGACATGCCTGCGATTGTCCGTGGCCTTCCGGTGGCATACCTTGGGCGGCCGCCTATTGCTGGCGATGAAGTGCGCCTGGTTGTCCTTGGCTTCACGCCTGCGGGGTTTGTTGTGGCTGACTGCCGCAGCTTTAATGGCGCACCTGGGCTGCTGAACCACTAATAGCAACCCCCAGAGGCTGGTGATTTCACATGGCAAAAGTTGATATGGAGCGGGTAAACGAGTACCTGATTCCGATGAACTTTATCGACGAGTCCAGGTTCCTGAACGGTATTTTTAAAACGAGAAACTTCGTAGAGGGGTCCATCATGGGCGGCACTGTCGGCATCATTTTTTGGGCGCTGATATCCGCCCCCTTTGAAGCGAAGCTCTCTCTTATTATCGGCATCGCATTCCCGTTCTTTATGCTTGGACTTAGTGGCATCAACGGCGACGCTTTCTCCACTTTCGTTTTTAATGCGTTGACTTGGGTGAGGACTCGCGGCACTATGCTCTACAACAACGAGACGCGGGCCCTTGCCCAAGCTCCTCTGGCTACGATGATGGAAGAAGAGGGGATGAACGACAAAATCCTCGATATTCTGGATTCGTTTAAGGAGCGTTCGCAGAAAAAGCGTGCGAATACGCCCTTGGTTGAAGGTCGAGATTTTGTATTCGCAGAAGACACAGCGTTAGCCGGAAATTACTTGGATGAAGTCGATGACGAGGATGTAGAGCCAAAAGGTAAGCGGCGGAAAGTCACCTCCAAAGATGTCGATACTGAGCCAGAGCCCAAGGCAAGCAGTGCCCCTATTTTTGCTGTTGAGGTACAGGAAGTCGACGTATCCGTAGAGCCCGTTCGCATTACATCTAATGTTGACAAAACAGGTGATGATTCCCTCGAATTATTCAGCGCTGAGCCGCCGGAGCCACCTGTGGAAGAACAAGAGCAACCGGCTCCCCCAGAGCCAGATAAGAGCAATGAGGAAAAGGGGCCTGCAATTCCCGATGATGCGGACGAATCCGGCGACGAGGAGGATGAGCTGTTTTGAAGCAGAAAAAGTTAAAGAAAATTACAAGCTGTCAATCCTTCTCGCCGATTAAGGATATCCGTGATGGCATCATTGTAACCAAGAAAGGGAACTTTGTGAAGCTGATGGAATTTGCTCCAATCAACTTCTCTCTGCGCTCCGCTTCAGAGCGAAACCTCATCATTTCACAGTATCAGGCGGCCATCCGTACTTTCCCTCGGACGGTACAGTTCAAGGTCGTTTCCAGACGGGCTGACGTTGGCAGGTATCTGACTGGAATCATGTCCGATATGGAAAAGGAAACGAATCCTGGGACGAAGGAACTGATGGTCGAACAGATGAAAATGATTGGCGATATAGGCGCTCATCAGGGCGTGACCCGCCGCTTTTTCCTCGCTTTCCCCTACGAGAATGAAGGGGGCCTAACCAGGTCTCCTTCATTCCGTGAAATCCGTTCTACGATAGACCGGCAAGCGGAAGGCATCCGTCAGACGATGGCACTTTGCGGCAATGAGATGATTTCCAAGGAGAATGATGACCAGTATATCTTGGAAGCCCTTTATAGCATCATGTCCCGTGCGCAAAGTGAGGAACGCCCATTTGAGCAGCGGCAAGCAGATGTAGTGGCCAGGTATGCTGGTGCCGACAACATCGACTTCCTGGCACACCCAAACATCCAGTTGCCGGTCAACGATTTCATCGCGCCGGAGTACATCGACACCGAGGCAAGCCCCAAATACATCGTAATTGATGGCACGTATTATCTGTTCTGCTACCTGCCAAGCGACGCCTATCCGGTCAGAGCGATTGCCGGTTGGATGCAGCTTTTCGTAGGCATGGGGGAGGGCATTGATGTTGATTTATGGCTCCATAAGGAGGACCCGGGGCGTACACAGACGAAACTGCAGTACAAGCTCCGCTGGAACAAAATCAAAATGAAACAGACTGACGATACGAGTCAGGACTTCGACGATTTGCAATCTGCGATTGATTCCGGCTTCTATCTGAAGCAGGGCCTTTCCTCTGGCGATGAGTTCGCTTATATGGCGACCATGCTGACGATTACCGGCAAAAGCGTCAAGGAAATTGAGTACAAATTCTCAGAAGTGAAAAGAATTTGCGCCCAATCTGATATGAAAATCAAGCAGTGCCTTTTCCAGCAAGAAGCTGCGTTCCAATCCTCTATCCCTATCTGTGAGTACAATGCCAACATCTTCCGAAAGAGCCGCCGCAACATCCTGACTTCTGATTTCGGAAGCACCTATCTATTCGTATCCTCTGAGCTGAATGACGAGGGCGGCATCCTGATGGGCGTTGATAGCCAGTATAAATCTCAGGTCTTTGTCAATGTCTTTGACAGCAGGAAGTACCCAAACGCGAATGTTGCAATTTTGGGTTCTTCTGGTGCAGGAAAGACCTACACACTGGAAACCATGGCTCTTCGGATGAGGCAAAATCAGACGCAGGTATTTATCATTGCTCCGTTAAAAGGCTGGGAATTTGAACGGGCCTGCAATCAGGTCGGAGGCAGTTATGTGAAGATTGCCCCAGGGTCCGGCCAGAACATTAACATCATGGAAATCCGTAGACGGGATACTTCGGCAAACCGGAAAATTGACGGAAGTACGGGTGGTTCTGGCTCCATTCTGATGGCAAAAATTCAGCAACTGCATATCTTTTTCTCTCTGCTCGTTCAGGATATTACAGTTGAAGAGCGGCAGTATCTGGACGAAGCGCTGATGAAGACCTATGCCAGATTTGGAATTACGAATAAGAACAAAAGTCTATTTGACCCTACCGACCACACGAAGTACCGGAAGATGCCTATACTGTCTGACCTGCATGAAGAACTCAAAAAATGCGGGCCTGGGGCGAAGCGGCTGTATCAAATTCTCACTAGATATGTGAGCGGTTCTGCCTCATCGTTCAACTCCCAAACCAATGTGGACCTGACGGAAAAATACGTTGTGTTGGACGTTTCCACCCTTTCCAGGGAGATGCTTCCTCTCGGAATGTTCATTGCTTTGGACTATGTGTGGGACAAAATCCAGGAGGATATCACCGCCAGGAAGACCGTTTTTATCGACGAGGCTTGGCGTCTGATTGGCCCCGGCGCATCGAAACAGGCGGCCGACTTCGTGGTCGAGATATTCAAAACCATAAGAGGCATGGGCGGCAGTGCCGTTGCCGCGACGCAGGATTTAAACGACTTTTTTGCGCTGGATAACGGCAGCTACGGTACTGCTATTATCAGTAACTCCAAAATCAAATTGCTCATGAAATGTGAGCCCAAGGAGGCCGCTGCGATAGCCGAATCCATGGAACTCACGAAGGCAGAAGTCGACAAGATTCAGACGATGAAGCGAGGGACCTGTCTCCTAGTCGCCAATCAAAATCACATCTTTATCGATGTAAAAGCTACTCCCATGGAGCATGACCTCATTACGACTGACCGCGAAGATTTGCAGCGGATTGCGCGGAAAAACGCTGAGGCCAGGGTATTCCAGTGATGCTGAAATGGCTGTTGCCGCTCTGCTGTGGTGGCACCGACAACAGCCGTTTCCTTTTAAAAAATTCATTTTTTATTTCTAATACCCATCTTAAAGGAGCTGATTCGCGTGATTTATGAGGCAACCGTAGATAACCTTCAAGCGCTGATGCGTGCCTGTATCGTTCTGGATAGGACCCAGATTTACAGATTCTTTTCAGCGCATCACGACCAAAGTAGGATTGACTTTTTCATTGACTTTTTGATTAAGGAACGGGTGCTGGATGCCGACGAAACGAAGAAGAATCGTGTCTGGCTCCGGCGGCAGGCCCGCCCCATCTCCCGGCCAAAGGAGGCCGTTATAGCGTCCCGTATTAAGGCGTTCTGGGTTATTGCCAGCTTTGGGTGCGACAACATTGCCGATATTGCTCTTCTGGAGTATCCGGCCCAATTCATGTTCGTTACAACGAATAATGAAATCTATGACCTGACGGTCTGTGATACACCACAGGTCGCCGCAGTTGCGGCACATAAGAGAGCACTGTATGCACTGCACGATGCAAAGTATGACGATGATGTAAACCATATCGCCATTGTAAATGATGAAAAAACGGGTCTTGCCATTGGCGGATATGGGTTTGATAGTTTCTGCATTTTGGATGCGAACAAGATTCCGAGGTATCAGCAATGGTAAATGAGAATCTCCCACGTTCGCAAGCTACCAGGTGCGCCCTCCAAGCGTCTGAGTTGGAGGAACAGGCCAGTACAATGATGCGTGAATCGGTAGCGATATATAAATTGGCGAAGCGCGGCTCGGAGGCATGTGTAAGGCTAAAAGAAGTCCTTTCAGACCCACTATGTGGACCAGAAGTTATCCAGCAGGCCATGGATAATTTCAACCAATTCTATGCCTCAGCGTTAAGCCGGACACATGCCCTCTACGAAGCTGTTACAAAGCCGAATATTGCTTGCGGCCTGTGCAATCCGAGAGATGTCCAGCGGGAAAATTACGATGCGTTTGCCGGGGAGATAGAAGGCGTTTTTGCCTTTGTCGAAGGCGGGAAATTGTTTATAAAACTGCCGCTTCTTCCTGCGAAAGTCAACCACGGCGTTCGTGGCAAGCTGCAGGGGAATACCGAGAAATATTACTACTTTTTTAATCGTTCACTGGACGAGAGCCTTAACAAAATTGAAGCGCAAATCCCTCATTTTGAGCAGCAGAATATAGCGTACTTTTCCGTGTTTTCTGTCTCATCAAAGGCCATTCCCGATGCAGAAAATATTGACACGAAAAGTGTAACGGACATCATCTGCCTGCATACCATGTGTGATGATTCGTTTGAAAAGACTAGCTTTTTCTATGCCGGATTTTGTGATGATTCACTCCCTCCAGGAACTTATATTTGCGTGTCCAATAGGAGGTTCCAGGTCCCCAATATTTCCCATATTTTAGGAAGTTTTCGAGACAGAAAAACATATTAAAAAACTGTCATTTTTTCTAGTGCCTGTTTTTATAGGTTTTCGGGTGGTTAATTCCGTTGTAACGCAACGGGTCCCGGCCTGGCGACACACCTAAAAAACGGCGGGCTGGAGCTTCTTCGCCGCAACTGATACTAAACAGGGGCTATACAACGAAATCTTCTAGGCCGCATTATGAAAGAAAATAAGCCCTGAAAAGATTATGAAGAGAGGTGTTATTTCTTGAAGTCAAGGATGTCCTGTTATGACACCATCTTATTCACTCTTCTGTGTTTCAACTATGCTACGAGAAAATCTCTGATGCTGCTGAACTTTTCTGACATCACAATCTACTACGCCATTCAACGTGGACTGAGTGAAAAAACAATCAGTACTTCCTCTATCCGGTACAGGAAAGATAAAGGGGAGAGGAAACACAAACTGACCTATCTCACCATTACACGAGCTGGCATTCATTATCTGGCAACTCAATGTGCCCGACATGTAGAGTGGCTGAAATATCTGCCTAACGACTTGGCAAAGGTCCGCATCCGAGGAGTCCGATGTGCGATGGCACAGGTAGAACGGTTTACCAGAATGTCGATAGCGGCTCAAGCGGCAAATGCAATCGGCGCGTCCGTTAAGCCGATGTATCTCACGGTAGACAAGGACGCACTCACTGAACATGATGCCTTGGCACGGGCGGAGTCCGTAACCGGGGCTATGAATTCTGACGATGCGGACACCTGGTGGATGGACGAATCCTTTATGGATGACTCCATTGACGATTTTTTTCTGGATGAAGACGGCGAGCCGGATGAACAGAGCGAGGTCCTAGTTGAAGATGACACTGCCGATGAAATAGATGACCGGGAACCCCAGTTGCTCTTATCGACGATAGTGTACAACGCCATGAGAGAAGCAGAGGCTAAGAACAGATATCCAAATGAGAAAACGGATATTGTGTTTCATTCATCGAGAGAGATTAAATCTATTCTGAACTCGAACATCAAGTCAGCAAGCAGTACACTGGCATCACGGGACTTGATGATTTGCCGGTACTCAGGTCTTTTAGAAAGCTGTTCAAACTCCCTGTTGCTGTATGTGCCCAATGCGATGGGGATGGATTGGAGAGAACGGATTGTACGGAAAGAGCTTGCAACGCATACGGCCTTTGCGAAGCTGTTCTCAAAATTTGGCCCTATCCGGTATGACCAGCAGCATGGAGCGGTACTCGTGCAGAATGAAAAAATGCTGGGAGACATTTTCTTTGATAAGCAACACCGGCGCGGTGAGAACGAGGTCCTTGGGCGGTCATTCAATAAATTCTACATCATTCCACTGGACAAGGGCGGGATGGATGACCTGCGCACAATCATGACGAAGGATTTGGAAAAAATAAGGCAGCAGCTTCTGGAAGCGGCGATAAGAAGCGGGGTCTATCAGAGAAATGATAAGTTGAGCACGGAGCTTTTCCCACTGCAGAATCAGGAGGGAACCCTGATAGCCGATGGGACAATCATGGATTTAGTCCAGATAAATGCCATAGAGATGCTGGCCTCGCATATCCCTGACCTTCAGTACGGAGTGTTGTGTCGGAAGCGTCAGCTTCCATATTATCAACGCATTATGCCGAGAGCATGTTTTATGTTAGTCGAGTGACTTGCGAAAAAGGTCAAAATTCCATTGTAGCGAAGCTCTGCACAAATGAAAATATTGCATAATTTATTATTATATGGTACAATATGATTAAACTGAGAGGAGGCTTCCGCATGTACGACATTACACTCAACGGAATCACACGGAGCGCGGAGTTCGTCATGGACCTGGAAAACCACATTCTGACGAGAACGCAGCTTATCATAGAAGACGGAGCGGATAATGAGAACGCCGACGTGCTGGAGGTACATATCCGTGACAGAGAAAGCCCATCTAACATGACAGTCGCATGGATGGTCCTGTATGGAGACAAGGGTGCCATTATTGACGCCATCAAGGATAAATTCCCGATGGCGAAGCTGGAGACAGAGGCTATCTTTAATGCGTTTGCGCAGGATGAGCTTGAGGCGAGCGTATGCTATACCTATCCTCTCGATGGAGAGCTGACCAGAATCATGAAGAACTCCAAAACCTATCGTGCTTTGTGTGCAGCACAACTAGGTATCGTTGCAAATATGTGGGGGCTTGAGCAAAATCAAGTCCGTGTATTGGAACATACGAATAGCTGATAATAGAGAGCGCATTGCATGAGTGGGAACCTGCCCGGTTATGTGTGCGCTCTCTTCTCGTCTTGACTATGAACGGTCGGCATGATAAAAATATAGCATGAAAACCAAATGAGGAGAGGTCGCTCGTGGTCTACACATTGGAAGAGATTGGCCGCCTAGTGCGGCCGGTAGCAGAGAAATATCATCTCAAATCTGTGTACATCTTTGGCTCCTATGCTCGCGGCGAAGCTCAGGATGACAGTGACATCGATTTGCTGGTGGATTTAACAGGCGCGGACCTGTCAGAATTCTTTGCAGTGGGCGGCCTCTACAACGACCTGGAGGATGCACTGCAGAAGCGAATCAGTTTCATGACCACCGGCTCGTTGAACCAGATGTGTCTCAGAAGGAGCGACCGTCTTCTGCGTAACGCAATCCAGTCCGAGATGAAGGAAATCTATACTTCCAAGAGGGGAGAATGATAATGTGTCAATCTTTGATTCGAAAAGAGATGTCCGGCGCGATGTGAAACCGCAGTACATCAAACTATGGTTGCCATGTGGGATTCTCGCGGTAATTGGAACGCTTATCAAGTCGGAATTCATATTTCCGCTATTGGTTATCGGCGCATGGGCTCTCGCTGCGGGGATGACCAGTGAATTGATTAAAAGTTGGGAACAGGTCCGAGACGATAAACTATACGCCGATGTCGCGGACCAAGACAAATTCATTCAGTTTACTCTCAGTGGGAACCTTGTGACTCACATTGCCTTCGAATGTGGAGTCATTGCAGTAGCCACAATTCTGTGTTCGCTTATTTTCAATCATACCGGCATCGGTAGTGTCGGCTTCATTGGGGCAGCTTTGTTTTTCTTGATTCTGACCGTGAGCCAGTATTATTTCTTCATGGTTGGACGGGCAATTTTCCGGGATGTTGAAGGCAAGAATCACTACCCGGACGGAAGCGATTACATCCCAGGAGTGACTTTTGCAGAAGCATATAAACAGTACCGGCAAGAACAAGAGGAATCCACAAAACGATGGCAGGAAAACCAGGCTAAGAAAGCGGCCGAGGAAGCGCGGAAGGCAGAGGAAAAGAAAAGAGCCGATGAGGAACTGCAAAAAGCACGTGAGGCCAGTGAAGCGGCACGGGCTGCGCATATTGCAGAGTATGAGCGCGATAAGGGGCCTGGCCGGAAAAAGGTCTGGGAGTGGCTGAACATCGGATGGAATCTTGATTTCCCAGATGAGGTCTGCGATATTATTGCTGACTATACCTATGGCCGCACAGAGGGCATTACAGGGCGAAGAATAAAGATGTTGCTGTCAGGTGTCGTGCCCGAAAATGAAGCCGCACAGTATGCGCGGAAATTTGACTCCATGAATTTTGCCGTTCGTAAGCTGCGCAGTGAGGAAGAAGACCGCGAAGCCATCGCAGCCCAGCAGAATCCGCTCGGGGTAGAGGGCGAGGCCAATGTCAACTACATGCTGAAATGGTGGCTCAGCTCTCATCCAGGCTACATCATGGTCGCCAATGACTGTTTCAGTCAGTACAGCGCAAGTTGCATCCGACTCGCTGCATGGGACTTCATGCGGGAACCTCAGGAAATCGACCATCTTCTAGTTGGCCCGGCAGGTGTCATCCACATTGAGACGAAGGATTACATCGGCAGTATTGATGTGCAGACCACAACCTACTGGCGGCGGGATAAAGGCAACAATGGCCAGTCTGTTCCCTTCAACAGCCCGGCATTCCAGGTCAACCGGCATGATGCGGTGATAAAGCACATCGTTGGCCCTGATGTTCCTGTCCATGCAGTCATCTGCCTAGCGAACAAAAACGTAGAGCTGCTCCACGCAGAGAAAAGCGAAATCCCTATCGTATGTCTCCGCGATATGGAGACCTACCTCAACAACTTGGATAGCGGCGAAGCCAACCGGCTCGACGATGCGACGGTGAAGAAGGTCTATCAGCAGATTGAAGACGCCAAGGTGCGGAACTCCAAGAAGCGAGCAGAATATGAAAAGGCTCGTGCGGACAAGCGGTGATTTTACAGGCCCAGTGTACAGGATTTCATGTACACTGGGTTCTTTTATCTAAATTCGCGCTTAATATTGATTATTTTAGTGATATATGGTATAATATTATTATAGATTTTTAATGGATTTGTACTGCTTTCCGGCGGAGGGAAAATGTATGGGAGCGACCAGAATAGCAAGCAGGAAAGTATTCGAGCAATGCAAAACCTGTCCACAAAATAGTCCCGATAGCTATACCTGTAAGGCAGGGTTTCAAACATACTACTACCGGCGAAGCAAAGCGCTTCCATGCAGAAAGAACGCGCAAAGGAGTGATATGAACCATGGATGTTAGGCTAATCAATGCTAATTCACTTCACAAAGTCATCAGCGAATGGCCGGAGCCTGTCATGTACAAAGACTGGGTGCAGTCCGCCATCGCTTACGAACCTACAATTCCAGTCACAGTGCCTACTTCACCATGTGCGTCCTGCGGATATCATGGCGAGCATCTGGATGCGCCTCCATGTACCAACTGCCCTGCACATCCAAAGCAGGCTTCGACCAATCAGCCACAGCCGCTGCTGCTGTCCAGGCTCCAGCGGATGGACGGTAAGCCGATTTGGTATGTGGACCTTAAAACCGGCCACTGCGAGTGGTGCATCCTACGGGTCATCCACCCGGATTGCTTCGGCCAGGCAGGCGGGTCCAATAAGTGCAGTGTGAGCTATCAGACCTATGGGGTCACATGGCTTGCCTACCAGTATGAGGTCTATCCTGAGAAAGGTGGTGCATCGGGCAATGCATGAACTCCTCTGTCCGAAGTGCCGGGGGAGAATCGTGCTCCCGGCCTTTTCAACGGGCGTCTGCAAGCGATGCGGCGCGTCTCTGGTTTGTGCCAATACGCCGCCGGATGTCCTCTGTCCAGAATGTGCAAAGAGAGAGAACCGCTGCATTCATTGCGGCGCGAAATTGACGGAGGGTGGAAATGGCGACTTGTCCGATTGATGCTTATGCGCTTAGGAAGAAACTGATAGATAAATATGGGCTCCGTCTGGACCTTGATGGCCAGGAAGTCCTGAAAGGCGTTATTGCTGAGATTCGCAAGATGCCTGCGCTCAAAGGCTATCACAATTCAAAACTCAGCATAAGCGACCTTCGGCACCTGCCTGATGGCAAATGGGTGTGGATTGAGCGCATTGACCACCAGGGGAAGTGGCCATCCGCATACTATCAGAAAGAGCCGGACTTCACGAGAGGGCGGGCGTTCTGCTGCGGCTACCCAAATCATTCCTTCTCCTTCGATTACAGGGATTACGGCCACACCTGGACAGCATACCAGTTCGAACCGCAGAAGGGGGACGCTTAATGGAAAAGCCAATCATCATTCAGGAAGATATGATTCCGGCCATCCCTGCAAAAATCAAAACCACGACTCGGCAAGTTGTGAAGGCGGCGGATTGGAACAATGCCCCCACAGACACATCTCCATTCCGCATCGATAACCTGCACTGGGTCTGGAAGTCTAAAGACAAGACAAAATCCATTGGTGTGGTCCAGCCAGTACAGCCTGGGGATATCCTCTGGGTCAAGGAAGCCTGGCGGCCGGTAGAGGCGTCTTCCGTCGGATGGTGCAAAATCGAGTACAAGGACGGGGCTATTCTGTCCTATGATGAAGTCATCGGTCTGCCCAGCAAGGAAGGAGCTTGGCGTTCGCCGCTCATGATGCCCCGAAAAATCGCACGGTATCTGCTCAAAGTGACTGAGGTGACGCCGGAGCGGCTGCAGAAAATCAATGCAGTCGGCGCTTACGATGAAGGGGCAGTCAGAGGGCCTCACTTCGTCAGCTATGGCGGAGAACGATGCCTGGCCCTACATAGTCGCTACCGGGACGACTTTGCCGCAGCCTGGAACCGAAATGTACCCGATATGCTGATGGATACCTGTGGCTGGGATGCGGACCCATGGGTGTGGGTCATTCGCTTTGAACTGCGTGATGGCCTATGAAGACAGACCTGACGCTCAAGCTGGAGCGGGAGATATGGCTGACCACAGTCAAGCAAGGCGTGTTCGGGTGCTACGAGGTCACTATCGGACAATACGGCCGCGAGCGGGTGGACTTCATGACCATGGACACCAAGGGCATTTTCCGGTGCTACGAAATTAAAATCAGCAAGAGCGACTTTCACAGTTCCGCCGCACAGACCTTCTGCGGCCACTACAACTACTTTGTCATGCCCCAGGCTCTCTATGAACAGGTTCGGACAGAGATTCCAAAGGACATCGGTGTATTCTGCGAAGCCAGGTTCCGGGATGGCACTGCCTATGAGCAGGCACCATGCGTCTGTGTGAAGCGGGCGCAGCGCCGGGAACTGACCGTTTCTGTTGATGTGCTCAAGGACAGCCTCATCCGCTCCCTATCCCGGGATGTGGGGAAGCAGGTACACAGCGGCAGTCCGACGCTCGTAGAGCTGTACAATCGGGAGCTGGCGGAGGAGCGGCATTTGGCCGAGTATTACCGAAAGCAGTGTGATATACTGCGTGGGCAGTACGAGCATCTGTACAAGGTCGTCGCTGAGACCTATGGGGAACAGTGGGAGAGCGGCCCCGGAAAAGATTTTGCAGACAGCATTTGACGCATCACAAACAAATGTTCGATTTCAGCTTAGGCGGTGGGTGATAAAATGCAAAAGGTAAATTACAAAGTCGTCAAAAGCGTGGCACTGTCCAGCCCATATGACCCACGTTATATCGTGGTGGACTCGGAAACCGGAAAAACGCTGGATGATGCCAACGGGTATGGCTACAAGTCAGCGCAAAAAGCCCATGCCGCCTTTGGGTACAAGCGGAAACCCCATGCGCAGAGAAAGGCAGAGGAAAAGACAAAGGCCGCTGTCCGCAAATGGCTCCAAGACCACCAGGACTTTAAGGAGGATGTGGAAGAGGCTGTGATTCAAGCAGCGAAAACCAGTCCCTATGGAAGCAATCTAAAATTAGGCACCAATTTTCTAAACGAGTGTCTGAAAGAGGCCGGTATCACAGACCTGCCATTCTCTGTGAAGGACCTGCAACGGTACTGGTTCTCATAAGAGGCTCTGCAGATAGGGGGGATAGTGAGTGAAATGTGAAAAGTGTTCGAAGGATATCTTTCCGGCCTATGCGGTCATCTTGGATGTATCGCTGAGCAGCAGGCAGTATCTGTCTGGTAATCCTGGGACAGCCCGCCGCAGCTCTGTCACCTTGTGCCCACAATGCGCTGCTACGATAACGAGCAACTTGGAGTCCCTGACGGATTCTATCCAGGCGCTGATTCTTGGCAGTGATTTGCCAGAAGTGTCCGCGATGAAGGAGCGCATCGAACAGCTCCGTCAGGAGCGGGACGATGCCCGGGCGCAGTTTGACATGTACGGCGGCGACGAGGGTATCACAGCTATGCTGGAAGAACTGGAGATGCTGCGGAAAGCTCATCCATTCACCTCAGGCAAATAGGGGAGGGGCATATGGAGAAGAAAGAGCGCTCAAAGTTCATCATACTCGTCCCGGTCCTGCTCATTATTGCAGTCATTGCCGGGTGGTACTACCTGCGGACCTGGCCGCTGCGGTTCCAGGGGCAACTGGATAATTTCTTCGGGAAGGACGACTGGGAGGTCATCTCTGAGGATACCAAAGAAAGTATGATGTATGATAAGAACATCACCATTCGGAATGCCACGTGGTCATCTGAAGAGATTCCCGGTAAATTCCATGAGTGGGATATCGCCTTCACGAACCGGGACGGAGATACGGAAGTCTGGACTATTTCAGACCACACCATGAAGATAAACCACGATAAGTACTGGCTTTTGAGTCCTGACCGCTACTCTGCAAAGCAGGCTCTTGGCCAGGAGTTAATGGACATATCCTTTTCCATGGCAGGGGAACAGGTTCATAAAGAAATCCTCCAGGCTCTGTTGCCTGGTGCTGAAGCAGACTGCGTTGTCGTGGACATCTCATACCGAGGCGGCAGGCCAGACCCGGAACTGTATAATGAGCTTCTGGATGCACCATGGTTCGCCGCGAACGATGTGACTGCAGAGGATTTCCTACAAAGCGACCTCAACGACTTCTACCTAGATATCTACGCCTATGATTATCGGGTAGATGACCTGACCTCTGATGAGAGGAAGCATCTTCTGGGGAGCCTGACAGATATCGAAAACCTGCTGAAAGAGACCTACGGAGACTATGTGGACTATGAAATCTACCTGGGCGACGGGTGCCGGGCAGAATATAGAGGCCCCGAGGGCTGATTTCCGCAGACAATAAACTGATATGCGAGGAGAGGCCGCCAACAGGCGGCTTTCTCCCCGCTCTTTTCTGCTCTATATTGGCTACATAAAGTGGCCATCGAAATCAAATTTCCTCAATCCAGCCAAATGTGTTATAATGCACAGCACACGGGGGTGGTCTCATATGCTCATCTATCTCTCCATGATTGAGAGTGAAGCCGATAAATCACTGTTTGAGCAACTCTACATCCGGTACAAAGGGCTGATGTACCACATCGCGTACCGGATTTTACAAAACCGGGAGGATGCCGAAGATGCCGTTCACCAGGCTTTTGTGTCCATTGCGAAAAATATTAAAAAAATTACAGAGGTCGACTGTCCGAAAACCTATGGTTACATCGTTACTATTATTGAGAGGAAATCTATTGACAGTCTAAGAGCGAATAAGCACATTGTCAGCACGGACTTTGAAGAGTCAGAGCCTGGCATAGAAATCCCACCGCCGGGAGAGGGAGGTCTTGCAGATGCCATAGCAAAATTGAATCCCCGCTACCGGGAAGTCATCCTGCTTCACTATGCCTACGGGTACAAGACCAGCGAGTTGGCCGATATGCTGGATATGAAGCAGGACTCCGTTCGCAGATTACTTTGGCGTGCAAAGGAGGCTCTTAGAAAGAACCTAGAGGAAGGAGGTATTCCAGTATGAGAGACCAACTGACAGATGAGATGTTGACCCAGGCGGCAAAGCAAGTCGCGGAATCCATGAAAGCGTCCCTGCCGGTCCCCAAAGAATGCCACCATGAATTTCCTCCCGAATTCGAGCGTGATATGAAACGACTCGCCGCTCAGACAGAGCGAAGGCGTCATATGCGCAGATACCTGCAGAGGGTCGCTGCGGCCTGCCTGGCTGTGGTTATCAGCCTAAGCACCTGGCTGGCAGTCGATGCGGAGGCCCGGGCCGCCTTCGTCCAGTGGGTCAAGACCGTTTATGAGCAGTCTGTGGTTTACGAGTTCTTCCATTCAGGTGAGGCGCAGAATGAAGCTGGTTACATGCTCGGTTGGGTGCCAGATGGTTACACCCTGGAAAACGAGGTGGGTGGAGAAATCATTACCACGCTCATTTATCTCAACGGAGAAGATGCTATCTACTTTACTTACGAACAGGCAACGGATGGCGCTCAGACCAAGCTATTCACTGATGATGCGGGTACGGAGCCTGTAATAGTCAATGGAGCAGAAGGAGAATTCTACCTGTCCCAAGACAGCGCTGAATCTAATAGCATGGTGTGGTTTGATGGAAAAAACAATATTTTGTTTTCTATCTCTGGTTTCATAGACAAAGATACAATGATAGAAATGGCAGAGTCTGTTAAAAATATGAGCCTGTCAAACTAAACAAAACCAGCTTCAGTTTTTGTGCTCAATGACGAAATGCGAAAACTGAAATTGAGGACTGTCCGATATCGCCTCCTTGTGTCGTTTCTCCTAGTAGAACGTCACAAGGAGGTGAATTTTTTGAAGAAGCGACTTCTGCCTTTGGGACTTGCAGTAGTGCTTACTATCGGAATGACTATCTGTGCCTCGGCCGCTGAACCTCAGATTGAGCCTCGGCTCCTTCAGGTCCACTCCGCTTTGACCTTTTCGGGGACAACTGCTAATTGTGAAGCAATGATTACCAGTGCCTCTGATAGTATTAAAGCCACTATGACACTGAAACAGGGAAGCAGAGTTGTCGACTCTTGGTCTGGTTCCGGCACTGGCATAGTCTTTCTGGAGGGCGATTGTAAAGTCACAAAGGGTGTGACCTACACGCTCACAGTTGAAGGTACTCGGAATGGAGTTGCTTTTGAACCAGCAACAGTAACCAGAACTTGCTAATTCCAGGTTCAGCGCAGATTCTATCTGGCAAAAGGACATGTTTCATTTTGAAAATGAGATATGGTAAGGTACAAGCGTTTTGCTGTATCAACGAAGTGTGTCTATATGATTAACGAAGAATTGCAATCCTTTCCCCCAGAAAAGACCTGCAAGTCCAACAAACAACAGATACAGAAGAAAGGATGCATAATATGGCAATCTATGAAATTATCAATGTTGGAGCTAATAAGGCTCTTAACATCTACGGTTCTGATGTCAAGGGGAACACTTTGTACGACGGCCGCAGCATTATTCTTTGGACCAGTTCCGGGTCTGGTGAACAATGCTGGATTGTTCCCAGCCTTAGGTCTGCGCCTTACATCAGGAGCTACTTGAACCGCGACTTTGGTATCCATGCCAATAAGAACGGCACCTCGAAGTATGCGTGTGACATCCATACGATTACAGGTTCCGCAGATACAAAGATTGCTCTTACAGAAGTTAGTAATGGGTATAAAATTAAACTGGAAGGCGAAAATATGTACCTGACTGCTAACGGTACAGGCAATGGCGCATCGGTGTCTTGGGCCCCTTCGAGTACGAGCAATATGCAAGTCTGGAAATTCAACAGGAAGGATGTCATCAGCAATGGTAGGTCCACAACCCTTTATGGGGATGTGGGAACTATGAACGATGCAGGGTTGAGCGGCAGTCGTATGGAGAAAAACGCACAGTATATCTATGATTTTCTCCGCGATGAAGGCTTTACCAAGGAGGCAGCATGTGCTGTGCTTGGTAACTTTGAGTCAGAGAGCACTTTTAATCCGGCGATTTGGGAGAATTTAAACGTCATCTCTGGTAATCACTCTGGCTACGGAATCGCTCAGTGGACTCCCGCAACTTATTTCCTTCAGTGGGCAGTGGACGTCGGCCTTATTACTACCGCAACGGCGTCACAAATCAACAGAATAGCTGAAAGCTCTATCCAAGATTTGATGGATTCAGAACTTTCCTTCCTGATGTGGACACTCAATTTGAGTGGTGATAACTTTACAGGCTCTACCTCGTTTAACTCCTTTAAGACCTCTACCAGTAACGTGAAGACACTTGCAAAAACTTTTGCAGAAAACTACGAGCGTCCTGCGAGTAGTGAGTATACGGAGCGACAAAACAACGCTCAGAAGTGGTACAACTTTTTTTAACAAAGCGCTCTCTTGAATCAATAGTTCAATACGCGGGGACTGTTCGCAGCCCCCGCGTACTAATAAATTTTGTTATTGAGGTGGATAAAAATGGTGAATAAGACTTCGGGATGGAAAATGTCTATTGCATGTACAGCTTTTCTGATGATGTGTTCGCTTGTGCTCTCAGCGTGCAGTGTAGGCAGCATACCAAAGCAAGAAGAGAACTGCGATACAAGCACAACGCCAGATGTATGCGAGACAGCGGCAGGAGGCCAGGAAACCACACCTCAAGTCAATAATGAAATAATAGATATGGCAATGGCTGCGTATCGTGACGTGCTCCTCGGAAAAAGTAATTACTTCGATGCTCCGACAGCAGAAAATCTAAACATCAACCAGTTATACGATATTGACAGTATTTTCCCAGCGACTCCAACGCAATTCGTTCTGCAAGATTTGGATAATGATGGACTTCCAGAGGTCATTGTACAAATAGACATGAATAACATAGAAAATTTTGGAAGTCTAATATTGCATTATGAAGATGGCCAAGTTGTCGGATACTATCTTTGGAGCCGAGCGTTTGGAGATTTAAAAACAGACAATACTTTTTATACATCAAGTGGTGCATTTGACCATGGCTATTCCCGCATTGACTTCTCCGCTTTCGATGATACTGCAGATGCACCCAACAATACGATTATACATCCAGTATGTTATTGCTCGTCTAGCGCAGGCTATGATGAAAACGGTGAGCTTATCGAAAAATATTATAACGATGGTATAGAAATTACTGCAGAAGAATTTGAGCAAGAGCAAGAAAGACAATTTGCGAAGGAGGATGTGCAATGGATAGAGTTCACATCAGATAATATCAACAATTCTATAAAACTGTACCAGTAATCTTACCATTAAGGGGCCTCGGGTTTTTAACCTGGAGGCTTTTTTGATTATTGAATAATTTAGTTATATATGGTATAATATTGCGATGAGGTATAAATGAATCAATTTTCATTTTCGAAAACGCTCAAAAGTAAGGAGAAAATCGATGAACTCTCAGAATCTTGACTCATCATGGTTTTTGATGCAAGGTAAAGCCTTGGCCGAACAAAATCTTCTGATAACCGATGCAAGCGAACGTATCCTGACCGCTACAATGCTAGGCTGTGCCAGTAGAGTAATCCTGAAATCAATCCCTATGGTTCTTGTCTGCACCAAAGATAGCAACACCCCTGCAGTCAAGTATGCAGAGTTCAGCGGCTACGATATCCGCTATGCTGACCAGGACTCCGGCGCAAACGAATTACTGGAGCCCGGAGATGGAAATGGTCCTGTGGCCACTATCCTGGAGACAGGGGAGGGCAGCATGACCCATACGCAGGCTGGAATAGTCCTCGGGCGAATCCTGGAGTATGTCTGCGGCGCGACCAACCACCCGAACCTGGCCATCCTCATTGACGACTTGCCTTCACTGGGCCAGGTGCCGCATATAGAGAATGCTCTGGCCATGTCCGGGAAAATCAATGTCCGGTTCTGTATGACGGCCGAGCACATGAGTGAGGTCGCCGCTGCCTACCCGGCCACACACATTAAAATCATTGAGAACTGCAAGGTGTTTTTCTAAAATACCGGAATCTGTTCAAAAGGGGGAAATAACATGCAAGGTATCAGAGCCGGGGGAAACACTGGCTCAAAAATGTACTTCTACTGCGGATGCATCTTCAGCATCGTCGGCGTGATTTTCGTAATCACGTTTTTGCTGGTCTTATCCCATTGGGAAACAGTATCTGCAAATGGACAAGGCGAGATATGGCTCATCCCAGTAGCATTTGGGCTAATAAGTGTAATAATGCTGGTCATTGGGTTCCTGCTCCTGCGTCTGTACAGCAACGAACAGAGAAAGATTCGGCGCTTGCTGGAACGTGGTGAATATGTCATGGCAGACATCACCGGCTTCCCAATAAACTACCACAACAGAGTAAACGGAATCCCAACCTACTTCGTCGAGTGTACCTACCAGGACCCGACTACCGAGACTGTTCATGTATTCAGAAGCCGGGATATCGGCATTGCGTTCCTTCCAGAGAAAATCACAGCCAAAACGGTAAGAGTGTATGTGGACAGAAGCAGTGAATATCAGGACTACTATGTGGACGTGGATAGTATCCTGCCACACGTAGTGCGGCATTAAGGAGGACAAATGAGAAAGACCTTTTTTAATCACAGAAAATCAGCGGTATTTCTGAGCACAGTCCTGTGCCTTTCAGTGCTGGCCGGGTGCAACGCACCCAGCAGTCAGCCTGCACGGTCAGAGAGTCCCCAACAGCCTGAGCAGCAGATGGAGTTCCCCTACGAGCTGACCATCGGCGGCGTGGGCTATTCCTTCGCCTTCTCCTACGATGACCTGACTTTCCTGGGTTGGGAGTCCCAGTCGGTGAAGACAGAGGATGCTGAAAAGGTACTGGTGCCCGCCGGAGAGACCAGTGAATCGTCTGAGGACAACGCAGTGTACTACAAGAACGGCGATGTCCGGGGCGCACGGCCTATTTTCTACAACGGTAGTTCGGAGAATCTGTTTGTGACCGAGTGCGAGGTCGTAGGCTTTGTATTCGATGACAGCTATAACTACAGCTATCCTGCCGGTGAGGTTGCGGTCAGTGGACCGGATGGAACGGTGGAACAGGGTATCTCTACATACGATGAGGCTTTGGCGGCTCTGGGGACGCCGGTGAGCGACGACGGTACGACCGTCCTGTATACCGGGAATGGGGAGGAGACCTGCACTCAGTATCTGAAACTAGAGTTCGACAGCACCGGAGTGCTTGAGTTCCTAAGCATTCAGTCGTATACTGCTGACACAGAGGACTGAGGGGCATCACAATAGGGGGATAGAATATGCAGATTGAAAACAGAAATCACTGGATAGACCGAATCATGGACAAGGTGTCCGATTATGAATTGACCGCGATGTTCGCAGACCTCACAGAATTCCGGCGGACTGCGTTGCTGAAGCCGGAAAGCCCTGTCCGGGCTCTGGACAGAATCTTTCGGAAACAGTGCGGTCAGAGCGATGCTATGCTGCGGGTAGTGGAGGATGCGGTGCTCTACGAGATGGCCCGGCGGTACAACAATATGGCCGAGGATGATAGAGACGCAACCATTGAGGGCTGGAAGAGCCTTGGTGGCAGAGATGTGCTGCTTTACAAAGATGAGACGAGCACCCGAATTTTGAAGTACTGGGTTGCCACAGCCACCACGGACGACATCACCCTGGGCCATTTTGACAGCGAAGAGGCCGCTCGGGAATTCATCCGTCAGAATGGGTACGCCTATGGGAATGATGGCTCTGTCGTCATCATCACGGACGAGGATGGCGAGGAGGCAGAATAACAAGGAACGCTTTTCAGATTCAGAAAGTACCTGATGGGAGGAGGGATGAGCAGGTGCAGACAATTTGTTACTGGACTAAACGGCCGGAGCTATCACAAAAGGCCGAGAGTTTTACAAAGGAGAAGGTCAATCACGACACACGAATTTACCGGCGGAACCGGGTATTCACGATTGCTGGGGTCGCCTTCCTGTCTATAAGCGGCGTGTCCATTGCCGGTTGCCTTCTGCGAATGCTTGCCCACATCATAGCGGGTGTACCAGATGATGACCCGCAGTTCTACATCTGGCGGCTCTTCCTCAGCCTATCTACGCTTGCGGTAGGTCTCATCCTTTTTCGGGTCCGTCCGGTACTGGAAGAGTTACCTTGGCCAGACTGGTATGCGCAGTATATGCTCGACGAAGCCCGCCTGCAAATTCTTCTCTCTGGGAAGCCTGTTCGGGTCAGTGGCATGGTCGACAGGTTCGGCCGCCGCCTCCCGGAGTGTGAAGCATACCGTGGTATTGCTGACTTCGACTCCAGAAAGTTGTTTCTCCTCTTTCAGGCCGGTCCCGGCAGGAAGTTCTGCGTTATAACCTCTCTTGACGATATGACCTTCATTCCATACGGATAGCATCAAAGCCATGTACCTTCCCGGGTACATGGCTTTTGACATGTCAGAAAAAATCGAGGATAATATGGCAACGGGGAGGCGATAACTGTCCGGCAGTGCCAGGCTGTGCTCTACCTTCCCATTGTATTGCCGCAACTTGCCGGAAGTGCCGGATAGTTCCCTGACTGCCAGGCAGTTGCGGCATCACTTGTTGCTCCTTCTGCCTATCTGCCTATTTATTGGACAGCACAGTGAAAATGGCAGTCACATGGAGCCCTAAAATATTGACTAATTTATTATTATATGGTATAATATTGTTATAGAAAACGGGAGGTCTGCCCTATGGAAGCACCCAAGCTCTTAAGCACTCAATACCCCGGGCTCATGAGCACCTACCACACACCGCATATCTGCGGCCAGTGCGGCGCTCACATTGCCGACGACTGGTCATTCTGCCCGGAATGTGGGACACCGACCGGCCTTACACAGAAGGACTTTGAAGAGTCGGCTCGGTGGCTGGATGCGGTGCAGAAAGCAGGCACTTGTACTCCAATGGATACCAGACAGATGTCCAGATGTGCCCGCTGCAGAAATCACCATTATGATGTTGAGCAGAAGTTCTTTTGCAGGCTCGGCCACCAGGATGTCTTCTCTATGCAGAAAGATGAAGGCGAGTGCCCGGATTTCAAAAGTCGGTATCTGGAGTTCCCGCTGGCAGTGCAAGGAATTGAACTGCGGGGCTGTCTGCCGTCGATGCGGGAGGTTGGAAAACTGGTCCGGGTGCGTCTCTGCGACGATGACAAGACATACCTGGGTGTGTACCTTGGCGAACTTGCCCGTGCTCCTATGGCCTACACCCGCTCGGACAGTCAAAATCTGATTGTCAGCCTTTATCAAAATCCTGCGCTATATGTCCCAGCCCTGTCCCGCATCGTGTGGGGAGATGAGAGTTGGTGGAGCATTATCGAAAGTGAAGATGACCTCAGAGACATCTCAAACGATGACATCGCCAGTCAATGGTATGTGCGATTGGTAAAGGACCTGTTCTCTAAGAGCAAGACAAATAACGGGGAGGAGGAACCGTGAATGTTACTTAGCAAGGAAACCACCGTCGGCGGGCTCGTCCAGGAGCTGAACCGATGGCTAAAGGTCAAATGGCTGCACGCGGACTATAATAAGCAGTTGCCGAATGCTCGGGATGTGCTCGATTACTTCAAACGGCTATTCGAGTCGGCCGAGCGGGAATACGGCGGTGCAGTCCGCAATGCACACGCAGACTTCTACAAGGAGCAGGGAAAGGAACAGCCAGACCAGTGCTGCGACTTCGACACTCTAACACTGCTGGACACATCTGTGCGGGACAACGACCTGGTTCTTTTCACCTGGCTGGGCGGAGAGCAAATCCCTATCCTTGTGTTCCATATGGACATCCAGCACATTGCATTGGAAGACGACGCCTGTGAGGCAGTCAAGAGTGTTTCCAATGATGATGACGCTGAGGCCAAGCTCGTGGACATCCTGTGCTCAGTCGTCCGTAAGCAGGATGCCACCGGGGTGGATGTCATCCAGCGGTGGCAGTTGGCATCGGACTGTTACCGGGAGAAGCACCCCATCTGCCCAGTCTGTGGGAATGGGAATGTCCGTATCGTCCCGAATGACGATTGGGGCAGCAGCGGTCCTGGCCGGTATGTCTGTGACTACTGCGACTGGGAGTCCAACGGGCAGAAGTATTACTACAAGAGCGACCTGGGCGACAAGGACGCTTTCAATAAAGAGGTCAAATACCTCAAAAAGGTCCGTGACTGTAAAGACGGCGTTCAAAAAGCGGATGACACATTCAAGGCAGCAGTTGAGCTGCTGACCGCCACACGGGATAAGGCGTTGAAGGGTAAGGTTGAAGTCTATATGCTTCAGCAGACCCTGGAGGGATGGGCTAAGCAACTTGAGCGGCTGGCCGCCGATTGGAAAGGACAAAAAAATGGACGCTGACAGCGGATATCCTGTGGCTGAGGAAGTTCAGTTGGCCACTCAGGGCGACAAAGGCGCGGCAGGACGGCTGGCCCAGGCCGGGATCCTCCTGCCGTGTCCCTTCTGCAAATCGCACTTGGAGCATAAGCGGTTCCTCGGCCACTGGTACTGGCTGCACCCGGTTATGTCGTGTCCGCTCATCTGGTGTGCCGAGGACTCCCAGTATGGGTTTCTCGACGATGAAAAGAACAACACCATGTGGAACACACGAAGCCTATCTGATTTTGAAAGCGAGGAAGGAAAATGCTGAAATATTACGACCCGAACTTTAGGGGCGTCCATGTTGTGCGGGCCACATTCATGGCCTGGGACTATGTGGGACATGTAGCATGGCCTATCGGCGGAAACTGCCGTGGCGCTGCGATGCTGGATACGGACTTTCTGGAGTGCGACACCCAGGAGGATATCGACCGCTACGTGGAGAACGACTGCCAGTTCTCCTTTGACGAGGAGAGTCAGACCTACTCCGCCATCCTTCACCGGGAAGACGGCGACACTCTGGAGTACTCCGGCGACGAGGATGAGTTCAAGAGCATTCTGATTTCCATGGAAATCTGCGAGTGCCGGGAACAGAAGACCCCTTGACGGTAGGGAGGGAGAAGGATTTGAAAGCAGCTATTCTCGCGCTGGCGGTTGTCCTGGCCCTGTCCGGGGTCCAGTCAATCCCGGCGGCGGCCGTGGAAGCCCCGGCCATCAAGTCCGGGCCTACCTATGTTGTGGAGCACGGGACTGAGTACATCCTCCACGCCGGTGGCATCACTCCGGCTGGTACTGTGGGCAGTAACAGCCTGGAGGCCCTGGACTACTCCTATCAACGGGGCTACCGGGCCATGGAGATGGACTTCTTTTGGACGACTGACGGCCAACTGGTCTGCGTCCATGATTGGGAAGCATATTACGCCCACAGCCTGGGCAAAGAGGCCCTGGCGCTCCAGGAGTTTGAGTCTGTGAACGGCTCCTATGGGTTTACCTCCATGACTATCGACACCCTGGCCCAGTGGATGACCCAGCACGACGATGTTATCATCGTCACCGACATCAAAGAGAACTGTGTGGAGGGCGCGAAGCTGATTGCGGAGCGGTATCCCCAGTTGCGGGACCGATTCTACATCCAAATCTACAACACCCAGGACTATGAGGCGGTTTCCGCGCTGGGCTTTCAGAACATTATCCTGACGGTCTACCAGATGACCTGGGCGGAAAAAGCGGACACCAATGCCCTGGCGGCCTTCGCCAACAGCCACACGCTGGCAGGCATTACATTCCCAATCGACCTGGTAGACCTCATCCCTGGGTATCTTGAGACCCTGGTGGCCTCCGGCACACCAGTCTTTGTCCACACCGTCAATGACGCTGAAACACAGCGGATGCTCTTCGACGCCGGTGTTGCAGGGGTCTACACGGACGGAACCATTCAGTGAGCAGGGGAGGCGCAACCCATGGGTGAGACGCTGATTTGCCCATATTGCGGGCAGGAACAGTACGGCCACGAGCCGGATGAAATCACTGCCTTTATGTGCTCAACTCAGTGCGAGCACTGCGGCAAAATGTTTTGGTACTCCGTTACAGTTACCAGAGAGTATCACTCCACGAAGGATGAGGCCAACTAGACCTCATCCTCAAAAAAGACGAGACTATATGCCGTCAGCCAGGAGGGGGAAGACGATGGAGAAAAATTTCAACACAAATGGGTCCGCAAGGTTCAAAAATATCGAGGCCCTGACGGCATGGCTCGAAAATCTCGACGCAGAGGCCGCTGGGAAGACCTGTGACCGCCTTCTGGCTATCCGCAAGGGTGAGATACCACGCGGCCGCTCTGACGCCATACAGGACGCTATAAGCGCATCCTTCCAGGTGACAGGCTATGTGCTCTCGAAACCAGACTGGGCAACCAACGTAGGCCCCAGCAAAGAAGAGAAGTGGGCCATGCAGCGCACATCCCTGATTGAGCGTCTGCAGAAGTTCTATAACTATTGCACAGAGTTCGGCCAGACCCCTAATGTTGGCTTTTGGGCGGATGGGGAGTATGCCTTTCTGTATCTCGGGAACCCCAGCTCCGGCATCATTGTGCCTGAGCCGGAAAAGTATCTGGAATACATCCCGCCGAAGGACTATTCCGCTATGACTCCACTTCAGGTACGAAAGCAACTCGGTGTCGGCATATCTCAGGAAGACGGCGATATGCAGTCTCTGGTCTCCGCAGAAGTCGAGGCCAGCCTAACAGGTGCGGACCTCAAGAAAAGCCTGGAAGACCAGAACCAGGCGATTGCTGACATCGAGCAGGAAATGAAAGACACTCGGGAGGCCAAGACCGGAGAACTGGCTGAACTCCGCATGGAACTAGAGCGTGTCCAGGCTGAGCTGGATGCTAAAAAGTCCGCTCTCATGGCGGAATTGGAGCAGAAGAAGCGGTACATGGAGCAGATGAAGGAACAGATGGAGAACCAAATCTATATGCTGGATTCCCAAATCTATGCCATCCGCTGCTTCGCTGGAGAGGTCGTCCAGTTTGCCCGCATCCGGTCCGGTCGAAATGCCCCCGTCACCGAGCCTATCGTCATTCATCAGAAGCTACGGTTCCTGGATGAAGACCTGGGCCGCCTGGCGTCCCTCTACGAAATCCAGTGGGAAAGGCTGGACCTGTTTGAGCAGTTCCTCCGGCACTCGCCGCTGGCCCTGGACACCTTCGCTCCCAATGAGCGTTGCGTTGTCCTGGTTCGTCTTAGCCGTACCGGCACGCAGCAGGGAAGGGACAACATCCGTCCCTACACGAATCTCTTCAAGAACTATGAGTATTACCACGGGAAGACCGTGGGCATCATCATCCGAAATGGGGAGAACTTGTATCTGGGTTGGACGGAAGAGGACAGAGTTCATATCGAGGATGACCTGCTCATCTCCAAGGTGGTCACGGAAGTGACGCCGGGGAAGGACCCGGAGTTTATGTTCGAATCCGAGCGTGAGCGGTATGAGCAACAGCAGAAAGCTGAGCGCCGCCGCTTTGTGGATGGGCTGGTCTCCCGCTCCTTCGTTTACAACATCCTGCAGGGCGTTGTAGAACACACCGATATGCTCCCACTCCCGGAGGGTGTGGCTCTGAATAAACCTTCGGAGTATGTCATCTACTCTGTGGCGGACAAGTGGTTGGCGGACAACCGCTTTGGCTCCTTCAACGAAATCGTGGAAAAGTCCAATAATCGGGTCACAGAAGGTGATATGCTGTTGACAGTCCAGCACCTTATCCCGGAGCGCAGTTCCTGGGGTGGAAACTACAGCCCCCGCTGGGACAATGTGCGCGGCAGAGGCGACCGGAACCGTACCCATGACTGCCAGGTGGATGACTGCAAAATCTATCCCGCTAATCTGGTCGAATATGATGAACCTGTCAGCAAGACACGGTTCAAGCGGCTGGTCCCGCCTGGGTATTTCGAACTCCAGAAGAATCCGGGCGCGAAGCCCGCTTGGCGGGAGTTCGTCGAGTACACTAACAGGTATGAGCCGCTCCACAACGAGGATGGCTCCGAGGTCCCGCCGGATGAGCAGGACCAAATTATCGAGGTGTTCGATTACCGCAGACAGCATGTCTATGTCTCTGTGCCGAAAATGTTCAGCTACGCTGATGCTCGTTCAAATTTTGAACTACAGCCGGAAGAGTATATCAATCTGACCTACCTCAACAGTGTCTGGTTGGAGTGGGCTGTAACCACCAAGAACCTGGGTGGCTGGACGGTGGGCGGCAAGGAAGTGACCTATGCCTATGCCATCAAGTACATCAAGACGGCTCTGGATTTCATTCGGAAGCGGGAAGCGGAGGAAAAGGCGCACCTGGATGCCGTGGACAGCACCATCACTCAGGACCCGGACTGGCCGCTGAGGCTGAGCGAGTGGAAGCTGGCGAAGGGTGTGCGGCAAATTACGCCATATCAGGCAAAGCGGTTTTCCAAGCATTACAGAGAGAGGGCTGAGAAGTGATGGAACAGGATGACCTCATCCTTCGGAGGGTCGCGGCCGCCTACTTCACAGGGGATGAGGTCATCCCCTGTGGAGAGGCCCGAGCTGCGATAGAGATGTGTCCGGCGGCAGACCTCCCGGCGGACTGGCTGAGCAAGGCGGCAATCCAGTCTGCTGTAAGAGAAGCCTATGCTGGCTGTATGGATTCTACCGTCTATGCACCAAAGGATTTCCTTCGCCTGCTGGACACGGTTCCGCCAGTCCGGCAACATGGGCAAAATTGCGGTCACTGGATACGCCGGGATGTGGCAGGGGAGGACCCGTGGGAGTGCAGTGAGTGCGGCAATTCTGTCCCAGTCTATGGCTACCATTTCTGTCCACACTGTGGGTTCCCGATGCGTTTGTGAGAGAGGAGAGGTTTATGCGTTTTGAATGGACCCCTGCGTCTGATACAGGAGAGATTTGTTTCCTAGCGCAGACCCAGGGATTTTTGCCCGAAGTAATATCGCCGTCATTGCGCGCTAAGGCGGAAAACATCGCCGCCGAGATTGTCAATGTGCTGGATGATGGGGAGGCTGTGTACATGCCGATTCTTGGCCGCTCCATTACCAAGCGGATTTACGATGGCACGGATGTCGTCACATTGGAAGAGAAGCCTGTGTTATGCATCTGCTTGACCAACCGGCGGGTCATTTACTGTTTCCCCACCGATGGGAATAAGCCGCTGATTGATGCTGGTCAGAAGTACTATATCCATGCCTGGCCTATCAGTCAGATTTCAGAGGTGGATTTTCGGCCGCAGGAGGATGGACACCACATTTTCGTCAATCTCTTTGGGTGTACAATGGAGCTGACGTTGCTCAATGCTGCTGAATGCCGCTTTAGGACCGTCTACCGCTGGTATTTGGGCCGTCTGAAAACAGACGGGCAGATGAATGCATCCGAACGGCCGTCCCTGCCTGGGCTCAATCAGCCCCGCATCGAGCAGGTCGCGCCCCTTTACCTTCGCAAGCGTCCGGTCTATCGTATGGATATCCTCGGCAATTCTCCATTTGCTCTGGATTACATCGTCCAGCAGGTCAACTGCAAGGGCGTTATGGGAGCTGGCTTGGCAAGACAAATCCGGGCAAAATGGCCCGGTATCTATGCCCCGTATGCTGAAATCTGCCGGAACAAGGGAGCGCAGGCCCTGGGTACGATGTTCCCTTATGCTACGCCAGATAACGGCCCAGTCATTTGCAACTGCTTCGCCCAAGACGGCTATGGCCGTGATAAGCAGTATACCTCCTACGAGCACCTGCGAGAGAGCCTGCTCCAAGCGAAGAAGTACGCAAGCATTCCAGAATATTTCCTTGGTGCAAGAGTGCCGAAGTCCATGGGCATCCCGTATGGCCTTGGGTGCGGCCTGGCCGGGGGAGATTGGAATGTGGTCTATAATATCATCAACGATGTGTTCTATGACTGTGATGACAACTACCTGCACATCTATATCTGCAAATTGCCCGAGCGGCGGAAGGAGGAACTGAAATGAGTACTGTCCCGAGAAGTCCGTATCCCGATGGGGACCGCAGCATCCTGGCCTGTCCATCCTGTGGAAGCGGGGAATACCTCTGGAACGACGACGGAAACCGCAACCATTTCTGTGGCCAGTGCGGCCAGGCCATTGATTGGGGAGATGAAGTACCCAGGAAAAACCTGCGAGTCGCCTGTTATTGCCGTGTGGCCACCAGGGAGCAGGCGGAGGAAACTGACCTGGAGACCCAGCGGGAGCTGCTTGCAAGGGAAATCAAGAACGGGAAGTTCGGTCCCAACTGCTATATCCTGAACCCGCAGGAAGACCCCGCCGCCGTCAAGGCGCTCCGGGCCTACGCCGCCGCGACTGACAATGGGGAACTGGGCATGAGTCTGCTGGCTACCATCAAGCCGTTGGAGCGGCCGGAGGAATGCCCATTCGACCAAAGCACTAAAGCACTTCAGCACCTATTTGACACTGCGTGGAACCTGAACATTTCCGAGGAAACCAGAAGTCAATTCACGCAGATGGTCACGGACCAGCTCTCCGGCATTATGCAGGATTTCAATTACCTGGTGGAGAACTGGAAGCTAATGACTGGATTCGCGGATTTCCCGCAGGACAAGGAGGAAAACGAGACATGAAAACCTACAAGCTGGTTCTGGGCGGCCTGGATATGCTGGCGGCGGCAGCATCCCTGACTTTGGCCATCAAAAAGAAGAGCGGCCTGCAGTACGGTTTTGCGGCCGGATTTGCTCTGATGGGCGCACTCAATCTGCTGGACGCCGCCCAAGGCGATAAAGACCCATACCTCTACGGTGGCCGGGTATGACCTGCGTTATCTGCCTGGAGAATAGGGGAGGGGTGATGTTTAATCACCGCCGGGTCAGTCGGGATGCGGTCGTCACAGACCGCATTCTGAAACTCGCCACCGAGCACGGTCCGCTGAATATCACTCCATATACGCTCCGCTTACTGCCACAGGAGAATATTCCTTCATGCGTGGTTCATATCTGCGACCACCCGGCTGCCGAGGGGGAAGGCACCTGCTGGCTGGAGGACACCGTTGGGGAACTGCGGCCTGACGCCGCAGACAGGCTCATCCTCTTCCGCTGGAACCGGACATATCCGGCAGACACGCTCTTTGACCAGAAGGCGTTCTTCTCCGGGGGCAACTGGGAGCTGGAGAGCCAGGAGGAGTTTCCCGGGAAATCTCACAAAAAAATCACAATGGAGGTATACCACCGTGCTTAAACAGAAGATTTTAGCCATTGGCACCGCTCTGCTTCTCACATTCTCCCTCGCCGGGTGCGGCGGGGAGTCCACTTTGGGTGATATCTATGACGGACTCAGCGATATTCCGGTCGAGGATATCATGGATGGGGCCTCCGGCCTGCTGGATGGAGCGATTCAGGATGCCACGGATGCCTGGAACGAAGGTACATCCCAGAGCGCCGGGCAGAGCACCAGCGTTGTCTCCCTGGACGACATCCCGGAGTTCAGCGACAGCCCTTATGTCACAATCAATGACAATGTTCCATACTTTACAGAAGATGAGCTGACAACAGATGCGTTTGAGACCTACTCCGAACTGGATGACCTGGGCCGCTGCGGCGTCGCATACGCCAATGTGTGTCAGGAACTGATGCCCACAGAGGACAGAGGCGAAATCGGCCAGGTGAAGCCGACCGGCTGGCACACCGTCAAGTACGATTTCATCAGCGGCAAGTATCTGTACAACCGTTGCCATCTGCTGGGGTATCAGCTCACAGGGGAGAATGCTAACGAGCAGAACCTCATTACCGGCACCAGATACCTCAATGTGGAGGGGATGCTCCCGTTCGAGAACATGGTTGCCGACTATGTGCAGGAAACAGATAACCATGTGCTCTACCGCGTGACTCCCATCTTCGAGGGTGACGAACTGGTGGCCCGGGGAGTCCTCATGGAGGCCCTGTCTGTCGAGGACGACGGCGAGGGCATCTGCTTCAATGTCTACTGCTACAACAACCAGCCCGGCGTTATCATCGACTACGCGACAGGGGAGAGCCAGGCGGCTTGACAGCGAGGTTTTTGTTATGATATATACTGTTTTAACCAACAAAGCTCTTCGGATAGCCTACGAGGCGCATCAGGGGCAGGTCGACAAAGCAGGACTCCCGTATATCTTTCATCCATTTCATCTGGCCGAGCAGATGACAGATGAAATCTCCACCTGCGTAGCCCTGCTGCACGATGTAGCGGAGGATACCGATGTGTCGCTGGACGAGCTGGCCAGGGAGTTCCCCCCAGAGGTCATGGCATCGCTGAGAAAACTTACCCACCAGCCTGGGGTGGTCTATGCTGACTACATTATCGGCCTGCGGGATGACCAGGTAGCCAGGAAGGTCAAAATGGCGGATATCCGGCATAACTCGGACATGAGCCGGTTCGCTGGGGGCAAGCCTATCTCATCGAAAGACAGGTCTAGGCTTGCTGAGAAATACAAGATGGCTTTGGCTCTTCTCTCAGAAGGGTGCTGAAATTTTGATTGGAGGTTTTTCTTCTATGAAGCACAAGCGCACATTTACTGCCCTTGTGGGCATTGCTATCGGCGGCGCGGTCGCCGCCATCATTCATCAGCTCCGTAAGCCGGTCACATACAATCTCCGTGACAGCAGCGGGAAGGTGGCGGCCACCGGCACGACGAAGGATGGAAAGGTCACGGTTGACGGGACGCTTCCCTATGGGACATACACCATTCGGGAGGAAGACCCGGCCGCCGCTGAGTGAAGGTGATGCGGTATGATTCTGGCTTTTACAGGAGCCGGTATTTCTCAGGCATCTGGGGTGCCCACTTTTGCTGAGCAGCCTGGAATCCGTGATTGCCTCACACGCAGTTACGCTATTCAGCACCCTGCGGAGTATGGGAGGGTCATCACGGATATGAAGAAGGCATGTGATGCGGCGGTGCCCAACGATGCACATATCGCCCTCGCAGAATATGATGTACCCGTTATCACAATGAATGTTGACGGGCTTCATCAGAAGGCCAGGAGCCGCCACATCCTGGCCATTCATGGTACTTTGCCGGACATCGTTCTCTATGATGACCCAGCACCACTGTATGAGGTGGCCCACAACTGGGTGTTCCAGTTGAGGGAGGGGGATTTCTTCCTGATAGTTGGGACATCCTACTACACCAACATCTCTCTGCAGCTTAAGCGGGAGGCGCTCAGAAGGGGAGCGGATGTGTTCGAAATCGACCATGATGCGGAGCATCTGGTCCGAGATTTTCTTCAGAAGGCGGATACCCCAGCCTGCACCTTCGAACAGTTTTTGGCGAGAAGTCCATACATATAAGAACAGCCTGCGGCTCCAAAATCCTGCCGCAGGCTGTTTTCTCATGTTCTCCTGTAAATTGGACAAGCAGAATTATTGTGCCTATAATGAGTATGGATAGAGAGGAGATGAAATTATATGATAGACCTATCCCTTTCCGATTATATCGGAATAGCCACATCAATTCTTTCCCTAGTGGCAACTGTAATTGTGGCGTTCATCCAGTGTAGGCAAGGAAAGAAAATGGCTGACTTTGAGAAAAGACAAGATGAACGAGACGAAAAACGTCATGCTGAATCTGTAGAGTCTCAGGCAGTATCATTCATTTCGAAGTATAATAAAGACAGGGGGCTGATTCCACTATGTGCGGTAGCAACAATGTACGATAAGTTTTTTCATTACTCACGTGAGATGTACCGAGAATTCTGTTGTATGACGCTTGAAGTACAAAATAAAATTCTGGAATGTTGCGAACTCGACCTTTCTATCCAAGCTAGGGAAAAAAGGGATAACGATTCCTTCTTTGATAGGTGCTTTAAAGCCTTGAATGTGTATTGTACTAAAACTTTTCCGGCTCATGCTCCTACTCCGTTTTACGATAATGGAAAATATATTAAGGGCTGTCTTGTCCATCATGGTAGCAAGAAAATTCCAGTAAAAGAGATAAAATATCGACCGGCTTATGCAGACAACCCGATGGCATCAGCATTCTTCATCAATAAAGAGATGTGTACATACTCAGAGTGCATTACAGATACATTGCGTGACTATTTTGAAGGGAATGGCCCCGAAAAACCCATAGAATTCCTTGAGCAGAAATATAATTTTAAAATAGGGCCAGAAATAGAAGCCTGCCAATTCGCAGCAACACTTGCTTATTATATCGCAGTATCTGGCGATGACGAAGACGATTCTGGGAAAAATTATGAAGCACCCGGTCATTACAACGGAGAATTGATTGACACTATGGAAGATTTATTCCTTCAGACATTATTTGGAATATACATTCACCTAGTATTAAGCAAGAAAGAATGCTAAACCATGACCTGCGTCCATATTGTACGGGCGTAGGCTGGCCTTTTTATCCAATAATGCTCGATACATAAATTTCTCCCTGACCGGGAAACACGGTCTGATAGCGGAAACCTCGTCCTTTCGGTATAGGCAGTTCCGGGAGAAGGGAAAGTTCCTTCTCTACGGGCTCTGGTTCCGCAGCGGCAGCTTTATGGTAGGTATCCAGGCGCTGACCGGCCTGCGGGACCGCCTTAATCCCGACAGGGTGTCCGCTCTGAACGACAGAACCTGGGGCGAGGCAAACGCTGTCGAGGACCTGGGAGGCGTACAGCATTACAATCAGGTCGCGGAGATATGTATAGGGCAGAATGAAATCTGACTCAATCGTGACCGAATAGAAAAAGGCTTCGTCTATGTCGTAGTATCCGTCCAAACTTCCAGATGGGGTGTCCACCCGATAGAGGCAGTATTTATGCCCCTGGAATTTAGTTTCCTTCAGCAGTACACCAGTTATTTCGCCAGTAGGGTCATTTATCTCGAAGAAAACTCCATTTGGAGAAAGTCTGGCGCTGCTTTCTTTGAGCTGCGTCGAAACCAGCTCTATATCCAGAAGCACATGTAGATTTTGAAAAGGGACCTTGACGGTATCGAACGTCTTCTCCGGCACGATGTCAAAGGTATACTCATCTATCAGCGGGAGCATAGCCGCTAAAGAGTTGATGTGGATGCGCTGCACCTGTTCCAGCGTAGAAATGTCGTCCAGGGACCGGATGTTCATGCCATACTTTGCATAGAGGCTCCTGACGACTTGTTCCTGTTCAAACGGGTCTCTGGGCCGCCAGCCGCTTAATATCTTTTGGTTCAGCTCATTGGCTGGTCGGTCACTGTAAGGAAATGGACATGGACCAGTCAGCCACTCCCCGGCTGTGGACACGCCATACACGCAGCACTCCAAATCGAATTTGTCCGGCCGGAGGTATTCCAGCGTCTGCATCATCAGGTTGACATAGGCAGTCCGAATATCCTTCTCCACTACAATGGAACTCTCGTATTGGAGGCGCATTAGCTGGCCAGCAAAGGCACAAAACTCATGCTCCATATGATTCTTCTTGATGAGGGCGCTCAGGTTATTGTAAAACGCATGGAGTCCCAGAACGAACTTTTCTTCATTTGCTCCAGCCAATTCCAACTGTTCTTCGATTTGCCGGGTCAGAGCCTTCTGTGGAAGCGCTGCGCTGATTGCATAGGCCCCGGCCGTGAGCTTTTGAAATGGGACATTCTCAATGAGTTGGAGGACCCAGGTTGCCGTGCCGAACGTGCGGTCCATAATTAGCTGAACTGCCAGCGGTTTCCCGGCAATTCGCTTCTGGACGCGCTTCAGATACTTTCCAACGAAGTCGGTAGATTTAGTTTCAAACTGCACGCAATCAACTCCCTCCGATGAACGTTTTCCATGTCATATGCTAAAGACTATGATAGTTTATTATACCACACGGCAACAAATCACTCAACCACCAAGGAAGAAAAATATTGAATAATTTATTATTATGTGGTATAATGTTTTCGAGGTGAGAGAGTTGCGTATCCTATCGATTGATTTTGACTACTTCGTAAATCCTACCGCGCTTCAGCGTGCGTTATATTTTCCTGATGGCGGCCGTGAGATGGGTGATACACTGAACACCTTCGTGTGGGCTGGAGCGTATGCGCACTCCAAAATCGCTACGAGAAAGGCTGGCAACGAGAAAAACAGCTTGATGCAGGTCGAGTTGCTGAAAAAACCGCTCCAGACAATCCATAATATCGTCATGGCCCAGGGGAATATCCGCTATATGGTGGCAGACAGCCATGTCCACGCCTACGACTTCATCAATGAAAACTGGGATGGAAGCGTGACTGAATTGTACAACGTGGACTTTCATCACGACACCTTTGACGTCGGTGAAGGAGTCCACTGCGGAAATTGGCTGCGCTGGCTTCTAAATGATGGCACCGTAGATGTGGCATACTGGGTCAACCAGCCTGACAGTGAGTTGGCAGATAATATGTCTCAGGTGATTCCGTTCTCTGAACTTCCCAAGACTGGCTATGATTTGGTATATATCTGCCGCTCCGGGTGGTGGACGCCGCCCCACATGGATGAGGCGTTCATCAAATATCTTGCCCGGCCGCTGATTGAGAACAAGAACGGCTGGGAAGTCAGATATCAGCAGGGCATTAAGGAGAGCCGTTACAACAATGAACTGAAAACCCTGGTAAAGCAGGAATGTGCATTCCGAGATAAATTTCCCACAGATGTGGTACTGCAGGAGGACTTCATGATGCCCAAAATTGACTCATCCGGCGGCAGATGGTATAATAATCCCAGCATTTGAGGAAGTATCATTGCAAAAACGCATATGAAGATTCCAGCGGCTTTCGTTTTATGAAACGGAAGCCGCTTTTCTATATACACAAACGTCACCATCAAGGAGGAAGCAGTATGAGTAAAAGCAAGAGCGAGACTGACCAGCTCAGAGAGGGGACCCGTGTCTTCGTGCATGGAGAGGCAGCCTATTTGTGGATTCAGGACTATAATGGTCTGGTCTTCACGATGGGCACCGTCATGCGGACGCCGAAGCCGACGGACAAGAAGGTCCTGGTCATCCTGGATATGCTGGGCGACAAGTGGGATGTGGTCGCAACGGTACGCCGCACCGCGCTCAAAATTGCCAGGCAGCCATCCACCAAGGAGGGAGATACCAGTGTTCACACTTGAGGATGTCCGGCGGGAGTATCATCGTCTGGACGGGATTTGTGGGGTAGATACCTCACAAATTCCAGTGAAAATCTCAAAGCGGGCCATCAGGCGGCGAGGTAGCTGCGCCTACTCTGGCCGAGGCGTAAAAGAAATCCGGCTTTCGGATTTCATTTTCAACGAACCAGCGGACCTGTTCTATGACACCGTGCGGCACGAATATGCCCATGCGGTAGTCAAACTGCGGCACCCGACAGAACGCCATGTACACGATGCAGTCTGGAAGGCAGTCTGCCTGGAAGTTGGGTGCAATCCCAACCGGCTCACATCTACCCCGGCTGAAGTACGGAGCCAGCGCGAGGACAAGTCCAAATATGTGCTGACCTGTAAGCACTGCGGCGTCCAGTGGAAGTTCTATCGAAAAACCAAGTTGATAAAATACTTGCTGGCCGGAGGCAATAAATTAGCCTGCACCCGATGCGGCCACACAGATTTTGAGTTGGTCCAGCGAGACCCAAAAGGAGATAAGTAAAAATGGCAATGTATCGGATAGGAGTCACGGAGTCTGGTGACGCCGCTATTGGCCTGAGCTGGGTCCAGAAAATGGGCACAGTGGATGGTGCGGTCGTCATCACAAAGCAGATTACACACGGTTTCCTAGACGCCGTGCTGGACCACCAGAAGAAACTCATTGTCCATGCTACTCTGACCGGCTATGGCGGGAGTGTCCTGGAACCTTGCGTTCCAACGCCGGATGAGCAGTTCGAGGCTGTTCAGGCCCTGGTAGACAGCGGCTTTCCGCAGGAGAAAATCGTCATCCGGGTGGACCCGCTCATCCCAACGGAAAAGGGCCTGAACAAAGCATTGAAGGTCATAGAGACCTGTATGGATGACGGCTTCCGGCGGTATCGGGTCAGCGTCCTTGACATGTATAGGCATGTCAGGAACCGCTTCCGCTCCATAGGGCTTCCGTTGCCTTATGGTGAAAACCAGTTTGCCAGCAGAGCTCAGTTGGCCGAAGCGGATGCAATGCTCCGCGAAGCTGCCGCATACTGGCAGGGGCTGGGCCGACAGGCAAGTGACCTGCGGATTGAGTCCTGCGCGGAACCATATCTGCGGTATCCTATCCGCTGCGGCTGTGTCTCGTCCTATGACCTAGAGCTACTGGGTCTGGATGCAAGCGACGCCGACTCTATGGGCTACCAGCGGGAACACTGCATGTGCTACTCCGGGAAGGTAGAACTACTGAGCCACAAACATCCGTGCTCCCACGGATGTCTCTATTGCTATTGGCGATAAAATGTACAATAATTTCGAAAAAGGAGGGAAGCTCCAGTGGATTATAAAGAATTCTGCGCTAAGTACCATGTGCGCTTAAATGACCAGCAGTCCACCGCTGTACAAAGGGTGAATGGAGCCACTTTGCTGCTGGCTGTGCCTGGGAGCGGGAAGACCACGGTCATCGTGGCACGCACCGGCTACCTGCTCCATGTGGTGGGTATCGACCCGCGCAATATCCTGACCATCACCTTCACGAAGGCGGCGGCCCGGGAGATGAAGGAGCGGTTTATCAAGAAGTTCGGAGAGGTCAACGGCCTTGTGCCGCACTTCTCGACTATCAACAGCTTCTGCCTGTCGGTCATCAAGACCTGCGCCCGGGAAAAGCACATTACGATTCCTGAGCTGGTGCCCAACAATGAGCCCATTATCCGGGACATTGCCCGGACGATGATGCGGGATTACCCCAGCGACTCGACTATCAAGTCCCTGGCTCAGAGCATCGGAAAGGTCAAGAACGAACTGATGGAGAACGACCAAATCAAGCAGATTGAGGAGGAAGGAATCGACTTCTACCAGTTCTACCATAAGTACAAGGCCCATCTGACCGACAACGGCCTCATGGACTTCGACGACCAGCTCCTGATGGCCAACGAACTGCTGGATACATACCCGGACATCCTGGCTCGGGCGAAGAAGCAGTACCGCTATATCAGTCTGGATGAGGCACAGGATACTTCTCTGGTACAGCATCGCATTGTCCAGAAGCTGGTAGGGAAGGACGGCAACATTTTTATGGTCGGTGACGAAGACCAGAGTATCTACGGCTCCCGGGGCGCATACCCGGAGGCCCTGCTCAGTTTCGAGTCCGACTACAACAATGCCAGTATCATCTACATGGAGACGAACTTCCGCAGCGACCAGAAAATCGTTCTGGCCGCCAACCAGTTCATCAAGCGGAATAAGGAGCGCCATGATAAGAACATGCATCCGAATTCTACGGAAGAGGGCAAAATCAGCTTCGTTCCCCTGCAGGACATGAAGTCTCAGCCGCATATGGTCTTTGATGCCATCCGAAAGGCGCTGGCCGCCAAAGACCACACCCTGGCGATTCTCTACCGGAACAACTACTCAGCCATCCCCATTATCAATCTGCTTCAGAAGGCGGGGCTGGGGGTCCGTACCCGGGACGCGGCCGGTATCTTCCTGACCAACTTCGTGGTCAGTGATATCCTGACCTTCTTCCGCTTCGCTAAGGACCAAACCAATCTCCAGCTCTTCCGGCAGCTCTACTACAAGCTGGGGCTCTACCTTAAGTCCTCAGTGGTCCAGTCCATTGAAGAGACGATGGCGAGGCAGCCGTGCCGCTCCGCGCTGATTCCTCTGACCCATTACGGTCGGATTTCTGCGCAGTCACGGCAAATCCTTCGGTACATGGATGAACTCCCGAAGATGTCCCCACTGGACGGTATTGACAGTATCCTCTGGAACATTGGATACATGGATAACTGGCTCCAGCGGAAAATTGATGAAGGAGCCTCTGAGTCCTCGCTCATGCTGAAGGTCAATATCCTGAAGCTCGTGGCCATGGAGTATAAGACCGTTGATGAGTTCCTGACCGCTATTGACCGTATTCGGGACTATCAGGGCGACCCGGACTCCAATGTGACGCTCTCTACCATCCATTCCAGCAAGGGCCTGGAGTTCGACCAGGTGGTGCTGGTGGATGTGTTCAATGGCGTCCTGCCTACCATCAGCAACACCAAGGAGGAGAAGGACGAAGAAGAAGAGGCCAGGCTGTTCTACGTGGGAGCCACAAGGGCCAAGCATCAGCTTGACATCGTGGTTCCGAACGCCATGTTTGGCCAAGCACTGGAAGTATCCGAGTTCCTGAAGGGATTCGGCAGCAGCACATAATCGCAAAGGGCCAGAGGGGATTTCCCCCTCTGGCCCTTTTTTTCACAAAATAGGTTGAATTTATCCTATAACGCGATATAATATCATTGAGGTGATTGCCATGAAGATTGATACAAAGGCTATATTTTCGATTACGGAGGCCAATCAGAATTTCTCCAAGGTGGCCAGGAAGGTCGACGAGCTTGGTTCTGTGGTTATCATGAAAAACAATGCTCCGAGATACCTGATTATCGACTTCAGCAAGGCAGAAGCGGACGTGGAGGCCCCGGATGAAGATGTGCTGGCCATCTCCCAAAAACTCATTGAAGAGAACCGGGAAGCCTACGAGGTGCTCGCGCAATGATTCGGCTGACAGCATCTCAAATCATAAAGCTGCATGAGCAACTCATCCAGCAGACTGGAGGAAGTCACGGCATCCGGGACATGGGCCTGCTGGAATCGGCAATAGAGGCTCCGTTCCAGTCATTCGGTGAGCACGAACTGTATCCATCTGTTCAGGCAAAGGCGGCCAGACTAGGCTATGGGCTCATAAAAAATCACGCCATGATTGACGGAAACAAGCGCATCGGTGCTCATGCTATGCTGGTCTTGCTTGCCCTGAATGGGGTTTCCCTGCGGTATACGCAAAAAGACCTGTATACCGTCATCCTGGATGTAGCTGCCGGACAAAAGGGATATGAAGACCTATTGGACTGGATTCTGGAAAAGCAAATTTGAGGAGGGAGGTGTCCCTATGGAGCTACCCGCTGAAAATAAGCACTATACTTTTGCAGACTGCTTGTCCTGGCCCGAAAATACCCGATGCGAACTCATAAATGGGGCTGCAGTTATGCTGGCTATGCCGCCTCGGGTGCATCAGGCAGTCGTTATGGAACTCTTCAGGCAGCTTGCAAACTTCTTGGAAGGGAAGCGTTGCGAGGTCTATCTTGCACCGTTTGCAGTGAGGCTGTTTGAAAAAGATAATGATATTCCGTCCGAAGTCGATACGATGGTGGAGCCGGATATCTCGGTGATTTGTGACCCGAACAAACTCGATAGATATGGATGCAAAGGTGCTCCAGACCTTATCGTCGAAGTCCTTTCCTTGTCAACACAGAGACATGACCGGCTTATTAAATGGGGGCTGTACCAGAAGGCAGGAGTACGCGAATACTGGCTTGTAGACCCGGACCACCAGATTGTGCAGGTCAATCTTCTGCGGGACGGGCGCTATGAGCCTTTCGAGGTCTATACGGCTGAGGCAGTGGCCAAGGTCAATATGCTGGATGGCTGTTTCGTTGAACTGTCGAAAGTTTTTAAAAATTAGTTAAACAAAGAGAAGCGGATAAATGGTTTCTCTTTGTATTTAAATTGACTAATTTAATATTATATGGTATAATATGTTAAAGAACTTGACTACTAAATTGCGAGGATTAGGAGAAATTTAACCATGTTCAAAAACGTACCAGAAGGCGGTGGCTTCACTATTTTCCGCAACGGAGGGGCCTATGATGGTAATGAGACCGCTGTTCACCAGTATGAACTGAATTCGCAGGTGGGGGCCTTTGAATACTTGTATGAGTCACTCCATTCAGATGTTCTTTTCCAACCAGAAGTCCAGGTGGTCAACCCCCATCCCAGTATCCCGCAGGGGAAGTACCTGTTCCCACGCGACTATTTCCTGACCATAGAGGGCGAAAAGTTGATGAGGATGGAGAAGGACGAGTTCATCCGCTACGGGAAAGTTCTTATCAAAAAGAAGAGCATCACCAATTTCACTCTGGTCGGCGGCCTGTTTGGGCGGGATATGGTCCGGCTCACCCTTGCCCTTGACTTTGACGGCTCGGAACCGGAATCAGACTGCATAGTCTATGTGACTGAGACCGTCAGCGGTGGAACGGCCGGGAAGAACAAGCAGGGAATGGACCTGTTCCAGGCGGCAGTCGCGGCCAACCTCTCGAATCTGAGCTGATTGTCAAGGGAAGCTCCTTGTGGGCTAAATTGACCCGCTTTGGAATCCGTGATATAATAATCTCACAAATCAAGGAAGTATACACACAACTTTTACATATTGGCAAAGACTCAAGACAGCCTATCCCAAAAACGGAGGGCTGTCTTTTTTTATAATTTTTTTTGCAAAGGAGATTTCTACATGGAATGCGTCAATCAACTGCGGAGGCGGTTATTTTCCGCTTCTGAACCTGAAAACTACATCGTCCATAACCTTCGGACCTCTCTGAGCGTGGCCGAGCACCAGCGAGATACCGCTCTTGCCCGTCTGGAGCACGCGGAAGCAGACCTGGCCAAGGCACAGGCAAAGCATCAGTGCTTAGTCCAGAATCTGCAGCTCGTCGCCAAGGGCCAATACCAGGCAGTCTATGAGAACATCAAGGACAGCCTCGACTCGGAAGGATGGGCACTCTATCGAGCCGCAGAGCGTCGCTGTAAAACCTCTGTTCATGAGTTCTTCTCGACGGAGGATAACATGGGGTGCTTCGAGGCTATGGATGGAACACAGCTCCTTCCTTGGCTGGAGTGCGCTAATTTCGGGACCTGCGACTGGAGACAGTTGGATTGCCCTGGTGGCTATGAGGTATCCGAAAACCGGCGCATCAATACTGCCAGCGAGGAGTACATCAATTACAGAAAAGAGATTTTTGAGGAAGCAGTCAACGAACTGCTCCTTCTGTGAACAAAGGGGGAATGTATCATGTTACCGGAAAAGCGATGGCAGACCTACGACGAGGCTTTGCGAGCAATGCAGGCTCCCGGGCCTGCTGTCCATTACCTCAAGGAGGTCTCTACGCGGTTCTACACAGAAGAGCTGTTGAGCGCGGCTTTGAAAAACCATCGGGGTTCTCTGAGAGAACTCCGTAGGCCAAAGCGCACGAAGAAACTCTGCCATGTGGTTCTGGAAGCCTGCCGAGATGCGGAAGTCGAGTTTATCCCTGAAGAGTATTTTGACCTCGCCTTCGCTATGAAGGCAGCCAGTTTCTGCCCCAAGGCTCTGAGAACTATCCTGTATCGGTTCCGCAGCCTGCAGGGCAGAGGTCCCTTTACCCCGTATACTGCCGAGGATGTCAAAATCATCGCAGAAGCAGCCTGTCCCAAGGGATTGGGTCAGTACAAGCTGAGCGGGGTCAAGAACCAGGAGCAGGAGCTGGCCGGTCGCACCTTTGAGCAGTATTGCTCGGAGGTATATGGCTGTGTGGATGTGGCCTATACGTATGTGTATAAGCAGGCTCTGGATGTCCTGCTTCAGCATAGTACAGTTCCTTGTCAAGGAGATGAAAAGGCATGACCAGTCAGAAGAAAATCAAAAATCTCGTCAGTGCCTACTCGGCCATCCGCATCGACTACGGCGATTTCATGGATGAAATCCTGCTCGACCTGAAAGAGCATGGCTTCTCATCTGAAGCACTGTTGCGGCTTGGGGTCATTGATATTCCCGGGAAAGCAGCCTCTCTCACCGCTGCGGGCAATGAGGAATTTGAGAAAGAGTCTGTGTATTGGCTCTTCAATGAATACACCTCACTGTGCCAGGATGCCGGAGATGAGCCGGAGGATGTCACAGACAGCCTGGAGCGCATGGGATTCACCTGCGAAGAAATGGCCGAGTATGGTTTCGAAGGGGTCGCGGCAGAGGATGATTTCCCGTATGAGGAGGATGAGGCTCCGGCGGTCGTCAATGTTGATATGGCCGCGAGCTTTATGCAGCCTCCAGTCAAGAGGGACAGCAATCCGCTGCGGTTTGAGGACTATACCCTGGAAGAGTGTCCGAACTGTGAGAGTGAGGTCATTATCCGGGCAACAGGTATCTCCAGATGCCCGCGCTGCGGGAAGCCAATCCTGCCCTGCACGACCTGCAGTAGCTGTACGACACCCTGCCCTTATGGGTATACCGGCAGGTTTAATGAGCGGCTGAAGCCCACGAATCCGCCTATCACACAGAGGGAAGTGGATTTCTACATGAGCGAGCTGAGCAGAAGAAAGGAGCGGTAAATTTGAAATTTTTTGTGCAGTGTAAGCATCCCGATAACTCCGTTGACTGTGGGATGTTTACGGGACGACAGGTACTCGAAATGGTCGGCGCTCGTGGCCTCACCGGCTGCGAATACAAGGTATACGATGTGAGCCGGTTTGGGGAGGCAGAGATGCTGACCTATGTCAAGCCGGTAGACGCTCCGCCTAATTTTCATGATTTTCACAACAAGCGGGGCGACAGCTTGATTTCCGGGTACTTCCCGGAGGAGTAAGGAGGGACTGGATTATGAATAGAGAAGAGTTTTTGGAATTTGTCAGTAAGAACTTCAACATCGGCGGCGATGCCATGCGCCTCATTGACAACATCCTCCAGTATGCGGAGCGGATTGTCGACCTGGATGAACGCCGGGAGTTCTTAAACGACACACTCATGGGCACGATTGGCCTCACTGAAGAGGAAGTCGCAAAAATTTCATTGTGATGGAGGAATTGACTATGACTGTTCATGAATTGACGAGGGAGCAGCTCATTGAACTGAAGCAGCATATGCTCTGCGAGCAGGGTTCACCGTCTTACGGCGAGCTGGCTGATGCGGATGAGCTGGTTTCGGATGAGACAGTATTTGCGGAGTTCGATGCCACCGAATTTTCAGAAGATGACTTTTTCTGTACGGCCGGGCAATGAGGAGAAAGGGGTATTTTATGGGCAGAAAACACCATATTCAGGATATTACGACGCAGTACGGGTTCACACTGGAATATGTTGAACGCCAGGAGACGAACTTGGATGGCCTGCGGGACTGGTATAAGTGGAACAGCGACGATGGCCGCTTTACCGTCTGCTGCGACGACGCCTGCGATGGCAGCGGCCGCCACGCCATTCACATCTTCCAGACCGGGGACTTCAAGTACCGGCCGGAGGTGTATATCAGAATGGACGACAACACCGGGAAAATCGGAAATATCGTTGTCCGGCGTGGCTCAGATGACGGCGGCTTGACCAGTCTGGAGCAGATTGATGCGTACATTGACGAACTGGTCGTGACGCGCAAGGCGGTACAGACGATTAAGGCGCTGTTCATCGACGGCTGGAAGAAGGTAAAGTCCAAGGTAGACCTTGACTTTGCCCTTGTCAGGCAATTTGGTGAGAACAGGCTTCCCGCGACGAGCGAGGAGTTCTGGGCTAAAGTCATGAAGGAGGGAGATATATGAATATTCGAGATGTTGCCATTTCCGGCGCGAAGAAAATCTGCGGGTCGGGCCAATGTATCTGTGGCTTCGACTGCGGCCATTCGAATAAAGCCCCGACGGCCCTGCCCAAGGTCGGAACGGAGACAGTCTGCCCTCTGGCAAGATATGAGGTTGAGCCTCAGCCAGTTTCGGACCCATTTGGGCCTCCGGTGACGCAGGATGAAATCTATGCGCTTTGCCGTATGTGCCCACATGCAAAGGTCGAGTCCGAGGAGGACGGGCCGGAGCGGCTGACTCGTGTTGACTTCTACGAGGCTTGCCTGGATTGCCCGGTGAAAGCCTGTGAAGACGCCATGCAGGAGGCCGAGGCAGAGGGGAGGTTCGGATAATGCGGTACATTGGAAGCATTCAAAAGCAGAATGGGATGCTCGTCATCTCCGGTGTGATTGGCGTCCGGCGCTATCTGTGGTATAGTAAGCGCGAAGCTATCGTGCGCTATAACCAGGAGTGCCGTAAAAAGTTACAGCCGGAGCATCCGTCGATTAACGGAGTGCCTCGATTTGAGGAAGGAGATGCCGTCAAGGTCATCTCCAAGAAGTCCAAGTTCAACGGAGATACCGGCGTTGTCACCGGCTACTGCAACGGACAGTATCGGACGATTTGCCGGGTCCTTTTGAACAATGGGCATCTCATCAATATCTTCGACCACAACGTCGTACCGGCGTAAGCACTTGGGGAGGCTCTAATCAGAGCCTCCCCTCCATGTATATGGAGAAACTATGAGTAAGAAAAAAGAGATTTTGGATTACATCAAATCCTATATCAATGAGAAGGGATATTCCCCAACAATTCGTGAGATTGGAAAGGCAGTTGGTCTCCAGTCTACATCGGCAGTATCCTTTCATCTGGTGAAGCTGCGCAAGGAAGGAAAAATCGACTATGAGGAGGGTGTTCCTCGGACAATCACAATTTGTTTGGGGGATAAAGGCCGCACGACCAAGTTCGACCGCCTGGTCACGCAGCTTCAGGCGAAGGATGGCCCGCTTCATAGCAGGCTGAAGATGGCCGCTTTCTTGGCGCAAGTCCAACTATCGGACACCAGAGACGCCATGGGGTGGCTGGAGTATCTGGCGAAGCCTGCGGAGAAAGGAGCGCAGCGATGACGACATTCGAAATGCTGGAGCGGTGGGCGCAGTACACCAAGTTTGACCCGGGGCAGACCCGGTTCAATTTGCTCACATCGGAGTACACACTCAACCGCAGTAATAAGCGGATTCAGGAGCTCTTGAACAACTATGACCCATCCGGCACCCTGGCAGTCGTGTATGCGAAAAACATCTGCCGGGAGCTACTCCAGGAGAAAAAGCTGACACTGTTCGAAGCCCTGACGGAGATGGATAAGTACCAGGAGACAAAGGAAATCTGGGATATGTTCAGCAGTCAGGAAGTAAGGGACATCGAGGATGTCTACCTCAACGCGGTGGACGAACTGGTCCAACAGGTCACTGGGAACAAAATGCTCGGTCAGAGGGATATGGACACGGAGCGGGATACGTTCTTCGCGTCTGTGGATGCCGTGGTAGAAGAACTCCACATTGGAATCGGCGGCTGCAACGAGGAACTGTACCGGCGTGGGGGAGAGTTCAAGCCTGTTGGAAAATTCTCGACCCACATCCATGTGTTCCAGCGGCTGGCCGACTGCCTGATTTCTTTGGAGTCCGCTGCGGATGGCATCTATCTCTGCTACATCGCGGAGCATGGTTCTGCCGCCGGGTATTTCGGCTTCTATCTGAAATCGAACGGGAACCTGCTGTCCGTCAATGAACGGGTCAATGAAGCGTTCGCCGGAGAGCATAAACGAAGCCGGAACGCCAGATGGACGGATGAGAAAAAGTACCGTCTGTTCCCGTACAGCTTCATCATGCAGTTCAGTGAGCACGACTACAAGGGGTATGCGACCAAACATATCATCGACGAAGACAAGCTCAGCTTTATGGAACTGGGTTCGGACGCATACATGCCCCTGATTTTGGCCATGGTTATGCTGAACCAGAAGTATGTGGGACGGGGATTGGATGACCTCCCCCTGATATATGTGGACTCGCTTATGCCGGTCAACCTGAAGCATATTGAATCAGGCAGCCAAGCCCTGATGATACCTTCTGACAGCGCCATTGCTCTTTCTCACCGGGAGTTCCAGTTGGATTTCACACCGGAGAAAGTGCTGGATGGCTTGCTGGCAGACAGATACAACATCGACAGTCCTGGCGCGGCAGGGAAACCTCCCCGACATACCGGGCATTTCAGCAACCGAAACCAGATGATGGTCGATATGTATGGGCAGGGGTTCCAGTTCGATGTGAACACCCTGCTCAGGGCAAACCAGCACCTGGAGTTGCCAGGGCGTAAAGAAGACGACCTGCCAAACAGTGAGTTCGTCGGAGACCAGGCCCGTATGGAACTTCAGGCGTACTACGCGGTCCGAAAAGAACTGGCAGAGTACATGCGGGATAGAATCCACGAGGAGTATGTTGCTTACGGTGGGGTAGAGGCTATCAAAAAGTGGTGGCGTGCAGTTCTGAAGAAGAATGCCGAGACCATTGACAAGCTGGCCATTCAGAAGTTTGTCGGCCTGCCAAAAGACCCGGATGCCCCCGTGTACCAGGAGAACACCTCTGATAACCCGCTGTTGCGGCGCATTACCTATTGCACGGGAAATTTCCCGTCCGGTAACGATATCGGCTACGACCAGGTTCTGAATTACGGGGAAGGCAAATGGTATTCTAAAACCTACTATTGTCCCATCACGAATGCCAAGGCCAGCCATTTCTTTGTATTCAAATTGGCGGACTGGACGGAGATGGAGGCTCTGATTGGAGAAGAGGTTCCCCGTATCCTGAAAGGCTGGCGGCTCGCCGGTCATGACTATACGGGCAACCAACTCCTGTATCCATGTGACGAGGTAGATGCCGTCGGGACGCCGTTCGAGAAATACCAGTCCCAGAACTGGCGGTATTACGATAAGGATGCGCGTATCGACCGATACTCATATGGCCCCGCCTACTTTAACTTTGCCTTCGCGGTGGGGTACAGTAAGAGCGGCCTGAACAAACTGCAGAAACAGTACTTAGCCTAACATCGCAAAGCGGCCCCTCCATCGAGGGGCCGCTTTTTCGTATATTGAAACGTGTGCAGTTTGTATATCCCATCGGATATATATTGACTATAATATTGTTATATGGTATAATATTGCTACTCTATGGGGGAGGGGATTACCGTGGGGCGCAAGGGAAAACCCAAGGTCGAATTGACCGATGAAACTATCCGTAAATTGCCTGCGGCCGCAGTGATTGAGAAACACCGCAGCCTGCGGGTCCTCCTGAAAAAAGGGCTGAATGAGGGGAAAATCCAGTCCGACGCCTTGCTGAAGATACTCAATACTATCAATCTCGATGAAGAGAGCGAGGCCGAGGTCTACGGTGCCATAGACACCTTGGGTATCCCTATCAGCACATCTGAGGAAGAAAACCCCTCCGAGGATGGGCAAGGGCCGCCGGAGGCAGAGCTCGCGGACGACCTGATACCAAAAGCAGATGACTTCCCTTTGGATGACTCGGCCGCCTACTTCTTCCATGAAATGGCTGAAATCCCCCGGATGACACGGGAGGAGACCCTGGAGATGGCCAAAAGGGTAGAGGCCGGGAAAGCGGCGGAAGCAGAGCTTCAGGAGAAGGGGGATTCATTGACCGGCGATGAACGCTCCAGCCTGGATAAAATCATAAAAAAGGCGAAAGCGGCCAAGGACCGAATGATAGAGTCAAATATACGCCTGGTCGTCTCAATCGCCAGAAAGTACGCTCCCAGCACCGCCTCTATGACTATTCTGGACCTCGAACAGGAAGGCGTTTTCGGCCTGATGAAGGCTGTCGACCGCTTCGACTATAAGAAGGGCTTCCAATTCTCCACCTACGCTACCTGGTGGGTGCGGCAGGCCATTACAAGGGCTATGGCCGACCAGGATAAATGTGTCCGTATTCCAGTCCACATGGTGGATACCATCACAAAGGTCCAAAAGATAACCAAATCCCACGAAAAGTCCCTGCAAGACATTGACGAAGAGGCACTTGCCATCCATATCGCGGGCGGGGAGGACAGATGGTCTGAACTAGGGCCGCGACAGAAGAAAAAATACCGTGACAAAATCCATGAGGCCATTCGGTTAAGTAAAAACAGTGAGCCGGTGTCCCTGGACCAGCCAGTAGGGGACGAAGAGACTGCCGATACTGTGGTAGGGGATTTCATCCGGGATACCAATACCAACATCTCACCGGAGGTCGTGACTGACCGTCTCCTCCTATATGAACGCCTCGACGCCCTCCTGATGACCTTACCGGCCCGGGAGTCAAAGGTGATTCGCCTCCGCTTTGGCATGGAGGATGGAAAGCCACGCACGCTGGAGGAAATAGGCCGGGAATTCCGTTTGACACGTGAGCGCATTCGCCAAATCGAGGCGAAGGCTATGAAAAGGCTGAAATCTCCCTATATCTCAAAGCACCTTGGCAGTGACGCGGAGGATATTCTGGGTACGTACGAGGAGCCTCCTGACCACTTTGAAGAATTGGATTGGAGTGACCTCGATGATAGTCAGTTTTGATGTTGTTTTCTCCGCTGTCATTTCCATCTTAATCGTGACTTGTTTTACCACCGCGATTTCTTTTCTGTGGGAGATGAAAAAGGCTCCCAAGGATACTGATATCGGTGACACAATACATGCTTGGTCGGGCCTTGTGACAGGGTTCTGCGTGTGTGTCCTGTTGACTATCGTATTTTCGGTATTTGCGTATATCTTCGCTCCGTATGACCTTCTGCTCAATAACCTTCTAATTCTACTGATATTCTTTGTTCTCTACAAACTTCTATACCGCAGCATCCGCCGTTGGACATGTAATGCCATTGACGGCGATGAATACAACGATTAGACCAACATCAGCCGTCCACAGTGTACTGCGCGGCGGCTCCTTATCCGGGTGTAGCGCAGTTGGTAGCGCACATGGTTTGGGACCATGGGGCCGGGAGTTCGAACCTCCCCACTCGGACCAGTTATAGAAAGTTGGGATACATATGGACTTGTTGCGCATGGCCATCGCGGCAGTTGTAGCGATTGTGGTAGGAATTCCATTTGTCTTGGCTACTCGGCATATGAGACCCGCCGGGGAAAAGGAATGGCAAGACGCCGCCCGGGCCGGGCGTGTCACAACCGGCACACTTGCAGACAAAGTGTTTCTGCCCCCGGATATGTCATCGCAGTACTCAAAAATGCGTGAAGTACGATGGAAAGCCAGGTACGACTATACTGTGGATGGGGTGCAATATGCCTACTTCTGCGTCCTGAAAGCACCTGTACCGGAGCAAGTGGACTTGTATTACTCAGAAGGCCGACCAGACCGTGCAGCATTGCGGAGCGCGATGGTGCGTAAGCGAGGCCCGGCCTATACGTTTTGGTTTTTTGTCCCTGTCGCTATCTGGATGGTCGTCTATTGGATGCTCCCGATTTTTGGTATCTCAAAAGCATGAGCACCAGAAGTGTCCTTAATTTGACGTTCAACCCTTCGAAATGGTACAATAAATGCGTCAAGTAAGGAAGTATCTATCTGAAACAGCATCATTCTAAAGGTTCAGACAGCACACCGATAACAGGTGTGCTGTCTTTTTTATATACACAAACACCATCATTGATAAAAGGAGGCAAATCAAAATGTATAAAGCGAAGGAAATTGAGGGAGTTGTTTACCGAGTAAAGCATTTGACAGGCGGATGGTTGGTCGAAGTGCCGGAAACGGAGGACCCCATTGAGGCCCTGGCCACGTTTGCGGCCGAAAAGTCAGTCAAAGGCTACATCATCACGTCTGTAACACGCATTTTTGACTGTTCGAAAGACACTCCACGCATGGCTGTTATCTCCACCAAAGAGTTCAAATCCGAAGTCAAGCGTCTGATGGATGAGAAAGCGTATTATGAGCAGGCAGAGACTTACCCTGAGACCATTGAGGAACTGACTGCCCGTGCGGAGGCCGCCGGATGGAGTGTTGACCGAGACGAAGACGGTGAGCAAATTCGCCTGTCGTTTGGGCAGTCCACTCCGGCAGGCGAGGACTTCTGGTTTGACGCTTGCGGAGAGGACGTAGAAGAAGTCGTGGACAGTGTGAAGCGGTACGCTTTGGATTTCGACTGTGATGAACACGTCAGAGAGGTCATGAACGGCCAGGGTTCGCCTGATTTGACGACGCTGGTCGAGGATGCCAAGGCTATTCAGGAGATGCTGGATGAGCTGGCAGGCAGCCTGATGCGCAAACTAATTTGACGGAGGGAACGGCATGAACAAGATGAAAAAGTTTGAGGTCTACACCCTCGATACGTTCCCTGATGGGGATGGCGGCTGGGTCGAGAACGAGCGCCAGAAAATCGGCACTATCGAAATCCAAAGCAGTGAGCAGGCATTCCCGGAGGCTATCCTGAATGCCCTGCGCAATCTCACCTGCAGTGATATCGCGGGTAGAGAGCACCACGTGCTGAACACTACGGACCGGCGGCGCATCTACATCGAGGACTTCTATGGAACCGGCGAGTGGTGGGAGGTCGGCACGAAGAAGGGCAATAAGCCCTTCCTTGGGCTGCAACTGGTGAAGGAGGCAGAGTGAATTGGCAACCTGCAAAATGAATGTGGTCCACCGCGACAGCCATAGCGCCCCGGAATGCACAAATTGCGGGCATCGCTTCGATACGGATTATGCCAAGAATCCGTATGCTGAGATGTGCCGTATCGCAAAGGGGAAATTTGCGTATTGCCCAGTCTGTGGAGCCAAGTATGTTGGCTGTCAGATTGAGGGCGTGGACTTTGACAAGTGCGACCACTATCAGACCGACTGGATTATGCGAGGTCTTAAAGACTGAGTTTTCTATACGGAGGACAGTTTTATGGATAAGCAAAAAGAACTTGATTTTATGCTCCATTTCGCCAGAGAGGCGTTTCTGGATGAGGAGGTGTGCGCTGACCAGCTCAGAAGCCTGTGGACGGCGTATTGCCTGCACCATGGCCTCGATGCCGACACCAAGGCGTATGACGATGACCTCATGGAGGTTTGGAAGGCCGTGTCTGAGGAAGAAGCGGACACCGCAAACTGGAGCGACTTCGGCAGCTTCGGCACATTCATGTGCGCCGAGTTGGTGTGAGAGGGGAGTGAGCCTATATGGGACGCGGCAACTGCTGCACCTTTAGGGAACATGAAGGGCTGTTCTATGTGGACAAGGACTTTCTGGATGCCTATTCCCGGTACATCGATGAAGATGACGCCTGGGAGTCGCGCCTGAAGGGCGAATTGGATTTCACCGAACTCACTGACCCTGCGTGGGGTTACGATGAGACTGAGAGCCAGTACAACCTGGATGCCGCCATCTCGAACTTCAAATCCCGTATCATGGCCCGTTTCAAAAGTTTCCGGCCCTGTGATACCTGGGTGAAGTATCGAGAGGCCCACGCAATTCTGGAGAACTCCCTGTTCTATATCGCTGTCGAGGACAACGAGTGGAGCTGGGCGTTCGAACTCATCCAGAAGGAGGACCCGTACGACGACCACTTGTCCGGGCTCCAGGCAAAGCACTGCCAGAGATACCTGGATGGCATCCGGGACGCCCTGTTTGAGGACTTTGAGTCCCTGGGCACCTATGGATGTGCGTGGACGCACGGGACAATCCATCGAGAGGATTTTCGTAAGAGTGCTTAGGCACTTAGGTGCTTAAGCGCCAATATACCTAAGCACCGATGAGCAGCGGGGCCCCGTGGATTTATCCATGGGGCCTTGCGCTCTAAAAAAGGAGGTCAAAATTTTATGTTAGAAATCCGAAAAGTGCTGGTAGGCACTGTGGAGCTTGGCAGCCTATTCGTTGGCCGCCAGGCCCAGCAAGTCCCCCAGAACCCCATTGCAAAGACTGGAGATATCCCTATCTATTCTGGAGGCCAAATCACTATTCGAAACACGGTCCCCGGGAAGGCCATTCCCTGGGTCGCGGCGGGCGATATCCTGATTGCGGACAGATGCCTGCTCAGTGATGTGACCTGGAAGGAACTCGACTCCGCCGGACTCATTGCAGGCCGTGAGGTCTGCATTGACGGTCACAAGTATCTGTGCCGTGTCCCAAAGGTGGGATACGACTGGGACCGCCAGAATGAGTGGGATAAGGCCCTTGCCATTATGGGGGCTGACAACAGCCTCTGGCATTGGAACTCCATGTACTTTTGGGGCGCTGAAGGACTCACTACCGTCACAAGGATTGCTCGTGGCTGCCATACGGCCTATACCAGAGACTATGCGGATGAGGATTCGAGGTACTTCAACGTCGGGTTCCGACCCTGCCTGATTCCTCTGGAGAACGACTTTGCTTCCTACCTGGTGGGGGGTGAAGCGCAATGAGCTATTACAGCATCGCTATCGACGGCCCTGTCGCCGCTGGAAAGACTACACAGGCCAAGGCTTTGGCCAGTCGGCTGGGGTTTGTCTATGTGGATACCGGCGCGATGTACCGGGCCTTTGCGGTCCATAAGCTGTGGCTGGAAAAAGAGATAGGCGAAGAAATCGAAGTTGAGCGGGCGCTCATAACCTTCGATTTGGATATTGTCCAGGATGAGAATGGTCAACACATTCTGATTTGGGGCAAGGACGTTACTTCGCAGTTAAGAACACCCGAGGTGTCCATGGTTGCGTCCAAAGCATCCGCACATTCGGCTGTTCGGGAGGCCCTCCTGAAAATCCAACAGGTTATGCCTTCAATGAACAATGTCGTCATGGAGGGACGGGATATCGGGACGGTCGTCATTCCGAACGCCACACTCAAGGTCTTTTTGACGGCCAAAGCAGAGGTCCGGGCACAGCGGCGCTGGAAGGAGCAGTGTCTGAATGGCGTGACTGATTCCTACGAGAAAACCTTACTGCTCCTGAAGCAGCGTGACCGCGAGGACTCTAACAGAGCAATCGCTCCGCTGAAGCAGGCGGACGACGCAGTTCTGGTAGACTGCACAGAGATGTCCATTGAGGAGACTACTGACAAGATTTTGGCCTTCTGGAATGCCAAAATGCCTGATTGGAGGAGATTTGACTAATGTTAAACGCACTATACTGTTTGATTGGCAAAAGCGGGACCGGGAAGTCCACGGTCATGCAGGCGCTGCACGACACCTACGGTTACACGATTGCCCAGAGTTATACAGACCGGGCAAAGCGTACCTCGGATGAGCAGGGGCATGTATTTCTCAGTCCTGCTGAGTTCGATGCGCTGTCGGGCTTGATTCTGCCGCGCAGCAGTCAGGATGGACGCTACGGGATGACCGAAGAAATGCTCGATAAGAGCGAACTCATTGTCCTGGACTACTTAGGTACGCAGGAACTCCTGCAGACCTATACCAAGCGTCCCGTTCATGTGATTGGCCTGCACGCTGACACGCGCACTCGTATCGTGCGGATTGATGGGAGGGGAAACACCTTCCAGGAGCGGCGGAAGCGCCTAAGTTCTGATGAGCATGAATTTTATTCGATGAACGACCTCTGTGACATCGTTGTACCCAATCGGGACCTGAAGCAGACAGTCGGCATCATTAAAAACTTCATAGACTTCTGCGAGGAGGCGGCGTGGGTTTGCACAGACAACGATTGCCTTCAGTTCCGTCGACGGGTTGGTGTAGACAGTAACAAGATGCCGGTCTATGAACTGGTGCAGGTCAACGGGTACGGTGATGAACTGTTTCATGTGGCGCATGGGCGAGTATATTTCAGTGATGTCGATGAGGATGAGCTTGAATCGCTGTTCAACGAATATGGTTGGTCGTATTACAGCCTGCTGGGAGAGGACGGCTGGGGTATTGTTGCAGAAGCCGTTTTTGAGAACAGCGCAACAGAATACGACACTACCGAGGAATATTCGACCTTCGAGGCAGCCGCACGGGCCCTGGGGAAAATTATCGGGCAGGACATTGGGCGATATCTGTGAGGTACTGTATGGACGACGATATTTTGCTGTGGCATGTTTCGTTCGACATAGAGCGGCCGCTAATACGCACCTATGTTCACCTTGTCCCCAAAAATCCAATGCCCGGTGAGGACATCACGATTCCCAGAATCTGCTTTGCCCCGTCCGTTGAGGACTGCCTCAACGCAATGGTTGCAGACCGGGTGGAGCGTGGCCTTGAAGATGGACGGTTCATGGCATTCCCATTTCGGGTAGCCAAGGATGACCCGTTCCTAAAAACGCCTGATGACATCGGAGATATGGTCCCTGACGCCTATTGGACACGAGAGCACTGGTATTTAAAGCCCGTCACGCTGGCTGGATACCTGATGCAGGTGGACGACTTCGAGGATTATGAATTCTACGACGCTTACGAGTCCCATCGGCCGCTGATTTACAAAATCCTGCTGGAGAACGGTGTTTCCTCAGAGGATTTGGCAGAGTTCGATGGCTGGAGCACGACAGAAGTGCTCATGAGCATACCGACCTGGCTTGGCTACGAAATCGCTCTGCGGCTGAACATCCATCAGCTCCATGCGTTCGAGTGCCTTAACTATCGACCAATAGAAAGTGCATGAGTGCTTAGGCACCTAAGCACTTAAGCACTTGACTTTTTAGGAGTGAAATCATGAAGTGCGTTCTGCAATTTTGACTCTCATCGCAAAAGATGGTAGGATATTACTATCAAACAAGGAAGTATCTCATTACACAAGCATCCATCTATCAGTTTCAAGCAGCTAGGTCTTTAAGCGGGCCTAGCTGCTTTTTATATATATACACAAACATTTTTTAAGGAGGACGACTATGAAGTACAAATTCTTTCAAGGCGGAGTCACTGAGGTGCCGGTTGAGCATCTGATTGAGGACTACCAGAACCTCGCCCAGGTAAAGGAAAATCTGAGCAGGTGCATCCAGGCATACGCGAAAAAGTTGCCCGAATCCCTGGTTTATGATGAGAGAGCCAAAGAGTCTCTGGCGGCGCTCCAAGATGTCAGTGAGACGATTTCCACGGTGATGGATTGCCTTGCAGATAGCATTGACAGCCACACCACCGCACCGGAAGGACTGAAGTTCAAACCGAGCGTCACATCTGTGATTGCAATGGGGTGTAAAACCGGCATCATTGCCCGCGAAGATGGAAGCGATATCCGCTGTGCTGGCGGCATGGATGTGTCCACTGTCTACCCTGGGTGTACCGAGCGGTGCCCGTACAAGAATAAGTGCGAGCAAGAACTTTGCCGTATCCAACTGGAGACCGGCGCTTTTTATACCGGAGATAGCCGAGAGGCCGATGAACTGCTGGACAGCATCGAGCGGTATCCTGACAAGGAGTGATGGCTTATGCGGTTCACTCCATCTGAGGTAAATCGAGCGATGCGGCGGCTGCACTTGCAGGACACTGCGGACAGCCGGTCCCAGGCTATGGCAATCCTGCAAGCCTGGGACCGGGGCATCGGTGACGTGGATGATGTCATTGACGCCTATGAAGCTGCGCAAGCATATTAAGAAAGGAGTTTTTTCATGAAGGCAACAAATATCGAATGGGACGTTGACTGTCCTGAAGACCTGGAGACACTTCCCACAGAAGTCGAGATTCCTGGCGGTATGGAAGACGAGGAGGAAATTTCCGACTATCTGTCGGACCTGACCGGCTTCTGCCACAAAGGCTTCTGTTTGAAGTAATTTTAGAAAGGAGGACGGCTGTGTATCGGGTGTGGTCATTATCTGCACCGATGCACAGCTCATTTTATTATGGATGTCATTTTAAATTTCCGAGAGATGGACATTGAGGCCGAGTTTGATGCGTCCGGGAACCCCACGCCGGAGTTCCTTAGCAACATCATCCAGACCATCATTCAGGAATACGCGGTCCGGGTCTCTGACTCCGAGGCGTTTATCTACCCTGAGCTCACGGCCAGCAACTGTGTGTTCGGCTCCAAGGAGCCGGTCCGACTGCTTCAGCGTGTCTCCGAGTGGAACGGAAGCATTCGGGAGCAGTTTCTGCGGTGTGTGGATGCAGTCTGTAAGGTTTCGACGTTTGGCCAACTGCCGACCACAGACCAACTGCCGCAGCCAAAGAGCCCGGAGATGTACTCCCTGCTGGGTGCCGCAAGCGAAATGAACGATGACTGGTACGACTATGCCGACCATGCAGTTTTCCTGGAGGATGCCAACGGCGACCGCACATTCCGCTGCGTCCTCCAACCGTTCGACCTGGACAACATCCAGCGTGACCCGGAGGAGTATGCCATCGTCACTGTTTTCCCCAAGAGTTGAGAGAGGAGAGATTATTATGTTCGCTGTCATTAAGAAGAACGAGGGGCTGGCCAAAGTCATTGATGCCCCTTCACTCAAGGCGGCCTATGACAAGCTCATGTACTCCGAGGAAGATATGCTTGAGCCTGGAAAGTATCAGCTCATCAATGACCAGAACCCGGAAGAATCCCTGATGTTTGAGTATCTCCCAAGGTACATCCAACGGGTGAGCATTACCCCAAGCCTTGCAAAGACCATTGAGGGGTATCTCAACGCCTCCAATGAGGATGAGTACCAGGGTGAGGACAACACCATTACCGTAACGGCGGTATTCCCGGATGGTATGGAGATGGACGTCAAGTGTTGCGGCTGTGACAATGACCCGTCTTGGACGGAAGCCGTCCTGTTCCAGGACGGCTCCGAAGTCTGCTGTACCGACGTGGAGGAAGAATTCCTCGGTCCATGGGAGTTGGATGATAACGGCCGCCGGTATATCGCCATTGTGTCTGTATCGGATGATGTGGATGCCAAAGAGTAAGGAAGGAGTTTTTTATGGGCATTATGCTTGGGAACCTGTCTGTAAAGGACATTGAAACCCGCCTTGGTATTACGCTTTCTGCTGAGGATGTTGCCGTCCTGCAGGAAAAACGCCAGGAGAACGTCAGTGTCCCCCTTGCAAGTGGGAAGTGGCACTGCTTTGACATTCCCTTTATGTTCATGGCTGCTACGAGAGACGATGCTCTGATGTTTGCCGACATCTTCGGGAAATATACCGGACAGATGCGCGGCAAGTTTTCGATTGGATTTGAACGGTAAAGAAAGGAGGACGGGCAGCTTCAGATTATGAGACCGCCCAACAAAATCATGATGGAGTCTATTATTGTTTACAGTCACTATGAGTATGAGGATTCTCCACTGTTCATTTTGCGTGCAGGAACGCCCTGTAACTATGCCGAGTTCTCCAATGCGGCAGCTATTCTGGCTGCCTTGGATGAATGGTATGGCAATACCGAGCAGGAAACCACGGAATGGGCTTTAGAGTTCGAAATCTGGGCCCGCTTCCTACTGCTGGACGGTGGGCTTATCCTGAATCCGCAGCACCTGGCTTTGGATGAAGTACAGGACGAGTTTTTGGAACTTCTGAACGACGGTCCTGAGCATATTCGAGCCCGTTATGAGCGGATGTCTACCGTTGACATGGAGTCCCTGAAAGAGGCTTGGATGGCGGCAGGCAAGCCCGAGCGGTTCGAATTTGACCCGGATGCGTGCTCAAGCAGGGAGGGGTAAGGTATGCTGCTGGCTACTAAGCTCAAAAACCGTATCCTGTTGGCCGCGAAGCCGGAGGACTTGCCGTTGAAAATTGAACTTAAGAACATCATCGTCAACGGTGTGAAGCGTGGATGCTCCGGGTTTGTCACCAATATGCAGACAGGCTCTTGCGTGTACATCGACACCGAGAAGTTGGTCTATGGGCCGCTCTCAGACAAATGTATGTATCGGTACGCACGGGACAATAAAGACTACTCCAGTAACGGCCTGCAAAATGGCTGGAATCGCTGGGCGACTGATGAAGAACTTCCCAAGCAGGTCGTAGGACTGCTCAGAGAAGGCACTGGTATCATGCGATAGGAGTCCGAGTTTTCTTTTCAATGGCCATACTTCTCCAAATTTAGGAGAGGTATGGCCATTGGCGTCAATATGATATACAAATGACATCATAGTTATTGACAAAATTACATAAACTACATATACTTTATGGTAGAAAGGCGGGTGTATGTAAATGGCCAGCACAATTCGTATTGATAAGGACGTTAAGGATGAAGCTACCCGTATTGCATCTCAACTCGGCATCAGTTTCAATATGGTAGTCAACATCCTTCTCCGACGTTTCAACGCCGACAAGGGATTCTCGTTCCCGGTCCGTTTACCGGATTTGCACGAAAAGGATGTCTTTGATATGACATCGGCGGAATTTGAACAGGCGTGTGAATTAGCTGTTAAAGAGCGTGTTGCAAATCCGCAGATGGATTATGTGACTCAAATTGATGCAGATTCCGGCCAACTAATTAAAAAATATGCAGATGGGCGGGAGGAATATGTCGTACTCTGAGCTTCACGGGGGCCCAGCCCCTCGGATTCTGGTTCTTGCCGGGCCAAATGGGTCTGGCAAGAGCACTGTAACCAAAAAGATTCCTCCCGTTGGGCTATATGTGAATGCAGACCAGATTCAGCGAAATAAGGGATGTAGTTCACTAGAAGCGGCCCAGGAAGCAGAACAGATTCGGAACATCCTATTAGATGCAAAAGCAGATTTCACCTTTGAAACGGTATTGTCAACGGATAGAAACCTGGCACTGCTTCGTAGGGCAAAGGAAGCTGGATATCAAATTATCGCTGTATTCGTTTTGACCAAGGACCCAAGAATCAATGTTGAACGAGTAAAAGCCCGAGTTCAAGGCGGTGGGCATGATGTGCCAGCAGAAAAGATTGTCTCCAGGTACGAAAAATCACTTCAGAACCTCAAACATCTAATCCGTATTGCTGACTACACAAAAGTACTGGACAACTCCGGTGAAACGCCATCACTGATTTGTGAAGTCTCCGGGACAAGTGCAACTGTGAGGCCGTCGCAATACTGGTCAAAATCAGAGATTCTGGACCTAATCTACCTGAAATAGTTTCGTTTTCTCATATGCAACTCACAATTTGACGCTCCTTCCGAAAAATGATACCATATTTACAGCAACTTAAGGAAGTATCACATACTGAAACCATATTTCTTTAGCAATCAGCCAGCATCCTCAAACTTGAGGGTGCTGGCTTTTTATATACACAAAACGAAAAAGGAGCGATAATTGTATGTACTATCTGGTCGACCTGAAGGAAAACAAGACGATTCCTTTCAATAGCAAACTGGACCTGCTGTACTACCGTTTCAGTGAGCCGGAGCATCACCCCCTGTGGTGGGCTCCTGACGAAATCATCCCTCGGATGATGGACTTCATTGAGCTGAACGTAACCGGCAAGGATATTGTTACGGGCTTTGAGAAGGTCCCCGGTAAGTTTTGGTTCTATGGTGGAACCGCCTTCCCGTGCTACGAGAAGGTGGCTACTCTCCGCCGCTATATGGTCACGGATGAGCAGGGGAGGAGCATCGACATTCGCACTTGGCTCCCGGAAATCGCCCTTGTTAAGTCCGGCAAATACCGGCCCGCTCACAAGACGGCTGTTTCCAAGGAGCCTGCGTATCGTCGGGAACCCTGCGGTCAGGGCCGCAAACAGCACTTCCACAGAGTGGGATGCCCCGCTATGTGGCGCTGCTCTCTGGCCGAAGCCATGGATGGAGAGGACCTTGCGCTGGAAGCGGATGTCCGGCCCATGCGGGACCACTCCGGCATCCGTAAGCGCGGCATTAAGGATGAGACCTCCTTTGAGCGGGCCGAGCGCCGGGCAAGCCGTAGTTGGACTTGCTCCAAGTGCTGGAAGGACCAGTCCAAGGCTGGCCGCCAGTGGGCCAAGCATAAGAAGGCCAAAAACGGCCGGTTCCTGCGTGAGAGCATCGACAACCAGCCGCTGCTCTACGCGCACCCGGAGTTCGCGGATGACGACTACTGCTTTCGGCTTCTGATGATGGAATTCATTCTGTGGGGACGTACGTACTGACAAGGAGTTGCTGGGAGAGCGGGGTGCTCTCCCAGCAACCCGCTACGAGGGAGGTGATATTGTGGAACACATGGCGCAATGTCCCTTTTGCGCTGAACTCCAGCACATTATAGAACTGAATGAATATCTCGTGAAGAGCAGTAACCGCTCCGGGAAGACCTGTATCGAGTATCGGGTCGCACTGGTGCAGAAGACCATCTACAACGGCTATTCCTGTGGGAGTAGTACCAGTCAGTCGTTCCCGCTGAATTGTTGTCCAGTCTGCGGCCGGAAAATTGAAAATGTTGACCTGGTGGAGGGAGGTGATTAGGCCCAAACCGTTGACTTTATATTGAAATTCGATATAATCGAATTGTGTGTGAATGTGTGTAATTAGGAGGGTGGTAAATAGCAGGCAGACGCCAAAACAGGTGTATTGCCAATAAAATGGGAGGAAAAATTGACATGACACTGACAGATGAACAATGCGCTGTATTAGAAAAGATTGCCTCTAAATCCAAAATGGACTGCTGGTTCTGCATCGACGGAGACAACCAAATCCGTGATTTGGAGGAAGGCGAAAAGGTCATAGATACCATGGAGGGCGTCCGGCTGCTGCAGGAAGGTATGTCCTGTTACGCAGACTACGATTTGACCTACCGGGAAATCTATATCTTCGAGCATATCCCTGGGTTAGTCGTTCAGCCTGAACACTGGGAAGGGTTAGAAAAGCCCATGGATTATTTTGACGCAGAAAAACTCTATTCAGATAAGGTTCGGAGTATCTTAAAAGATACCTATGGCATCGACAACCTTGACTTTGAGGAAGGAGATGCCCTGCGGGTCGATATCATCCTGGATATAGCCTTCTTTCTGAGTTCAGGCAAATCAGAACAGGAAAGTATCGAGGCCGCATTGAGGGAACACAAGGACGAAATTCCATATATTCGGATGGCATCCCATGGCTACGTCATTGCACACAGTACGGATGCCCAGTCTGGGAATATTCCTAATGCAGACTTCGTGAGCCTCTATCGCGGACTGGTCGGCACAGAGTTTGCTGATGAGAACCTGGCTGTACAACTAGCGAAAGCGGATGGTGTCAAATTTATCGAAGGGATGAATGGAGTCCCGGATAACTATTACATTGACACGCCGCAGAATCGGGATATCATTCTAAGTTACATGCAAGCGGCTAACCGTTAGCATATGCCCCGCTCTTTTTTGAAGAGCGGGGCTGTTTTTTTACTGGGTCTATTCTGAATAGGGTGCAAACTCAAGAGCGGTGCGGTATACTAAATGGCAAAGGAGGGCCCACATATGTTTGCTGACTACATAAAGAACGCCAGAGGTCGACGCGGCCTTTCACAGCGTGAAGTCGCAGACTGCCTCTATGTTTCTGAAAAAACGGTATCCGCCTGGGAAAATGGGCATTGCATCCCGCAGCCTTCCCTGTGGGCGAAATTGGGGGACATATATGGCATTACCATTATGGACATATTCGAACAGTTATTTCAGGACTCAGAGATGCTGGAGTTCCCGCATTTACTTTCAAAAGAAGAATATCAGGCAGTCCTTTCGGCCACGCCGTTTCTCTCAAAAAAATCCATTGAGGATACACTCCAACACCACGATGCTGGCCATGGGTATTGCTGGGACTATGTGCTCACACTGACCAGGCAGGAGTTCGAGGTCTGTAAATATCTGATGCAGGCTCATGAAGGAATGACAATCTTTGAGGCGTGGGATACCTGGATTCAACCGAGAAACACTAGAATGACTAGGAGGGAAACTCTATGCTGCTCTTAGGGCAAAGGAACATACGTAGAGTTAAAGCACAGGTTGTTGCAAACTCACTATCCAAGAATGAAGTCATGCTCTTGAAACTTATGTCGGAATTCCATGCCTGTACGCTAATGTTCCTGAACAACTACCTCCAGCGTAATCCAGAGTCGTATTTCGGATTCGATTCTGCCATGGACCTTCTCGTTGGAAAGGGGTGCGTGCTGGTACAGGTTATACTGTACGGACATGAGTGGTACGCTATGACAGACCTCGGCTATGATGTGTGTTCAATCATTCGCCGGAGGCATTTAGTGGGCCATACCAGCAATGAAAGCATCGACTATTTTCATCATGAGCACAGTGAAGGGCATATCTTTCCCATAGAATTTGACCTTGACCAGTTTAAAATGGTATAATTCTTCTATCAAACAAGGAAGTATCTGTCTACCAACAAATAAAATATCAAACTCTCAGCCAGTCCTTTTACGATTCTGTAAGAGGATTGGCTGTTTTTATATATCAATCTATATACACGAACGGAGGAAAAGAAAATGCGTAACGCACAGGTCACAAAACAGGTCACTTTCGATGAGGCTATCAGACTGATGGAGGGTATCCGTCGCTCTAATTTGGTGATGGGATACCGCTTCATCAACTACGCCAATGATGAGTGCTTCATCCGTCCTACTAAGGTCTCGGCTATCTATCGGGACTGGTATTGGGAGTGCGATTGCTGTCCGCCCAACGATACGGTCGTCACGCACCTGCACATCCTGCTGCCGTCACATGTCGCTCTCGACGTTGTGGAGTCTGTTCAGTTTGGCACCCTGATGGAGGCCATTGAAGAGTTCACGGTCGGCAGTAAGTACCGTGATTCTTAAGTGCTTAAGCACTCAAAAAAGGAGGAGTAGAACTATGTTGCCCCAGTACGTTGAAAAACAGTTGACGCTGAACCTGCTGACAGACGATATCGTCAATACAGCATTGGAAGCTGGCGACTACGAGGGTATCAGCACGGAGACGGCCAGGCAGGCGTGTTATCAGTGGATGAGCCACTCCGCAGTCTGGAATGAGGAACTGGCTCAGTTCACGGCCGAGTATTGCCAGAGTACTGACTCTGAGCCGGATGACCTTCAGGTCCTGGATGTCATCGCGGACATTTCCAACGAAATCGAGCGGCTGTTGGTCAACGAGGCCGTCATCGAGTATCGGAAGAAGCACATCCACGATGAGTCTGTGGTCCAGGCTATGGAGAAATCCGGTGTCCTGGCGGATGTCGTGGATATGTCGGCACTCCTGGCGTCTCTGGCAGTCGGTGGGAAGCAGGAAGTGGAAGACAACTGTAAACCGCTTCTGGAAGAAAACAATTTGACTGTGGCAGATGTCATCAAGGTGGCTGATGCCTACCAAGTCGAGTAAGGGAGGTTTCTATATGTGGTACGTATTGGTGTCTCATTACATTGGCCCCGGCGTTGCGCTCCAGCGAGGTTGGCGGGAGTGTGAGAACGAGGAACAGGTCCAAGATGCCCTCTCGGAAATTCTGAAACGTGGTGTCCGTACGGATGAAATCACGGTACTAAGTGTTCCTGAGCCGGAAAACACCATGTCTGTCGATGAATTCCGGGACAAGTTCGGCATCTAACTCAAAATTTCGAAAAGGAGGACGGCCTTTGCATCCCAGGAACATAAGCCTTGGGGTGCAAAGGCCAATTTTTATGAAAACATTTACGAATAAGGACAAGTATCCTTTTGCTTTTTACTGCAACGCCACCGGCGATTTGTTTATCCCTGACACAGACCTAAACGGAACGCCCCGTGACCTCAAAGATATGTCGGAACTCCCATACCCGCTCCAGGCTCTCTATGAGCGCTTCTGGAGCGAGCAGTATGGCTGGTTGACCTATATGGTCAAGGCCGATACCGGCTTCGGGATGATGATGGAACAGGAATTTTCTGCGGATGCTGGTGAGGACTACGATACCCAGATGGATGCGCTCTATGAGCAGGTCACTGCCACAGCGGAGAAAATTGAAAAGTCTCTTGCTGTCTTCTGTCCAAAAGCTGAGGTGTACCTCGGTCGGGAAACAGGGCTAGATGGCTGTCATGAACTCTGCGTGTTTGTCCCAGCAGATGCGATGGATTATGAAATCGAGCAGATGATTTATGTCCTGACCCTGATAGGGAAGGATGAGGAACCGCCCTATGAGAAAAAGGCGTTGAATTCCTGGCAATATTCGTCTTTCCAGAAGGACAACAATTATTTCTCCATTTGCGGAGGATTCCATCCATACTACGCCAAGCAGCCTGTTGTAACAATCGGCTTTACCGATGACTGCGAACTGACGGAATTCACGGTCCTTGTCGCACGGAAGGCCATGGAGGAAGACGGCGTACTTAACGCCGACAAGGTGCAGGAGCGGCTGGAGCAGGTTATGCGCAACATCAAGAAATCTGCAGCAGAGGCCGGGAAAAATGTGGAACCGGATGTCGTGATGATTCGCGCCCTCAACACGCTCTTTCCCTGTGCGTGGGAGTTTCCGAAGCCGGTCTTTACCATCAACTTTGATGCTCTGGACGAGGAGGATGAGTAAATCATGCCGGATACACCTGATTTGATTATGGAGCTGAACGACTTCGCCAACCACTGCGGGTACTTCTTCAATGCCTGTATGCAGGATGGCATCATCGCCAACAACGGCTATAACTGTTCTCACCCAGACCAGGACGAGACGGTAGAGGACGACAGTGGCGAGTCTGTTGGGTGCTGCCATTGCTGGAGCTGTCCGCTCGGGTATCCGCCAAACGCCAAAGACCTCGTTGACTGCGGCATCCTAAGTGAAGAAGATGCCCGTGCAGACTACTTCGATGAACTCTCTGGCGAGTATTTTTCGGCAGTGGACTACATCGTCGTGTCGGACGAGGATACCATCCGGCGACTGCGGGAGGCCGGGATAACCGGGCTGGCCGTAAGCACCAATTAAAATTTCAGAGGGAGGAAAAAGAGCATGAAGGAACACGCGGAAATCACGGTGCGGGATATTGCCAACCGTACCAGTAGTCACATGGTCATCAAGGACAACGGAAACGGCTCGACGCTGTGGAGTGGATACCAGTACAAGGTGCTGGAATCTATCTATGCGGACGCCGTGTGCGAGAACGTCACCGTCCAGTCGAACCGTCTTATCCTGTGGCTGCACCACGACGAGGTGGAGCGGGTCACACGCAAGGCGGCGACAGCCTGACACTAAAGGTAAGCCCCCAAGCACTTAAGTGCTTGGGGGCTTACCTTTCCCGTTTTTTGACCGCTCCACAGAAAAGTGGTATAATAAAACCAAATTTAAGGAAGTATCAGTTATCACAAAGCATATCTTCGAAAGACGACGCCGCTATCTATAATGATGGCTGCGTCTTTTTTTGAAACTTCCGGGCACAGACCAGGCTTTCAGTCTGATTGTTGTCCGTTTATATACACAAACATTCAAAACTTAAAGGAGGAAACACAAATGAACATCTATGCTATTTTTTCCTATCCGACCAACGGGCGGGACTTTGACCAGGAGGAAGCGTGTAAGGCGCTTATTCCTGGGGAGAAGTACCAGCTCCAGAACGCTTTCGTGGGTCGCAGCAATACCAAAGTGTTGCTGCGGGACATTACCGGGTACTTCAACTCGGTGATGTTCGATTTCGTGGATGGCAACGGGAAACCTGTTAATATCTACGAAATGCCCCAGTTCAGGATGTACTGATGGGTCACGGCGGTGTCTGTTCTTAACTGAACAGGCACCGCTTTGCTCCATTCCGGTCAATTTCAACACAAATCAATTTTAAATTCTGAGGGAGGAATTCTACATGCTTACCAGAATGGAGCAGGCTGACTTCACATGGACATATCGTGACCTGTGGGGTGGAACGAAAATTGGTATGGACACCCATGCTCTTAGAAGAAGCATTGGCCGTTTTTACCAGTTTATGTCCTTTGAGCTGCTGAGCAGCAATATCAGGGATATCTACATGAAGGGCGGAGATTCTTTGGAGGAACTGGTTATGGCCGTTCCCTTTGGCGGACAATTCGTCGTGTTCGATGAGAAGTCAGGTTTGATAATCTTTGCGGACATTGACTTCAACGAGCAGACAGGTCTTAACGATGTGTTCGTACATTCTCTCTTAGTCTATGGAGGCGACGAGAGGAAAGTGTACTGTGAACCAGATGATTTCGTATTTAAGGTTCTGCTGGATGGCTCAGTGCAGGAGAATCCAGAAGAATTTGTGCGGAAAAGATAAGACTGGCACTCTGCAATCGCAGGGTGCCAGCCTTTTTTATTGTGCCACATCCCGGGATAACTGCATGGCATACTCCCGCAGCCGTACACGGAAGTTCTCCTCGCCCTCCTCGTGGGCTTTGAGCACATCAAAGAGGTGGGGGAGCTTCCCGGCCAAGTAGCACAGCGAAACACCAGTCTCAGACGCGATACCGCAAAGGTAGTCGTAATTTCCGGCGCGGACCAGCCAGGCATCCGCTTTGGCTACGGAATCCTGGGTGGGGATATAGAACCCATCCTGCCCATCAGACTCAGTATGGGCGGTCTGGAATTGCGCAGTGCCTCCAGTGCTCTGCTCAGCGAGGGACAGTCCGCACTCACTCAGAATCGACAGGATTTCATTGACTGACGCGGCAGGGAAGTTCCGAATCGCAGTGAGTTCCTCCTGCGTCAGCGCGGCAATATCGCCAATTTTCCGAATCCCGGCCCGCATAAGGGCATTATACACCGGGGGAGACAGGGCCAGCAGGCCAATCGAGGTGTCAGCAGAAAAGCAATTATTCATCATGGAGAAGACCTCCTTAACAAGCAAATGTTCTGGAAGCACTAACTTCCTTCTATATTAAATATTATACCACATAATACTAAATAAATCAATATTAAGCGCTTAAGCACCTAAGAACTTTTTCACCCGATACCGCCCCTCTTCGCAATTTGACTTGCATCCCAGAACATGGTAGCATAATTCTATAAAACAAGGAAGTATCTATCGAAAAGCATATCATATCAAATCCAGCAGTCATTCTTTCGAACAAAGAGTGGCTGCTTTTTTATATATACACAAACGGAGTTATGAAAGGAGTTTTTGACCATGAAAGCAACAAGCGGATACCCGCAAATGTTCCATGTCCTACCCCACGAGAAGGCGTACTTGGCCGACGAAGCCATTGAACGGATACGGGCGCAGGACAAATACCTGAGGGCAAGCCTAGCGCGAGAAATCCCAGCTCTGATGGAGCAGACCAAGACCATGCGGCGGAATGAACTGACCGTTGGACGACGGTACGGCGTACTGGGAATTTCCCCGTTTGCCAACGCAGTCCGGGACGGCAAGATATGCGAGCGGCATGGAGAGGTTTATCTCTATCTCTGGACACTCGGCGAGGACGGGATGTTCTGGAATGAGAACGCCTGGGGGCACCTGGAGTTCAGCGCCTATCCCTGCCGTGGAGAAGCAGAAGGAATCTTGGTTGAAGTCTAAAGGAGGAATTCAGAATGTCCATCGAAGCAACAAATACAGGGAGCACTGTTGATGTCACCTATGGCTCCATGTGCGGGCGTATGGGGTATCACTTCGACTTCGGCGACCATGTGGAGTATATCTCCTTTCTGGACCAGCGCAAGGCTTTCATGCGAATCCTTGAGCTGATGGACGCTGGCAAGCATGTGCATCTTTGGAACTGCACATTGACTTCCATCTACAAGGAAATCCGAGCCTGCCAGCAGAACCTCGTCGACGAGGCGGCCAACCTTTTGGCCAAGCTGAAGCAGGACTGAGCTATCACATTACTTTTTTTGAAAAGGAGATTTTAGAAATGTTGGATATTTCGAAACTGAGCGGCAATTCGTACATCCCTGGTGTCGGCGAGACGGTATATGCCATCCGCCGGAAGAAGCGGCGTAATTCCGCTGGCAGATGGATTCAGTGCCCGCGCAACACGGATGTGGAGATTGTCCAGGTCATTGTGGACGAAATCACGTTCTTCCGTCCCATCGGGGCAACGGAACTGGCTTGGAAGGGAGCAGGCTATCCGCCTCTCAGCCCGGATGACACCTTCTATGGTCAGGTCCGCATCTGCAAGGCCAATGTCGCCTCTACACAGGAGGAAGCGGAGGCCCTGCTGGCAAAGTTCAAGAAAACCGGCCTGTCGTTCAATGTGGACGATGTTGTCGAGGAAAGTGGTGACGCGGTATGAAGAACTGTCGTACCACCAGTGGCCTGCAGGCTGCCATCAGCAGGGGAGAGAGGGCCCAGCTCAAGGTGTATACCACCAGCACGGCCAATCAGGTGCTCCCCGGGACATGGGCAGTCAATGGCGACAGTGTTACCCTGAACCTGGGCGGCGGCCGGTTTGCTCAGGTATCTCGCCGGGAGTACGAGTTCATCAAGGACCACCTGAATGCAATTATGTGCTGAAGAAGGAGAGAGAAAAGTTGAGACAGTGTACTTTGAATACGGAGACTGCGGTGCAGTTCTTCGATAACCAGCCGCGCACTATCCAGCACGATGTCTGCCCACAGCCGGAGCTGACGGGAAAAGGCGTCTGGCATTGGAACGGCTGTGAATGGGAGAGCAACGCAGCGGAAATCAACGGCCATGGGGTCATGCAATACTGCCCGGACAAGCCTGGCGAGATTCTTTGGGTCGAGGAACTGCCCGGCATGACGGAGAAGTCTGCCCGGCTGTTTCTGGAGGTCAAGGACGCCGTAATGGCCTGCTCTGGCGAGCATTGGTACTGGAACATTACCTACGGCCGCATCAGTCGGAATGAGGCCCTGGCGGCCTGCGCTGGGCGCAGAGCTGGGAGGGCAGTGTGATGTTCAGCAGCAACCAGGTGTTCGAGGTTTCCTGTACCAAGAGCCAACTAAGGGCTGTACTCGCTTTTGCCTTGGACTTGGCCAACGATGAGCGGACCCGTCCACGGAACCTCGTCTATCAGACGACCTCGGACGGTAGATTTGCCATCGGGTGGTTCCATCAGGAGCCGAAAGCGGGATGGCAAACGCTTGTGTCGCCCACACCTTCTGTGGACCTGCTTGCGGAAGCGGCAATCCAGTATCTGAAGGACTACCCGGACCACTCGATAGAGTTATGGGACGGGTCCTATGAGCAAGGGTATCTGGTGAAGGTCATCCAGGAGACGATGGCTTCAGAATGGCATGGAATCAGAAATCCGTTCTATGGGTATGTCACCATCCAGGCCCATAAGGTGTTCTACTCAAAGTAAAGGGGGAAAACTGTTTTGAATAAAGAGCCGTATGCTAAGATGCTGTCCCGGAATGGACAGATGGTTGGCCAAATCCTGAATATGCATTCCCGCCCCTGCACCATGGAGGGCTGTACTGGGGTACGAATCCATGTGAAATGGCCGGATGGTAAGAGCACCTATCCCTGTTCCAAGGGGTGCCGGGAGATTTCTCCCGGCCTGCTGCAAATTATCTGAGGAGGGGCGAACGTGAAAATCAAAAATCGTGTGATTGGCGGAGATGCAGGCTGTGTCGCCGTCTATGGCGATATGATGCGGTTTCAGGTCCAGGGCACTTATACCGCCGTACCTGAGGGCGCAGAAGAGAAAGCAGAGAACCGTCGTATGCGCATTGAGCGGTATGACGATGGAAGTGCGGATGTCACGGTACAATCCCTCGTTAAATGGGATACGTCGGATACGGACTTGGAGCAGATGTACGAGGATACCCTGAACCACATTGAAGAGGTGCTCGGAATCCCGGATGACTGCCTGAGCAGTTCCTCCTGGAACGCAGGACATAATGTTCCGTACTGGGATGCTCTGCTGACCGATGCCGAGCGGAAGGTCGTGAAGGAGGAGACTCTATGAAATCCAAGAAGGCCCTTGCTTTTGAAAAGTTCAAGTTTTCTGACCCTGGCTGGAACGCCGAGGTCATCCCGATTGCCGGAAGCACCAGCGTGGCCATTTGCGCTGCTTCCGTGGACAAATATACCGGCCGGAAAATGTACGGGCAGCAGCTCGCTACATATGCCCATCCGGTGACAGCAGAGAAGGTATGCAGAGAGCTGAACGAGTTAAAAGCTCGTATGCTTGCCACCGCATACCCGTAACCAATTTCATAAAGGGCTCCAGTATATGCTGGGGCCCTTTCTCTGTGTTCAGTTCTAACACATGTAAGCACTTAGGCACTTAAGCGCTTAAGTGCTTGCACGGTATGAGTGATATGCGGGCGGCCGTTTTGACTTTACGGACGATAGATGGTAGGATATTACTATCAAACGAGGAAGTATGGTAACGCAAAAGCATTATTTTATAGGTTCTAAGCGGTTAGGTTCATTTTATGAGCCTGACTGCTTTTTTCATATATACACAAACATTTTCAAAGGAGACGATTTTATGGACATCAAGAAGGTAAACAAAGCAGTTAGTATTCTGGAGGACAGCAACCGCCTTCTCAAAGGCCGGATGGATGAACTCCGCCATGCGCTGGAAAAGAGCATCCTTCCAAAGGATGACGCCGACCCTTACTCCGTGCTGGAGCACTGTGAGGCCGAGTATGAAGCGGTGGAGATGGCAATTCGGGCTCTGCAGTCTGAAAGCCATTCGGACGTGACCGACCTTCGCAAGAGTTGGGTTCTGTGCTGGGAGGAACCCACCGGCCAGCGCAGATGGGAAGCCTTTCACTGCGCAGATGGTGTGGGCGACAAACTCATTGAGTTGGTGAATGCCTACAACGAGTTCGAGGCCGCACTTCACCCAGGAGACCATGAGCAGCCGTACGGCGCGATGGATTTTGAGGACAAATTCATTATCCTCTGCCTGCATCCCAGTGCTGACAGAATCAGCATTGAGAGTTTGCCTGAGTATTGCTCCAGCGCATGGGTCACGAACAACTCTGACCCGGCAGTGAAGCCACATTTCGGCTATAAGCAGGCCAGGGCGGATATCGTCAAGTATCTCCAGGCCCAGCCGGAGAAGTACTTCAAGCAGCGCGGCAGAAGCAAGGACGAGGTGCTCAATGACACGGAGACCATTGCAAACCTGGCCTGTGAGCATATGCACTGTGTGAGTCAGTCTGGCATTGACCGTGAATGGTCCTGCAAGGACGCATGTGACCATACGCCCGGAATCCGCAAGAACGATGAGGAAGGAGATGACCTGGTGTGAACGAGGCAGTATCTGGAGTCATCACACTATGGCGAGACGGCATTCCGTTCTGGTTTGACATCTATGCAGACCCTATCTGCTCCATCCTGAAGGGAAAGATGCTGCTGGTCGGCCTGGATGATGTTATCCCAGACCATTTGTACGCTGTCGTCGCCTTGCTGTCGAATGGGAACCCCGGGATGTGCCAAATCATCCTGAAGGAAATCCTGATGGCCAGCCGAGACGACGTTAAGACCGCTCTGGCAGCCGGGGAGTACCTGGACCCGTCCGTGATGGACCGGGTGATGTTCCGCTTTCATGGAAAACTCCCAGATGTACAGGACCCCGCTGCTATGGACCGGCTGATGCGCCTCTACATGGCGCAGAAGGTCCAAAGCAAGGAGACCTTCTCTGACAATGCCATGGACACCCAGCAGTATTGGTCTGAAGTGACTATGCCAGGGGACGTCGATGAGTCTGTCCCGTACTGCGAGAGACTTAAGTCCTATACCAATGCCAAGTAAGGAGGGGGATTCTAACATGGATGAGCTGTTTTCCGTAATCACAAGTTATCTGGCCCGTGCCGGGTACGAGGTTTTGGACGGCGATGCAGCCAAGTTTGTCATTCGTGACAAAATGAAGGACGAAGATTTCGAAATTACCATCAGCGAAATTGCTGGTTAAGAAGGAGGGAAAGGGCATGAGTGTCAGTTCTGAGCTGCGTCTCAACGGACATATCGATTTTGACGTTCTGTTTGAGATGGTCAAACTCCTGTTCGACAAGGGGGCAAAGAAGAATTTCAAGGTGGACAATCTGGGGCCTATCGCCGAACTGGATGACGTGAAGGAAGTTTACGGCGAATCCAAAGTCTATGAGACGGAATTCGGCTGGATTTCCTTTACCTATGAAGGTGAGAAGCGGTTCCTGAACTACCAGTACCGCAATATCAATACCTATGAGGGTCTGCGGTACTATGAGAAACTCGGTGCGGCAGATATGGTCAAGGCCGAAACATCCATTCTGCGGATTGGCTACTGGGGTCATGCGGTAAACATCATGGAGACCATCGCCCGCTACTTTGGCGGATGGCTGGTGGAACGTGATGATTACGATGACCCGCCCCGTAGAATCGAGCCGGTGACTGAGTTCTACGCACACATCGGGCATTTTGCCCGGGAGCGTTCTATGCCGAACCTGTTCTCTAAGTGGTGGCCCGCTGTCAAGGACTGCGGCATCAAGGTCCCAAAGACCACAGTATTCTCCGTGCCGTCGGAGCTAATGAAGCATTTCTACATGGAGAAGCCGGATGAGGATATTGCCGCCGTACGGGCTTGGGTGGACAGCATCGTACGCCCAGGGCTGAAAGAGGCAGGGCTTCAGGGGCTCCTCTTTGTAAAGAATGGAGACTTCAGCAACAAGTTCGATGCGGATAAGTCCTGCATGGTCCTGCCCAATGAACTGACTGACGCCATCATCAATATCAACTACGCCGCAGCTTGCTGTGGCGCGGATATGGGTGGTGGCTGGAGTGAGTTGGTTGTTCGGGAGCGCATCCGGCATGACGAGAGAGTAACACCCTGCATTTACCACGGGTTGCCGCTGCGCTCTGAGTTCCGGGTCTTCTATGACTTTGACCTCAAGAAGGTACTCTTCACCGCCAACTACTGGGATTATGATTATGTTTACGGCCGTCTCTATGATGCGACGGACAAAATCATTTTTGACCACGAGCGGGAACGGCTGGAGAGTACATTCAAAGAGAAAAAAAGCATGGCAGAGGCGCTGGTTGCCGAGCACATGGCCAAAGTGGAAGGACTCTCCGGCCCCTGGTCGGTCGACCTCATGATGACCGAGGCCGGTGAGATGTATCTCATCGACATGGCCGTGGCAGAGCAGTCCGCCTATTGGGAGTTCCGTCCCGGCAATGAGCGAAAGCTGGCTGAAAACCGGGTCGAATCTGAGAGGCAGCGGCAGAAGTACGCTGAAATGGTAGGGAACTTCTGCACATAATTCATTCTGAAAGGAGGCTGGGCTGCGATGTCCAGCCTCCTTATCACTATTTTTATCGGAGGTATGAAAACATGGAAAACAAAAAACTGTCTGGAGATTTCCTGCTGATTGAAGGCTATGCCCAGTGGGAAAGCGATGAGGAGTGGGAGGAAAACCGCTGTGACGACGAGCTGCCTACGGCTATTCTCGCTATCAAGGAGTGGTTCCTGCAGAAGTTCGCTGAGGATTCCGGTTATGGTTCCCTGGATGAGTTCTTTGGGGACTATACCTGGGAGACCATCGATTCTCTCCAGGCCGAGGCTGAGATGGCAGCGGCTTTTGCTTTTGCTTATCGGCCGACACTGGAACCACACTTCCAGTTCCCGGAGGTGATGACTGCGGAAATGGCGCAGGCTCTGGTGGAGTTCATGGAATCTGAGCCGATTTATGAGCGCATTACCAAGGCACTGCCCAAGAATCCCGTCAAGCCGTTTGCGGCCATTGGAAACAATATCATCGTCCCCAGCGTCGAACAGGGGAGAGTGGTGGCCAGTTTCCTGAATGCCATGGGTGTGGAATCCCTTATGGTTTCCCCTATGGGAGATGAGAACCGTGGCCGGATTTGGGTGAACACCGGAAATGAGGAAGTGTCCTCCGAGGATGAACCTGTGTCAAATGCTATCCCGTTTATCTTCGCAGACTGTACCTGGCTGGCAAATCAGCTCCGAAACTCTTTGGGAGCAGGGCCTGCCACGGAGAATGATGAGTGTTGCAGCGATTACCTGGACCTGATGACCTTCGATGGGAAGGCTTTCAAAGCCCAGCTCATTGAGCGGAAGGGCGATGATGGAGTCCCTTCCTACTACTCGATTCATTTCATTGACGATATCAATGGAACGGATTGTGAGTTGGTAGATACCGTAGGCACGTCTGTCAGCGAACTTGCTGAATGCCTGAGACGGCATCAGGATATGGCTTTCTCTCAGTGGGAGAAAACTCGGAACCAGGATGTTGAGTTCATTGTCCCGGCCAAATTTGTCTCCGTCTGGGACGGAGGTACACTTATCGAGGCTGGGTGCAAGGTCAACCTGAAGACCAAAGAAGTCTTTGACATTGAGGTCGTCGAGGATGTTGCGGATATGCTCGATACTCTGGATGAGGAGTACATCGTACTCCCCGGCGTCAAAGAGACCGTTGTCCAGGCGGATGAGCGGGAAGACGATGAGTACTGGTATCGGTGAGGAGGAAGCACGAATGGCAAAGTTCTATTACGGAATTCTAAAGCTCTATGGAGACCCCGCCGCCTTGAAAAAGCTGGTCGACCACCTGGAACGGCTGGCTGAATGTTGCACTATCTCCGGTGCAGTCTCTCGTGATTACCTGCCTGCGATTTTTGAAGATTACCCGGAGGAGCAGCACGTATTCTGCGCCGGGTGGGATGCCAGTGACATTGAGAATGGGCATCTGGTACTCCGTACCCGCAGTCATTACGACTATGGCGACAACTTTGCCGCCATTCTCTGCCGCTCTCTTGGGCTTTCTGGAAGATTGCGTGTGGAAGACGATGAGGGCAACCCGGATACATTTGAGTTCTCCTTCGATGAGGATGTGCCTATCTGCAACTGGCGTGAACTGAGATAAGGAGTTGTTGTCAATGAAAGTAAAAGTGTTTCGCTTTACAGTATGTGAGTGTCAGAGCATCGGACGCCCTCCCAGAATGGAGCGGACCGGACTGACTCCCAGCGAGATTGAGGAGCGGGTCAACAGCTTCTGTGAGACGGTCAATGTCGTCAGTATCAGCGTGACCCCGGTGACGTACAAGCAGCATGACGGCGGCGGGTATGATGATGTTGAACTCTGGTACAACATCGTCTATCAGGCAAAGTAAGGAGGTTATCAGGATGCAGGAGCAGAAGGCATCGGAATCCGGCAAGAATACCTGGACCTATACTTTGGCGGATGAGTTCGACAATCTGAGTACGGTAGAGCGGGATACTCCACCTACGATAGTGGAGTGGGAGTATACCTGCAGAGGCGAGAGTTTCAAGGCAGAGACGAAGGAAGCTGCAGAGACGCTCATGGTCAAGTACTTTGAAAGCTGTACCCCGTATCGGGGATTTATCCAGATTGCCAAATATCTTGGGTATGGGATTTTTCCTATCGACACCGACGGAAACCGCTATGTCTGGTGCGGCAATTTACCTCAAGGCCCATTCCAGGGAGAAGGCTTCGACTAACTAACAATATGCCCCGCCTGGCAACACGCCGGGCGGGGCAAGAGAAGGAGATTTTGAACATGAAAAACTTGTGGTTCCGTGCAGGCGTGACCCTGCAGCTCAACGATGACGAGGCGGATACCATCCTCAAGACTGGTGCGGAAGATAACGGCGACATGGATGTTGTCATGAATATCGTCAAAACCGCCCTTCAGGAAGGCCGGTTCGCGTTTGAAGGGAACTCCTACTTCCCGGAGCCGGAGGTAGAGAGTCTTATCCAGGCGGAAGGGCTTCCTTATGCGCCCAGCGAGCCGGAGTTTGATATGAACTGGCTGGGCGGCTTTACGCTGGCCAAGCCCGCTGTGAACGGCGATATGCTCAGCCGGGCCAGCGCTCTGATTGACCGGGTTGTCAATGAGAAGGACTACCACTGGAGCGGTGTGGTAAGGGAAGTCACTGTCAATAGCGACGGTATTTCCCTCTTCATCAACAGCGGCGGATACAACTTCTATGCAACCCCGGACCAGATAAAGGAACTCCAGACGCCTGCTCTGGCTGCGCCGGTCAAGGAGACGGAGGAGCCTCTGCTTGGCGTCAAGACGCCCATGGGGGCCTTGGTTGCCCGTGAAGCGCCTGATGATGAGTACCCCGGAATCGACATCTACCTGAACAAACACAGCGGGGAACAGGTCCCTGTCGCCAGAATTGAGTATGTCCCCGGCGGCGGAATGTGCGAGCCTGAGCAGAAAGACCCCAGAAGCGTTATTCCGCAGGAACGCATCCAATTCGCCGAGATAGACTATTGGTCTGGCACCCAGAAAGCTGTTCCGGTGTTTACTCCGGGGCTTATGGCCAGAGTCTACAATGACGAGGCCAGGGATGAGCCTATCACCATCGCCTACAACGATTTCAAGGAGGATGAGTAAAATGCGGAAAAATGTCTGCATCACCTACCACATGAGCAAGGAGAACGAGGTTGCGGAGACCTGTATCACCATCCCGATGGATGCAGCGGTCGCCGATGACGTGCTCTCTAATCAGGAACACAGCCGGTATGTCAAGGAAGGCAGTTCCAGCATCACCTCAATCAAGCAGATTCTGAGTAATCTGGCGGAGCTTCAGGGGTATGTGGAAGCGCACTTCTGCTGTGCTGAGGAGCAGAGTGCCCTTTAATTGTGCTAGGGGCGGACAGGATTTTCTGTCCGCCCCTCTAAATTTGACTTAAAAAATAAAACATGGTAAGATATTTCCATCAAATAAGGAAGTATCGAATTTAAACCTCAAAATATATTCTAAGGCTCAAGACAGTGTATCCGATTTCCGGGTGTGCTGTCTTTTTTTATATATACAACAAATTTTTTAAAGGAGAAATGAACCAATGAAAGCCATGAAAACTCGCAGCGTAAGACACATTTTTATCCTCTGCCTGACAGCCATTATGGCCGTCCTCTGCAACGTGGGCGTTGCCTACGCCGCTGACGCCGAGCCGACCGACATCGGCCCCGCCATCATGATGGATGAGAACGGCGTCATCCACACTGTGGACGAGAACGGCAAGACTACTGTGGTGCCTACTATCGGGAATGCTATCCGCATGGAAGAGGATGGCACCATCGTCACCACAGACGAGGAAGGCACTGAAACGGAGTTTACTCCCTATCTCGCCCCTGCGCTCTACATGGACGAGTTTGAAAATCTCATCTATGCGGAGAATGGGTACAATGTTGTGTCCATGCTTGGCCCTGTGTTCCAGACCGATGAGGACGGTAATATTGTCGAGACGACCTCTGACGGTATGCAGACCGTGGTCGGCAAGGCACCGTTTGTAGTTGGGAAAATGGCTGAGGATGGGAAAATCACTCTGGTCGACGCCGATGACACAATTCTGTACTTTGAACTGCAGGATGGCCAGGCGAAACTGGTCGCCGCGATGACCCCGGCCATTTACATGGACGGGAACGGCGTCGTCATCTCGGTCGATTATTTCGGCCGGGAGACGGTGATTTCCGCTCCCGAGGGATTCGTGCCTGCCCCTGTCGGCTATGACCAGGAGGCGAAGTAAACCGTATGGGAAACAACACAATTTTTCCTGGCCGGTATCGCCACTACAAGGGTAACGAGTATCAAGTGTTGGCGGTTGCAACACATTCTGAGACTCTGGAACCCATGGTGGTTTACCAGGCGGAATACGGAGACCGCGAGATTTGGGTTCGACCGGCTTCTATGTGGAATGAGATGGTGACGAAGGATGGGGTCACAGCCCCTCGGTTCACGCGCATTTCAGAGCCGGAAGTCTCAATGGAGGCTAAGAGAGCTGTAGAACTCATCAATCGTATCATCGACCGGATGATTGATGACGCAGGTGGACATTCCGGGGAGGCCCTGGCTCAGCTTATTGAGTTGGGTTTCACTCGGGAGGAACTTGTTGATGAGTTCCAGTTCCCCTCCGCTGACGTCGACGACCTGATGTCGGAGTGCGAAAGCGGCAGCGAAGACGAGTAAACGCAAGGGGAGTGGCATATCAGCCACTCCCCTCATTTTTTTCAAGGAGGAAATGTTATGGATATTTTGGGACGTATTACTAAATTGGTAATACAGCGCTGCGAGGCGTGCGGCAGGGTTTTTCCTGTGCTCTATAAGGCTAGATTCGACAGTTCGACCGGAGTCTTTGTCAGCGATGGCTACGACTACGTGGGAGAAACATGTGACTGCAAAGCCGATTTTGCTCCCGATGAAGGCGACCCGAGCATTTCGGAGTGGGTTGATTCCCTGAATGACACCAGACATAAGACGGTGACGGACCACGCCGTTCTGTTTGAGATGGAACTGGACGCAAGTCCGACTGCAAGCGAACTTCAGACTATCCTCAACCTGTTCGAGCCGACTGAGCATCTGGTCCCCATTGATATGGCTGCCAATAACAGCTATGCTGTGGGATTCATGCCGGACAGCCTTGCGAACCTGTTGGACTACGACCTGCGGTATTTCAAGCAGGCCATCAGCAAACTCATGGATGACGAGTGCCTGCTTATGGACATTGCGGCGACCAAGGGCCTGCCGCACGGTGCTCTGTACGAGGTCGTCGTCAAGGACATTCCAACCTATATTTTCCGAAATCTGCCGGATGGCGTAAAGGAGTGATGTTTATGCTGGGGAGTAGCGTCCATTACGCGCAGTTCGTACCTGCCAGCCTATTTCAACTTTCATATCTGAAGGAGAGACGGTTTGGAGATTATCATGCCACCATCGAGCGGCGTCCTGCTGAGGGAGAGCCCCGCAGGCTCAAGGTCTGCTGGTGCCGTGTGGCTCCGGGCCTCTTAAGTGAGGTTCCCGACCACCTCCGTCCGTTCCACCTCGATTTCATAGAGCAGAAAGGCGGAGATTGGTTGGTTGCTTTCAAAGCCGAGAACATTCTTGCCAGTCTCTATGTGAAGATGACTGGTACAGAAATGGCCAGTCTTCTTGAAAGAGCGGCACAGTGAAGGAGAATTCATATGGATATCGATTACCTGGAGCAGGCCATCGGAGCGATGCTGATGGCGAAGGTCATCACCTTCGAGGCCAATTCGTGGGCGTTTGGCTTTGTGGATATGGTTGTAAAAAGCACCGTATTTGTTGAGCCGGAGTCCATAATTTCGGTCGTGGAGGATGACTGGAACGATGGCCCTGCCGCCAGCGTTGCAAAACTGCTGGCCGAGCATGTGAGAGGCGGGGAACTTCACTTTATCCCTGTTGAAGAACAGCACTGAACGAACGGGGGGTATATCATGTCTGAATATTACACCAAGCAAAGAGGTCATTTACAGATTCTGTTGGAGTCCCTCATCTCTGATGATGTGGACGCCTATCTGTACGATAGTAGGGACAGTGCCTGGGGGCTTATCTATCATAAGCCAACCAACGCCATCATGACCATCAGCTATGATGGAGTCAATGGCATTTCTTTGTCCAGTTGCCTGAAGCCCAACAAGTGGCATGGCACTGGGTATCCGTGCCTGGAGTCCGGCCTCCGCTGGATTACCAAGGATGACCTGAAAGCAGCATTTCATCAGGCAAAAGTTCTGCTGGCAAAGGACATCATGGCTCACAAAGAGACTAAAGTCCCTGGTATCTGTCTTCCCGATGATTTACAGAAACATCTGTATCGGGACCTGGATGAATATTTTGAAACTCGCTGGTCTGGCCAGAGAGCGAGAGAAAAATTCATTCAGGTCATGGGCGGAGAATGCGATTGAAGACGAAAAGGAGGGCTTTCGTTGAGCACGAGAAGAGTAACTGACCTGGCGGAAAAGCTCCAATATAAGGAAAACGAGCGTTTGCTGGAGAAACTGCCCATCTGGATTACAGAGTCCGAACCTTGGGCAAGAAAGATGATGGACCAGTATGGCCCGAATGGCGCACAGAAGGATGTGGATGGATACAGGCTTCTGTATATCCTGAATCACCTCTGCCCGTCGCTCTACCACTTTCACCGCCAGCCGGACCCGAAGCGCTTCATGGGCGATATGGACGGTTACAACGCCGCTGCGCAGAAGCATTTCCTGGAAAATACCCAGGCCGGGTTGCTGGATAGTGATGGTTCCCTCATCCAAGAGGGTGTCTGCTACGACGCTGATAACTTCAATACCTTTCTCGCAGTGGCAAATTCCTACTGCGACAAGTATTTGGAGCGGCTTTGGCATGAGCTGGCGGATGTACCGTTTGATGACCACCAGGAAAGCGATATGACCTTGGCGGAGCCTTGGCATGGCTTCCCGGTCGGAACGGAGCGTGAGGACATCTGGCACTGGTTCGATACCAGATATAGCGGAGGAGTGGTAGCGCTCCTCTACGGAAGGAGTAATTGAAATGACACTGAACGAAGTAATTGACAAAATCAACGCGGCGATTCTGGGCGTCCCGCAGGAGGAGAGGATTCGAAAGCTGGCCGGGAAAACCTCGTTTCTGCAGGGGCTGCTCCGACAGGAGATGGTCGAGTCGGATGAGGCGAAGGCGGCACTTGCGGAGTACCACATGCGTGCTGAGATAACCTGGGACTTTGGAGTGCCGGTTCCGACACTGGATGTCTATGTCCAGTTGACGGAGGACAGCCCCTATGCCATTATCGGGCACCGTTACAGCCATGGGTCGTGGAAGTTTCTTTCGTTCAAACGGAAGAAATACACAATCAATGGCCGGGCAACCATGTCGGCTGACCTCGCTGTATTGAGTGAGTTTGGTCCCAAGGGCGACCTCACGGTCGATGAGTACTACGCTGAGCGGTTCCGTAACATTCAAAAAGCCTGCGAGGGGACTATCCAGATGGTGAAAGGCATCGACCTTCTCATTTCCACGTTTGGCCATGAAAAGGCTGCGGAGCTGATTCAGAGCATCAAGGATTTGGATTCCAACACAGGGCTGAATTTCTTCAACAGTCAGCATAAAGGTTTCTGGAATCGTTCCATTTTCAATGATGGGGTTCGGGACAGAATCCTGGCGTTGGACGCATCTGGCATGGATAAGTTCAGTGACTTGAGTGACCTGGCGGCGGACATCCTTCTGGACGCAACGGACTACATTGGCAACCAGAAAGAGCAGTTTCCAGTCAGAAACGGTGATATCGCCACCATGCGGAACAGCGCTGGATTTCATGCCAAACTTCAGGAAGCGGTCGATGAGTGGGCTGCGGACCGCGCCAACGATGGTGCTGACCTGCAGATGCCACAGTCACAGGCTGCCAAGTTCGTTTGGGACCTCTACATGCTGTATATTATTGGAGACTGAGAACGGAGGATTTATCTATGCCTAATTCTGAAAAAATCTTTTTCTTCCTTTCTGTGGAAGGCCCATCCGATGAGCGCCTCACATGTGCGGAACGGCTGAATGGCCATCGCATCCTTTGGCACAAGAAATTTTTGTGGCAAAAGGAATCTATGGGCATCTCCTTTTACATCGGAAACGGTTCTGAGAGCGATGCTGGCGATATCGTCAACAGCGTCTCGGCTGCAGTCGATGGACTACCCAACCTGACGGCATTTCTGGAGGAGATGCACGACCCGACAACTTTCAGCCAGTGGCACTGCTGGCATCACGGGAACCACTCCTGGATTGATGCGGCAGATGGTCTTCTGTATGAGTCGGAGCTTGACCTCCCGGATTTGCTCATTGATATGGGCGAGCACCCGGAAAGATACCAGTAAAACTGAAGCCCCGCACAACTATTTGTGCGGGGCTTCCCCTAAAATGAAAAGAGGTAGTATATAATATGCGAAACGGTCATCTGATTGCGATGGAGGGTCCTGTCACCAGGATTGTCCGAGAGCAGAGCTGTCTCCTAATGGATGCGGCGGCTAACAACCCGCAATGGAGACTTCCCAATGTCTTTGCCCTGTCCCTCCCATGGGACGATGACAGCGAGTCTCTTGTAGGCAAGCTGGAGGCCGGTGTATTTGGCTCGCCGCCGGATATCTATGAAGCGACTATGGTCTACCTGATGGATATTTGGCACTCCTTCAGGGTTGATTGGGGCGAGGACTATAACGCCGGTGGGCTGGCAATCATTGAGAACTATGTCCCTCACAGTTTTCTCCAGCAGGGGAGTCGCTTCCCCAAAGAATTGCGCCGAGACTATAACCGCTGGCTCATCGATACAGCCTACATGAAGCTCCATCTGCCTGCGCCGGATACCGTGCTGTATCTTGATGTGCCTGTCGAACTTCGTGCGCAAGCCGGTGGCGCATCCATATCGGATGATATGCTCCAGCAGGAAGAAGCTGTCCGTACAGCAGAACTGGAGATTGCCTCCAGCCTGGGCTGGTTAGTAGTCGATTGTTCGAACAATGGACAGATGCGCGCAAAAGCGTCCATCCAAAACGAAATCTATGCGTACACTGGCTTGCTTTTTAAGTAAGGTGTGATATGATTTCATTAACAATACCCGATAGCTTGTTTACTGGAGGCCGTATGGAACTATTTGAATCATTCCTCAGGGCGATTGCCCCTTATGTTATCGTAGTCGGTTCCTTCGGCCGCAATGAGGAAACCGAGGACAGTGATATTGACTGTTACCTGCGGAGTAAAACCCCAGAGGAAATCGACCCAGAGACTGGGGACGATACCTATATGCCTGAAATCATTGCCATTGTAGATAGCTTTGGCTTGGCCTGGTCCAGTGTCATTATAGGCCACATTGCCGTGGAGCGGCAATCGGGTATCCCGAAAATGGTCGAGATAAGCTATCATTACCATATCCCCTGCACAGAACCCGTGTTTGAGCGAGAAATTTGTGGGGTGCGGTTCCTATGCGCCAGAGACGATAAGAATTGCCCATTGGAGCAGTGCAGCGATTTTCTGGATTGGGACGATGCCGTTGGAGACAATGTGATTCGTCACCCACTGCCACCATATTAACAGTAGTCCCTGCGTTCTTACGAACGCAGGGGCTTTTCTTTTCTGAAAATTGACTAATAAAATTTTAAATGGTAAAATATATACATCAAGATATAGGAGGTTATATCTTATGGATATCTTGCAGAGACTTAAGGCAAAATCCAGAGCAACAATCCAGAACCTTCGTCCAACGGATTATCAGGATGCAGCCGTTGTCCAGGCTGAGACGAATGCCTTTGGCACCATTCTGGGCCAGATTGATAAGAGTGGAAAGTATCCCATCGTGTTCCGCATGGATGGCCGGAACCGGCTCAATCGGAACATCTTGGTTACAGGAGCTCAGGATAAATTGGAGTCCTTTACCAAGAACTATATCTTCCAGGTCGTCAAGCGCCGTGAATCCATCCTAGTAAATGACCAGGGAAGCAGGCTTTTTAATACGATGAGCACGTATTTGAGTGCGAAAGGTTATACCGTTCGGTATCTTGACCTGGAGCGTCCCGAACTGAGCGATAGCTGGGAACCTCTTCAACCGTTCTTCTATGCGGAGAATTGCCCCGGGGCAGGGGACCCATACTATGCGGATTTCCTTGCTCATTCGATTGTGAATCCGGCCTGGGGGGATAAGTCTGAATCGTCCGCCGCCGCGCAGAACCTTCTGGCGGCCCTTATCCTGCGTGTCGTATATGGCGATGAGTATGATGAGAAGACCCTGACCACGGTGTATCAGCTGCTGAAGAACCCCTACGGCCTGCAGTATTTGGATACGCTCTTTAACGATGAGTTCCAGGGCAACGCAGCTCGTATTGCTCAAGAATCCTATCAGAAGTTTAAGAAGAACGCAGAGCCACTGCAGCAGGATGTACTTGCGAAGCTGCCGTCGCTGGTCGAGCCGCTTCTGAAAATCTACCCGGCGGCCTCCGAATTTCCCAGGGAGTTGTCTCAAATGGACATGCACCTGCCCGGCACTGCACCCTGTGCCTATTTCATCAAATACAACAGGGACAGCCAGAATGCCAGGGTCGCGGCGTTCTTCTTCGGCACGTTTTTCCGGTCCTTGTTCAATGACTCAAACGCCCTTTCCCAGCGGGGGTCTGTGGCGATTCCCACGCCAGTGAATTTCCTCCTGCACGATATGTCATCCATTGGGCAAATCAGTAAACTTGACTTTGCACTGGCTACGGCCCGGCGGCATAATGTGAATTTTTGCCTGACAGCCAACAGCATCCAGGACCTTCCTCCGACTTATGAAAGCTGGTTGACCATTACCGCAAATTGCTCCACCCGCCTTATTTTCAGTCCGTTCAACGCGGCGGATATGGACATTATCCAGAAGTGGGCTGGCCCCGGTGAGGTCGTTTTTGACCGCAAGAGCCTTCAGGACGACGCTGTGGTCATTCTGTTCCATTTCCATGAACCAATTTTCGCCAAGGAATACCCGTACACCATGCACTCCGAAGCGACCGACCCCATCATCCGGGCAGATGCTCCGGCAGACATCATCGGCATCTTGAGTCCTGATGGATTGAAGGCGTATTGGGAAGGCCGCGATACGGTCTGCCAGAATTATATGAGGAATTATCCCAAGGCAAATGAGGTGAACCGCACCTGGTTTGGGGAGTGCGAGTCTATTCCCGTACCGGACTCTGTTTTGGAGCAGGTGAGTGAGCCGGAAAATCCCGCTCCCAGCAAGAAGCTGGTGAAAATCAGCGACTATGGGGCGACCAATCTGGAGGCGGTCGCAACCTTGGAGAATATCTCTCAGAGCGCCTTGGTGGACCGGCTCCTGACCTCTCCCTGTATGTTCGTCAAGGCCCAGTTCCTCGGCCGTGACGCAAATACGGTAGAGCCGATTGCCAATATCGTGGAGTATTACCAGGCGCAGTCCAGCCGGTCGATGTCGTTGGAGAAAAGCCGTGAGCTGCTGTACCTGATAGAAGATGTTGCGAAAGCAATCCTGGTGGACAGCGAGAAACTGAAACGGCAGAACAAGTATCTCTACTCCAACATGGTGGATGTGCTCAAGATGCCAGAGTTCGCGGAAATCTGCCAGGACATGGAGGCTCACCGCTTCTGCACCACTGCGCAGTTCCAGCAGTTGGTAGAGACTATGCTGGAGAATATCAGCGACCGTCAGGTATACGCCAGTCCCTTCCTGTTCCGCAATCTGGTCGTTATCCTCCGGGACTTCAGCCAGTGGTTCGGCGGCCAGACCTCGCTGGACTGGTATACGAAAGCGAAACCAGTCATCGAGTTTTTGCTCGCATAAGTGAAGTATGCTGAAACTGATTGCAATGCTGACGATGCTGGTAGACCATATCGGCCTGCTGTTTTTCCCGGAAATTATGGCCTTTCGCATTGTCGGCCGGATAGCAATGCCGCTATTTACCTACGGCATTGCGCAGGGATATTGGTACACGAGGCAGCATGGGACAACGGCCCGGTATTTGTGCAGAGTCTCTGCACTTTTCCTCGTTTCCCAAATCCCATACAACTTGGTCCAGTATCAAGCCGGAGCGGCACTGAACTTCAATATCTGCATATCCTGGGTCTTGGGGCTTGTTGCCTTGGTCATCCTGGACAGCCAGTTACATTATCTTCTGAAAACGCTTCTGCTGACGGCTATTGCCGCAGCTATCACGGGCGCATGGCTGGACTATTCCTTCTTGGCGGTCTCCATGGTGGTAGCCTTTTCATTGAGGTTCCGGGTCCAGAAGGGAACACTCATAGCTTTTTGTGCTGCCGGTGCCCTGGTGATTGTGTTCTCGGTACTGTATAGCAATTATATTGAGCTGTATGCTTTGACTGCATTGCCAATTATGCTCTGGGTTGAAAAGGAGACGGAACAGCGAGGCAAGACGCTTAAAATCCCAAAGTGGGTTGGATATGCGTTCTATCCAGTCCATTTATCACTGCTCACGGCAATAAAATTCATCGTGTAATAGGAGGTCGAAATCATGAATTTTCCCATTGTTTTCCGATTTGCTGATGCAAAAACACAGGACTTACTCATCTCGGTTTCCAAAAAGTTAGGAAAATCACCCATCGAAACCATACAGTCCGTTATCTGCAACGAACGGACTGTTGAGGCGATTTCAGAGGGCTGGGGTATCATTGCACTGTCCCTTTGGGGGCATGGTGAAAACAAATTTGATGATGAGGATTTTGCAAAGTTGGACGAGCCAGAATTGGAAGTACCGCTGAGCGAAGACCAAGTTGCAAATCTCATCGCCTACGCTGACAGTGACGAGTCGGTGAAGTCTATTGAAGACTTGGTAGGAGTGTTCTTGATTTTTGAGGCAGATGCTCTGGGTTTCCACGTATAAGGCGCTAAAGCACCAAGGTGCTTAGGTGCTTAGGCTATTAGACACCCAACAATTCTTGCTGTTCCCGTTCCTTCTCTCGGAAATTGACCAATAAATTTCTACATGGTATAATAAGAAACAAATCAAGGAAGTATTTCACCTGACATATTCTTTTATATGATTCAAGCAGCCATTTCCGACATCTATGCGGGAGTGGCTGCTTTTTATATATACACAAACTTTTTTGAAGGAGCGATTATCATGAAAAGAGAAATCAAAAATGTCTATGACCTGCGGGCTGCCTACTATGAGTTGCATCCGAACGGTCACTTCTTCGACGGGGACACACTCAAATTTTTCGGGGAACGATTCTCCGAGATGCGCCTGCTCAAGGGGACGGTCCAAGTCACCGACTCCTTGGGGAAGGAACATACCTGCTATGTTGTCAGTTCCCGGCAGCGTATCCCAATGGTCGGCCCGAAGCGCGTCTACCACCATTTCGATGTGGAGACTTTGGAGGATATCTGATGGAAATGCAAAGAGATTGGGAGCGTATCATCGCCGAGACTTCTGCTGTGGCAATTCCAATCACAGCGCAACCGGGGGAGAAAGAGGACTGGATTCGTTACAGCGACTCCAATGAAGGTGAGCCGGGCTATTACCGAGATTATCTGGACCCCAAGACCGGGGCAATCCTGTATAGTTTCGGAGAGACCTGCTGTGTACACCCATGGCTTTGCGACCCTGCTGGTGTCCTGCCGTCTGAGTGCCATGGTCTGGTTCTATTGAGCAATGAGAACTGTGACGCACCCTGCTTCACAGTACCTCTTGCGCAGTTCAAAGCAGATTTTGGCCCGATTTCAGATGCAGTCATGCTGATGCTGGCCCAAAAACCAGAGAACTGTACGTTGCGGTTGTTTCTTGAGACGGATGACCCGGAAGATTCCTATTTGGATGCCTTGGATGTAAAGGCGGATACCGAAGATGGCACTGTCATCCTGGACAACGCATTTATCCACGACTATCTGGATAGCTCGCCTGCGTGGCAGTTCTGTGAGTCAGCCGGTATGGAAATCGAGGTGCAGGACTGCTATATGACTGGGTATTCCAGTTTTGTTGCCAGCACGACAGCGGATGGCCTGAGGAAATTCCTTTTGGAGCACAAGGTTATTCCTGTGCTCATCAAAAAAGTGAAGGAGAAATGAAACATGGACGGAACTTTGAGTAAAATCGGCATCATGGACCTTGCCGAACGTGTCTCGCATCTTTCTGTGAACCGGATGGTCTACATCTACGGAGGGGAGGACGTCGGTGCTGGAGAGACCTATGGTCTCATGGTCACGGATGCATTCGAGACACGGATGTATCTGCTGTGCTATCTGGGCCATACCCATTGCAAGGCCGTTTCCTGTGACGATGGCATGGAGCATATGGAGGAGGTTTCTGCTATCCGTGACATCCTGGAAAATGCCTGGATGGAAGCTGGTCTCACCGACTTCTACGTCAACGAGGCACAGTGGGCTGAAAAGGCCGCCGACATCACTCCGGTGCTGGCAACCTTCATCCGCACGCACCGCGACGGCTTCGATGTGTCCAATTATACGGACACATTCGTGGTCGAAGTCCCGACCTCCATCATCGATGACGATAATGGACGACTGGACGCCACGAAAGAGTTCATCATGCAGCAGATGCGGAAGTTCGCATGGAATATCCTCATTGGATGCGATGGTGATGACTCCATCATCCAGTCCTGCTCCGATTACTGCTGGGATGACTTCTTCTCCGGCTGCGGCGGCAAGGATGACAGCCTGGGCATCTACTGGCCTCAAACTTGTCCCTACCCTATTCAGAACACTCCTGCAGTCGATATCGACATCGATAACCCGGATGAGTGTCTGCTGGAGGATGAAGTCCCGGCCACGATGACCGTGTATTGGGATGACGGGACGACCAGAGAGTTCCAGGTCGAGGTGGATATGTCGAGCGGCGCTGTTTACTCTGATGTGTTGGAGAAATTTGAAATCTGGCCGCACCACAAGCGCCTGCTGGATTTCGGCAACGGAGTAAAACATCCCGTCGCATTCGACGAAGAGAATCAGGACGGGCTGACTGGCCGCTACTATTTTATGGATAGGTGAGTAGAATGCGGATTGAGAGGGACCCATACAACAGTATTCTGCTAGAGGCGTATAACCTGTACATTGCCGATTGGTGCAATACCAGAGGGTATGCCTTAACAGATGTGGTTCAGGCTTTTATTGAAGATGAAGAGTACGATGGACAGATGTTCGTCTGTCTGGAAGAGTTTGAATGCAGCGAGTTTCAGGACCATGACTATATGCAATGGCTGCTGCCAGATGAACTCTATCGACGGTATCTAAAAGAAATGGAGTAAAACTGCATGGATGAAAGAGAAAAGACTCTGCTGGTCAGTAAAGCAAAAGAACTGGGCTGGCAGGTAACTGCTGACGAAAGTGGCTGGGTATTCCTGATGTCCACCCAGGTCGGAGAAACCTTCCGGGTCAGTATCCCTGGGGAAGATGTTGTCGGCGAACTTCGCAAAATCTATTGCGGTGCAGCCACTGAGGACCGTGTGACGGTACATATGGACGCGGAAAAACTTGGCATCCACGATGTCATGAGCCTGACAAAGCTCATTGACAGCGCCTCGGCCTTCAGAGAAACGGTCGACACGTTATATCATGCCTTAAGCGATGTCGAAGATGCTTACCTCGAAGAGGAGGCAGATTCGACTAACTGCGAACTCGGCATATACGACTGCTCGACCTGCAACATCAATGGGAATTGCACCCGCCAGGACGAGGAAGGGGAGCTTTAAGATGCTGAAATTGTACTACGGAGATGCAGTAAAGCCAGCGCCGTCTCACAGTGTAAGGCTGGAAGGTAAGGTGTACATGAGCACGGTCAATGGACAACTCCGTTATGTGCTGTATGCCCCTACGGATACTATCCTGTATGATATCAGAGATACATTCCGGGAACTGTGGGAAGGGCCGGACTGCAACACTCTGTTCAACCGCCTGGACCTCTGCATCCGAGCCCGCACTATCAAGCGGCCGGAGTTGAAGCACATCTATCTCTACGGAGATATGCTGGTTCTCCGCGCCGACTTTGGACGGTTCGAGAACAAGGATGTGGTTCAGGTGGATGTGTTCGATACGCTCAAGGCACTCGGCCAGCACCTTGGTGCTTTTACGGGCCTTGAGAAGCCTGGGGTACGTGTCGTTCCCGTCACCGTCCCGGTTCCCGCCCTGGAACTGCAGACTCTGCTGGATAAAGGACTGGACCGCTGGGACACAGAGACCATCCTCACGACGGATGAAGAAGATATTGAACTGCACCGGCTTTTCCTGGAGGCGCTCAATAAACTCGCGCAAATTGTTGCTACGCGGGAGAAAAAGGCACAGGAAAAAGCAAGCGAGGTGCTTAAGCGCTGGAAAGGAGAGAAGTAAAATGTATGATGAGGTCACTTTGCATGTCTGTCCGAACCATTGCGGGGCTCACTTTGATGTGACCGTCCATGTCACCCAGGATTGGGAAGTTGACGCGGAAGGGAACTTTGAAAAGGCCCTGAACGAGGCAGGCGAGGTCACGCATGGTCCCCAGGAAGACGACTGTTGGGTCTGCTCCAAGTGTGGAGCGGAAGCGGAAGCCATCCAGTGCGTCATTATGGAACATGACATCGAGGTTCCTGAATCTGATGGGGCTGCGCATACCTGCCTTCGGACATATGTGCAGCGGCGTGTGCCGCTGATGGACCTGCCCCGGGCCTTCATCAAGTACCCTGAGACGGGTGGTGTGTACGAGGCAACTGTTGTTCAGAACCAGAACGGCAGCTACACCGCCAAGTACGGGAAGTATGAGTTCACATTCTGAAAAGGAGTATCATTTTATGAATAAAATGGATAAGAAAGAAGCCAAGGCTCTCATCGCCAAGTTTACCCGTGATTTGCCGCTCTCTGCTATGGGCCTGTGCCATCTGTTTGAGAGGGGAAGCGCACTGGTCATGGAGACATCTGAGGAGGATTATGCTGCTGCGGTCGACGCTAAAATTGCCGAGGCGGAAGCCAATGGCGGCATCTATCTCCTGTCGAAGGAGGCTGCGCTGAAGGTGCTCCGCTGGGCAAAGGAACTCGCTGCGGTCGAACCCATTGACCTCATTGCTCTGTTGGGTAACGGGGTTTATTCGGAAAAGTATCTGGAGACATGCTATGGAGAAGGGGCTTTTCTTGCGACCCGCTCCTGCCCGCATTGTGGCTCCAGTGTCTTCTTCCGGGAAGAGGACGATGAGGAACTCGTCACCTGTTGCGAGTGCGGCAAGCGCATTACCGATGAGCCTGATGGCTGATTTGTGAGGTCAGCCGATGAAGACCATCTATAAGCAGTACGGCGTAACAGCCAGCATCACAGATAAGCGTGACGGCACTGCCAGACTGGTCGTGCGGGATGCCTTCTCACAGAAAGTGCGGGACAGCATCCACAAGAACCGGAAAGCGGCTTTGGCCGCCTGGTATCGGATGTGCCGGTAAGAGAAGTAGGGGAGGGACAACCACATTGGTTGCCCCTTCCTTCAAAGGAGATGAATCGTTTGAAGTACTATCTGAGTTATGACCATGTGGGGTCCCATGGGCCTGTGCAGATGCAGGTCATTCCATACGACCCGTCCAACGGCGTCCGTGTGGTCGGCAACAACACCTTCCTCTACCACGGCAGTCTGATTGTCTCGGGCCTATTTGATACCATCAAAGAGGCACTTTCAGACCTTGGGACATACTCGAAGCCTACCAGGTTGCCGGATGGAAGTTCTGTAATCCCGGCTGTGGCTAACGGCTATGAGCAGGATGACAGTCCATTCCAGAGATGGCACCCTGGCGTGCAGGAGTTATGGCCCGGAGACCCTGGTTGGGGTCTTGTATGAGGGGAGCGTTCAACGTGGATACAATCAGTTCTTATGAAAGTCAGGTAAAAAACAATATCTTTCAGGTGTTTAACGGGGTCGAGACGGAAGTAGAGGCTATGGTGTTTGCCAATTATGCCATGCGGAAGCTGAAAGAGTCGCAGGACCCCAAATTTTCCAGAGAAACATCCGCTGCTTTCATCAATATTTTGGCAGAGATGCTCCATCGAGAGATGCACAGCATTTATGGAAGCCAGGTCTTTGACTATTCAATCGATACAGCAGTGACGGACGCCAAGATTTGCCTTCAGTCCGAAAGAATGGTATCATTTACTCAAATTAAGGAAGTATCAGAATCACAGTCAATCTCATAACACTTCAAGCAGCTATATCCTTTTGGGGTATAGCTGCTTTTTATATATACACAAACATTTTTGAAAAAACGGAGGAATCACTATGTTCAGAGTAGATAGTTCCAGATTCAGTAACTATCCTGCGTATGAGTTCAACCTGGAGCGTCTCGACTTCTATCAAGTCGGAAATAAAGACATCTACATCGTCTGCCGTGCAGGTGGAAGCACCGATGACTGTGTACAGACAGGGAGCCAGGAGTACATCAATGGCTGGCTGTATGGTGCAGTCCAGGCCGCGTGTGGTCAGCTTCGCAAGCGTCTGGAGAGTTATCCCGAGCTTCAGAATTATGACGAGGACCATGAGTATGACATGAACCGTGAGCCTGACGACGTGCTTGGGAACGAATTGGGCCGCTACGAAATCGTGTTCAAAGTAAGTGGAGACCACTACTATTGCTTCGCTGATGCAGTCAACATGGACGAAGCCCTGGGCCAGTTTTTCAAGCACCATCCCAATATTACTTATGGGATGGTTGTTGACCACATGGAAGTATAACCAGCATTGGAAAGGGGAGAAAAGTTTTGAAAAACGCCGCTATTTCGGAAAAAGTGTTTCACGATGCAGCCGAATATATCAATATGCATCCGGGGAACTTTTTTAAGTCTGATGCTGAAGAACTGAAGAAGTTCAACAGCACGGAGTTCAAGGAACACGCTATGTCCGAACTTCAGGGTTCCATGGCCTATTCTGGCAATACAGTTTTTGCAGTCTACACGGCGGCAGACCTTGCTAGGCATGTATGGAATATTTTCCTGAACTGGGCCTGGGGGTGGTGACATGGGAACCCATCCTGTTTTTCCCATCTCAGAAGGCCAGACGGTATTCCTGGAACCTTGCGGTAACGCAGCCAGATGGCATGGTGCAAAGGCTCCGTTGGAGGCTACCATCACTGCCATCAAACGGAAGTACATCTATGTAGATGTTCCTGCTGTTCACGGGTCGCTGAAATTTCTCCGGGATACCATGGAATACTGTGATGACCATGAGACAAACTCATCGTATGTCATGTATCCCTCCAAGGAAGAATACGAGGCAGAAATCGACACCAGAGAGAAAGAAGGTGTCGTAGTCGGGTACTTCCGGGATTACACGATGAATAAAATTCGTGGGCATGGCCTGTCCCGGGTGACTCTGAATACCATCTACCGACTTATTCAAGAAGAGAAAAATTAACAAAAATTTACAGGGAGGAATTTGTATGCTAAAGTCTTATTATGCCTTAGTTCTATGTGATAGTCCTTGTGATGCCCAGGATACTGTGGAGCGGATGCAGGCACAGGGGCTGGATGCGACTGCTGTTGGACAGGGAGTACAGGTCAGCAGACAGTTTACTCTCCGCGAGGAAGGTCCAAAGTGCTCCCCTCAGTGGGAGGTGTCCCTGACGAATGCCATTATCGACGAAATCGGTGCGGAGGAAATGATTCGGGATGCTGTAAAGGCGACTGGCAAACCGTATGTGCTTCTGGATGAGGCCGACGCCGATTCCTACATTTCCCTCAATGAGCGGCTGGAGGGTCTGGGCGACCGTGAGGCATTTGCCAACATTGCCGCTGTGGAGCGTCTGCAGACCAAGCTGATTGACGGGCTGGACTTGGACGATAAGCCGTCGTTGCAGGAAGCCTTTCAGTACAGAGCCGCTTTGGACGTTGTACTTAGTATTGCGAAGAAGGCCCTGATTCAGAAACTGTCCAGCGAAGGAGGGCTGCAGGATGCAACCTGACTTCATCATTCAGGAAGATGCGGCATCTGTATTGCTCAAAACCCGGTGGATGGCCTGCTACACGCTTCGAGACTCCTATCCCGGCCACGCAAGCAGATGCTTTGAAAGTCTGGACCAGAGGAGGCGGGGGCAAATCATTGCCCTCTTCTCCCGGTCTGATGATGAACCTTCCGAGCAGGATATCACGGCAGCCTATAATAAAATCCTTGCCCAGGAAATCGAGGACTCTGTGCAGACAGCCATCGAAGAATGGGGCGGAGACCGGGCTACCGTCGAAGTAGAAATCGCTAAGACGATTTACGAACTTTTCGACGTGTTCGGGGAAAATCTCCGGCCCGTGATACAAGAAAGCACAGAGGGAGACTCTGGAAAAGGCCAACCTGATTTGCCATTTTGAAAAAAGGAGAAAAAATAAATGCGAAAATTTTCTTTGCTCGCGGCACTGCTGCTAATTGTCTCTGTACTCGCAGGATGCACCGACGCTGGCCCAAACAACGATACGGTTCCGTCTGACTTGACCTATACAGGCACATTCCTGGACCTGGTGGCCGAGGAAGAGCGGAACACGCCGCCGGTGGACGGGGAACTGAAAATCACCAAGGTCGATAAGGAGACTGGCTGGTGCGTTGTACCAGCTATGAGTTCTGGTGATGCTGAGTTCCTGTATCCCCGTATGGACTACGACGGGGAGCGTTACCAGCTCCGGTTTGAAAATGGCCTTCTGACCGGCTATACGACGCTCGGCACAGGCGACCTGTCCGTCACTGCGGATGATGTCTACGGTACGGACGAAGATATGCTGGCGGAATTATTCGATGAATACGTCCGCCAAGTGAACGAATTCCTTGAATCAGAAGAAGCCAAAGAGTAACCAGAAAAACCCGGCGTTGTTCAAAACAACGTCGGGTTTTTGCTTATTTATGCGAAAAATGGTACAATACTTACACAAAACACCATGAGGAGAGGATTCTATGAGCAGTCTCGGCCATTCGGCCTTTCATGCCGGGATAAGCGGCCTGCGTGCCCGCTCGGCGCTGACCAGCGCATACCAGCAGGGCGACGTGAAAAAGGTAAAACGGTTCTTCAAAACAGTGGATATTGGGGGCAAGGTTGGCGGCCTCTTTATGGCTCTCATCCTTGTGGCGCTCTCCATATCTATGTTTATGACGGCATTCAGCAGTCAGACTGATGGCAGCCGCACCGCGCCTTCTATCCCCGCAGAGGCCGGTGCATTGCCGGTCACGGCAGTATACGACGATACAGGCTTCGTGGCGGATTATCATATTGAGCATCTGCCAGACTCCTTTGAACATATCGCGGATGACTACCACATCCAGACCGCTGTCTATTCATCTTCCGCCCCGGCACACGACGTTTACGATTCCATTTTCACAGATGAGAATGGCGTTGTCCTCTACATTGAGGAGCACGAGGACTATGGAACGCTGACCTATTACTGGGGCGACAATCTGGACAGTATCTTCACAGCAGAGAATATCGAGATTCTGGACTCAGCTCAGACCTACTTGGACGCCCGCACGCATGACCGGGCAAGCAACGTGGTGTCTGACTTCAGAACAGGATTGAACCAGCTTTTTAACGGTCCTGAACACAAATCTTTATCCGCTCCGTTCGAGTTCGCCACAGCGATTTTCTGGCTCCTGATGGCCCCAGTCTTCTATCTACTGGTCAATTTCCTAATCTGTGGTTTAGTCGGAGTGCCGTTCTCAAAGAAGAAGCGCAAAGCATTCCTAGACCGGCTGGTCTCCAGCATGGAGCAGAATCCAGCTCCTATCTAATTTGACCATCTACCATGCAGATGGTACAATAATAGTATCAATCAAGGGAGTATCTACTACAATCATCATATTATTTCAAGGCAGCAATCTCATTACTGAGGTTGCTGTCTTTTTCTATATATACACAAACAGTTCATCAAAGGAGGTTTTTGTGCGATGCAATACAGCACCAGCAACGACAAGCAAATCAAAAAGAGCCGCCGGGGACTGACATTCAGCTTTCCGTCGGCAGGACGTCTTTCCGTAGGGAGCCACTACGATTATGTTATCGAGAAGGCGTCCCGAAGCATCCGTATTGTCCCCGCAGAGGCTGGGCGGTACAAGATTTCTCGAAAGAAGAACGGAAAGACATGGAGTTCCCTGGTAGACCTCAGAAATAAGGAGATTTTGGATGCGGTCGCTGAGATGGAGCAGCTTTACGTCCACATCAGCGATGACCAAATCGTCGTCTCCGATGGAAAGGTACACACAGGAGCCGTATCCAAGAAGACAAGCCCCATCATCGTGTTCCAGCGTGCGGACCTGGCAAGGCTTCGCATGGCGGCTGGTCTGGATGATATTTTGGCTGCAGGGCGGATTCTGGAGTACACACAAATCAGCCTGGATGAATACCTGGCTGAGTCTCAGGACCCGCTATCGGTTTCTACTGTCCAAAAGGACATTGCCGATATCTACACAGTCGTCTCTCTGTTCAGCGGCGCAGGCATCCTGGATTGGCCCTTTGCTCAGGACCCGAAGTTCTCTATTCGTTACGCCATTGACTATGACGCTGCGGCCTGCGAGACATACCGGAAGAATATCGGGATGCACATTGTCCATGGGGACATTCACAAGGCATTCACTCAAGCAGGGTATCCTCTGGATGATACGGTCTCTGACCCAGACATCGTTATCGGCGGCCCGTCCTGTAAGCCATTCTCGAATGCCAACCGCCATACCAGGCTGGATGACCACCCGGACAGCGACCTCATCGTGCAGTACATGCGCATTGTCAAGACCTTGAAACCCAAGGTCTTCGCCATGGAGAACGTGCCTGAGGTATTGACTGCCTGCGGCGGGGCGTATTTTGACGCCATCAAGGAGACCGCCAAGGAGTGTGGATATGAACTGGGCGCGAATATCGTTCAGGACTCCAAAGTCGGTGGCTACACCACACGGAAACGTGCAGTTATCCTTGGAAGTCGGATTGGAGCGGTCTCATTTCCACCGTTGGAACTGACCTCTGGTATTCACACTGCGGGGGAGGCTCTTGGGAAAGTGACGCCGGAGTGGAGCAACTACTCTGATGTGACACTCCCTGGAGCGGATACAAAGAAGAGGATGTCCTTCGTCCCACAAGGAGGAAACTACCAAGATATCCCGGAAGAGTATCGGACGAACAGCAAGAACCGCCACTCCTGCACCTACCGCCGCCTTGCCTGGAATGAGCCGTCTCCGACGATTGTCAACTGGCGGAAGCCTCCGTTGATTCATCCTCTGGAGGACCGGACTTTGACCGTGGCCGAGGCGAAAGCTCTGCAGGGTCTGCCGGGTAACTTCCGCATCTGCGGCACTCTTGGGCAGAAGCAACAGCAGGTTGGGAACTCCATGCCTGTCGCGCTTGGCCGGTATATCAAGAACGCGGTGTTGGCCCTGTTGCAGAAAGCAACGCAGTATCAACCGTGCGCTTCTATGAAGTAATGCACGGAGGTGAGAGGTATGGAGACAGATATCAGAACAATCCCCATTCACTACTTCTTATCAACATATGAGTTGGTCAAAAAGTCTGTTCCAGCGAGCTTCGTGCTCACGATGCTCAATGGCGGATATCTGACCTTTTATCATGATGCGGAGGCTATCAGTTAGATTCTACGGATTCCACTATACGCCCAAGCTGTGCTCAACCATAGCAAGCCTGTGCCATACTGCTTTATCCCCATAGATGGATTCGGTGAAAGCCTAGACACCATTATGGATGTGCAGGGTAGTGGTGTCGTTCTTACTGACAGGAATCCGGGCAATGGAATCGAGACACTTTCGATTTCCCCCGCACAGGTGCAACTCTCACTGTTTTCTTGAATGCGGCATCACTTTGAAAATTAGGGAGGTATTTTATGATATCGTTTGCAGAAAACAATAGTTTCATCAGGCATCATGTGTTCGGAGACTATGTGTTTACCCCGGTCAGAAACGCTTTCAACGAAAAAACAAGTTGGTGGATTTCCAAAAAAGGGTACACAAGGGCTTTCTACTGCTTCACTGCAGATACGGCCAAAGAGGTCAACTACCAGTTAGAAGAAGAGAGACGCAAAGCCTATATCAAAATGTTCGACGATTTGACTTAGGGCGGGGCTTTACCCACTGCTATTCTGCAAGTAAGAAAGGAGGCGTTTCAGATGAAATTCGTCGATGCAAAGAAACTCCGGGATGAAGATGAGGTAATCGTAAAAAAGACCAGCTGCGTTCTCCATGTGTTGGGGGACGTCGAGGTCGACGGGAAGGATGTCTTTATCCCGTGTGATGACGGAAAACTGTACCATCACACTGCCGTCAAATAAGTCAGTCAGGTCCCGCACAGATGTATTATCTGCGCGGGACCTGGTTCAAAATGCGGACTTGCCCGGGATTGACCGGGGCAAAAAGGTATAGTACAATAACACAGACAGAAGGGAGGGAACCTTATGCTGAATGGACTTATCATGAGTGGGGACACACCCGTCGCCAGATTTTCTGGTAGGGCAGTCACCCCTATTTTGCCGAGCAGGGCTCCCCTATGTTTCCGCAACGGGGGAGACCTGGAGGTGTGGCTCGAAATGCGGGCCATCGACCGGCATCGGACGAACAGCCGTATTTTGAAGCGTGTGCTTCGGCTCGGCGATACCTCGGACCTAAACACGGTCCTCCGTGTCTATGGAGCGACAATTACCGACAACTACTGGGTGAAGACGGATGAGGAGCAAGACCTTTGCTGGGCAAAGGTCCGCTTTTCTCAGAACTACTTCGCAGATGTAGCTCTGCACGGCTCTTTCGACAGCTTCTCCAAGCAGTATACGCCTGAGCAGCTCCGCACTCCAACGCCGGAACTGACCAATATCGGCAGTTACGAAAAGTGCTGGCGGCTGATAGATGGGAAGTGGGTCATGCTCAAGCAAGGCTCCACTGGTGAAATCTACTCTGAGGTGTTCACCGCCGAACTTGGAAAGCGCCTTGGCTTCCGAATGGCGGACTACCAGGTCATCGACGGCTGCGCCGCGACGACAGATTTCACGAAGGGCAGGCTTAACTTCGAACCCATGGCCTACCTCACAGGAGAAAACGAGGAGTATGCGGACAACTACCATGCGCTGAAGCAACTTCAGTCTGGTCTTGAACGGGAATACCTGGACATCCTCTTTATGGATGCCCTGGTCTTCAACGTGGACCGGCATACGCAGAACTTCGGTATCCTGCGTGACGGGGAAACTGGAGATATCCTCTCCATGGCCCCCAACTTCGATAACAACATGGCGCTCATCTCCAGGGGCTATGCGGAGGACCCGGAAAGAACAGCAAATATGCTGGTCGACATGTTCCGGGACCTCATCTACGGCGAGGGTGTCTTCTATAAGGCCCCGAAACTGGATGAGCAGACAGTGCGTGACATTGCTGTCAGCACCATGCCAGAGGCGGATGTGGACCGGGAGTATGTGGTAAGGCTGGTCATGGCCAACTATGCCAAGCTCCTCAAATAGTAAGCACTTAAGTACTCAAACACTAAAGTGCTTCATATGACCCAGTAAAACAGGGCTCACTCCTTTGGAGTGGGTCCTGTTCTAATTTGACGGCTATTTTCTGACATGATAAAATAGTTCTATCAGCAAGGAAGTATTGCCAGACATAACATCATAGACAGTTTCAAGACTGCAGACTCTAAACCTGAGTTTGCGGTCTTTTTATATATACCTATACATCATTTAAATGGAGGCAAGAAACATGGAAAAAACTACACTTCACGGAGAACAGAATGGTTTTAACCTGCAAGATGCAATCAATAAGCTGCTGGCTGAAAATGACACCGCCACGCTGGAGCAAATCCCGGCGGTCTTTGTCGATGAGGCATGGGGAGATGATGAGTCCTATGAAAGCAAGGGCCGCGCTATGCTGGAGGCGTATCTGAAGGGTGACGTCGACGGCTTCTGTATTGCCCTGACTGGATGGTCCTTTGAAAATATTCTGAAAAGGGCGGGGGCCATCGAGGATTACGACCAGACATTCCATCAGAAGGGCAGGGATGAGGAATGACATCATTTTCTCGTTTCCAGGAAATCGTTCGTGCCATGGGCGGCCAATGGGCTGGCCCTCACGTGGTATTCACTCGGACACAGAGTGAGTACCATGCTGCCTGCAACGGCGAATGGGTCCACCTGCTTGCACCTGGCGGATATTGGTCCGCAAAAGGGGCGGACGCAGAGCGGCGGATGACTTGGTGAGTGAAAAGGGGAATGGATTACTCGTGAAAACCAACTGGAAAGAGAAGTCGAAGGCCATGGTTCGGGAGTACATCGCTATCTGTCAGCAAGAGTGCTATGACGACGCACAGATTATCGACGTACTGGCCGAAATCTTTACCCGGGAAGAACTGGAATCTCTCGGCTATGGTGATTTCATCCGAAACTACTTTGACGACGCAGAAGGCTGACAAAGCCTGCCCCGTCCCCTCATTTGAAGAGGGGGTGGGGCTTTTTTATCTTCAGGCAACAGACACTAAAGCACCTAAGCACTTAGTATCTTAGGTGCTTGCATAGGAGACTCCTGCACTTGGCCCCTTAAGGGTTAAATTTGACTCATAAATTTCTGCATGGTAAGATATTCCCATCAAACAAGGGAGTATAAACGAGAACAAAACCCATATTTCCACGATGATTCAAGTAGCTTGTATCTGCTTTGCAGGTGCTGGCTGCTTTTTTTATATATACCAAATCAAAAATTGAAGGAGGAGATGTCGTATGGCTCGAAAGAAGCCTATGAAAACCGTCCCGACCCAGTTCGAGCTGATGCGGAAGATGCGTGGTTCTTGGAATGGACTGAATCCGGTAACACGGGTCATTCCAAACAAGAAGGCATACACCCGCAAAATCAAGCACAAGGGTCGGGACGAATGACCCTGTTATACACAGACGTTTAAGGAGGAGTAACTGATGGAAACCAAGATGGAAAAAAGATTTGACGATTATGTATTCTACACAGCAGATGAGTCGGAGTTTCTGACGGAAATCTCCGAGATGGAGAAGAATTCTGTCTGGATGCCAGGCATCCCGAGAACCGCATTGACGGTCCTCCCCCTGGATGCCCCCATGTTCATTCAGGAAGCCGTGGACAAGTACAATATCGACCCCGACCTGGCCCGTGATACCGTGGATGATGCCAGCGCAGGTACACATCTGATGGTCCAGTATCAGGGCCAGACATGGTGCCTGCGGGACACCGGCCGTATGACCCTTTATACTTCCGCCGGTCAGATTGGCCCGGCGAATGGGAACATGGTCAAGGCGGAGGCGTACAGCGACCTTGCCAAGAGCATGAACCTCGGCCTGAAATATGCCAAGGGCAACGCTCTGCTGCTGATTCGCTACGGCAAACTGTCTGCTCTGCACAGCGGTGCATCGGACGGCTACTGTGTCATGCCCATCAGTGAACTGCTGGCCGCCACAAAGAACGCTTTGAATAAGCGCTTTGGAGTGCCGCAGTTCAAGGAGGGATTCAACAGCCACAGCTACACCAGCGCCATTTGGGAACTGCCGGATGTACAGAGTGAGTTGGTGAACAAGTACCAGCAGGCTCTCTCCACGGCCGTCAGCCGGAATCACAGCGCCAACTGGATGCCTATGGTTCGCTTTTCTACGAGCGATACTGCGACCAGCAGCGCCGTCCTGATGCCGAAACTGAAGCCGAGTTCTGGCGGGTATGCCTTCTGCATTGGCAAGGGTATCCGGGTCGAGCACATGATGAAGACCTCCGGGGCAGTCTATGGGCTGGAGAAGTTCCAGCAGGAAGCGGAAAATCTCTATGCTCTGTTTGAGGATGGCGCTGAACTGATGAAGAAACTGGGTGAGGTTGAAATCGCCAACCCGGTCAACTGTCTCGTCGGTATCTGTATCGCTCTGAAGATTCCCCGTAAGTACGCTGACCCCGCACGTGAGGAAGTGGACACGTTCACCATCAGCACGCCGCGCATGTCCGCTTTGGATATCTACCTCTCTCTGGCTCAAATCCCGCAGTATGCGAAGGACAACGGTGCCAGCGAGACGAAGATTCTGGAACTGGAGGAGACCGTGGCCAAGATTCTGAACATGGACTTCACTGACTATGATGTCGGCGGCGTCGTTTCTTGGTAAAAATCCCGTTATAGGGCTCCGCGACCATTCATCGGTTGCGGGGCCCATCTGATAAAAGAGGTGAACAAAAATGCGTATCAAAATTTTGGAGACGCAGAGTGGACAGAGATATATCGTTTCTGAGAAGAACGAACTGGCCCAGTACAGATATGACTTCTCAAAAGGCGGACTCCAACGCCCGCAGTTCAGTGGGAATTGGAAACTGGTTGGCTTTGCAAAAGTCCTTCCGTTCGGTCATATCGGGCCGGATATCCCGCCTGAGAAAGTCCTGGGGCAAGACCTGAAGTTTAAGAACGGCCGAGGGGCCTATATGGTTCTCGACTACGACTATGGCACACATCGCATCTGGGGAGACCGGGCGGTGGCCTTTTATGAAACGGAGGTTCGGTTTCAGTGAGCTATTTCGAATGTAACCTGCCAGATGTAAGCCCGGCCTATATCCATCCAACCATGTCCGCAGCGTTTACTGAGACTTTGCAGCGGGTAAAGCGGCGGATGGCCAAGTTGGACGATGCCCTGGAGATGACGGGCATGGATGGCGCTGTGTTTGCGAAGCTGGCCAAGGTGCTGTTCGACAACTTCTACACGAAGTTCGAGGATTGCGGCGCTGAGGAACTGGCTGTGTGGGTACAAAGCTGTGATGACGGAAGTCCCGTTCAGCATCGGCTTGAATGGCCCAATGCCACTGTGGTCGTCGACTGCGCATTTCTCACAACAGAGGAATGGGAGATGATTCGGCACCTTGGCATTGGAGGCTCTGATGACGCCTCCATCCTGGGCACCAGCATCTACAAAAATGCACAGGAGACCTACCACGATAAGGTGTGGAGCCCGATGCTGATGCCTGCGGACGAGTCCCAGGCAATCTTCGACCGGGGGCATTTTATGGAGGATAACGTCGTGGAGGCGTTCCTCAGGCTCACGGATTTCAAGCGTATCCCTGAGACAAGGATGTTCCGCTCCAAGAAGTACCCGCACGCTCTGGCCGACATTGACGCCATCATTCAGGCCCCGGATGGACGCCTGTTCGTCTTCGAGGCTAAGACAACGGTGGCGGAGAACTATGCGGCATGGGAGGACGATAAAATTCCCCGTTCCTATGTTCCTCAGATACGGCATTATCCTGCTGTTCTTGCAGATGACCGGATTCAGGGAACGTATATCGGGTGCATTTTTGTTGTTGACCTCATTGCGGGCGGCCTCTACATTGGGAGTTCGTTTTCCGATGAGCAATTTGTTGCCCGATTTCTGGACAGGAATATCCAAGCAGAGGGACAGCAGCTTCAACATATCGAAGAGTGGTGGAACGCTTACGTTGAGCGTGGCATTGAGCCGCCGCCATCCAGTATTCCCAGTAATGATATCGCCGTTATCCGGCAGTTCCATTCCGGCCCAGCCAATCCAGATAAGCCTGTACTGGACCTGACGCCGGAGGCATCCCAGTACTGGAAGATTATCGAAGAATACGTGAAGGTAGCAGACGATAAGTCCGCTCAACAGAAAGTCGTAAAGTCTTTGGAGGACCGGCAGAAGCAGATTCAAAAAGTATTTATGAAGCGGATGCTGGATGTTACGGAGGCCCGGATTGATTTGCCCAGTGGAAATGAGTACTACGAAATCAAATGGATTCCACGGAAAGGAACCACAGTTGATACGGAAAAACTCAAAATCGCGTTTCCTGAGGCGTATCAGAGATGCGTTGAGACCAATCCTGAGTCCTCTCGCGTGTTCAGCATCAAGAAGAAGGTGAAGAAGGCAACTAAGAAAAAGAAGCCTTGATTTACCTTCCTCCCAGGAGAATCAGAAGGGAGAAGATTTATTTTGACCAAGGCAAATGACTTGATTTCCACAAGTCAAATTGCCCCGGAGGGGGTGGTTTGACATGTGTAACGATAAAGACACCGGGGAACTGCTAAAATCCGAAGTGAATTGTTCCCATCTATTTACGGTGTATGAATCCCAGGACTGGAACGTGGCCAAGTATGTTGATGCAGAGACGGGCAACACCATCACTGCCTGCGGGGCGAAACTGCCGACCAGTAAGAATGTGACCATTCATCTGCACGGTACATGGCGGGATAACCCCAAGTATGGGCGGCAATTCTCGGTCGACTACTTCGATGTTGACCTACCATCCACAAAGGATGGCGTCGTGTCCTACTTGGGCAGCCTCCGAGTAGGTATCGGCAAAGAGAAGGCCCTGCGTGTCTACCAGAAATTTGGCGGCAGCGTATGGAGCGTCCTAGAACGGAACCCGGAGCAGTTGCTGGAAATCCGGGGAATCTCCAAGAAAATCGTGTCCAGGCTGACCAAGAAATTGGAGGAGACCCGTATTCAGCGAAAAATCATCGAGCGGTGCGGCGATGCGGCCAGTGTCATATCACCGGCCATGCTAAACCGGATGATTAACCACTGCGCCAAGCGTGAATGGGACATCATGGATGTCCTGGAGCACCACACCTATCAGCTTATGGAAATCCGTGGCTTCGGGTTTGAGACGGTCGATAAACTGGCCCGGCAAATGCCGGATTTCAAACCGGACAGCATTGTTCGCATCATTGCCTCGCTGACCTTTCTCTTTGAGCGGGCTGAGAGCAGAGGCCATGTGTGTCTTCCTAAGGATGACCTCATCAAGCAGATGATAGCCCTGCTCAATAACCAGTTCCCAAACGCGGTCAACGAGGAAAAATGCCGCCAGGCATTGAATCTCGCTTATAAACAAGAGACTATCAAGGTGACGTCCGGGATGGTCTACACTAAGCGGTCTTACGACCAGGAGACTGGTATCGTCAAGGATATCCAACGCCTGATGACGACCCATCCCCATAAAATCTCGAATATTGATGATTTCATCAAGCAGTACGAGGATGAGAACGGCGTCACCTTGGCCGACAGTCAGAAGGAAGCTGTCCGAAGTTCCTTCCGAAACCAGGTCAATATCATCACCGGCGGTCCCGGCACTGGTAAGACGACTACCACGAAGGCCGTGCTCTATGTACATGACCAGGTATTTGGAAGTTCGTCAGAGCCTGTGCTTCTTGCCCCCACAGGGCGAGCCGCCCGGCGGATGTCTGAGGCGACTGGCTATCCGGCCTGTACTATCCATTCCGCTGTGGGTTACACCGGCGTGCCGGAACTTGATGAGCGGATGTCCGATACGCTGGAGGGAAACCTGTTCATCATCGATGAGTCCTCAATGGCGGACCAGTTCATCACGAACATCCTGCTGGAACATATCCCTGACGGGGCCCGCGTCATCTTTGTAGGCGACCCGGACCAGCTTCCATCGGTCGGTGCTGGCAATGTACTTCATGAGTTAATCAGGAGCCAAGTCATCCCGACTGTTAAACTCAACGTCATCTTCCGGCAGGCGCAGGACAATCCTATCGTGGAGAATTCGATTCGAATGCAAAAAGGGGAGACCTCGCTTTACTTTGATGGCAAAAGGTTCGTGCTCTTTGAGCAGTCTGACCCTGCGGCTATCTTCAAAAAAGCCTGCTCCCTCTATGTGAAGTCCGTTCAGAAATTCGGCCTGGATAATGTAATTTTGCTGAATCCTTACCGCCACAAGACAGACCTAAATGTTGACCGATTCAATTTGAACCTGCAGCACCTTCTGAATCCTCCAATAGACGGGGAGTACACGATGCGGGTTCACGGTATTGAGGTCAGACGCAATGATAAGGTCATGCAGACAAGGAATACTGAAATTGCCATGAATGGCGATATCGGGTATATCCAGAGCATTGAGCGGTGCCCAGACCCGGACAATCCGACGGAGTGGACATACATTGCGAGAATCGAGTTCAATGGTGATGGAGAAATCCACGAGTACACCGCTGAGATGATGCAGGACCTTGACCTCGCCTACTGTAATACAGTCCACAAGGCACAGGGGTCGGAATACCTCACAGTCATCATGGTCGCATCAAGCGTCCATGAAATCATGCTGCAGAGGAACGTGGTTTACACCGCAATTACCAGAAGCAAGCAAAATGTGGCTATCGTTGGAGAAGAGGAGGCATTGAAGCGCGCTATCCGCAATGATAAATCTGAAACACGGTATACATTGCTCGGAGACCGCTTGCACAGCAAATTGTCTAAGTAATTTAAAACCTTTGAAACCCCTGTTATTCCTCCGAAAAGAGGAATGACAGGGGCTTTATTTTTCTTTAAGAATTTGCACAATAAATTGTTATATGGTATAATATTGTTGCCCCTAATTGGGAGTACTACAAAGAAGGAGGAAAAGGAAATGAAAGCAAAGAGATTCGGCTCTTTGCTTCTGACCATTGTGATGGTCGCGTCACTGATTACTGCACTTCCGGTATCTGCATCTGCTGCCGAAGTGCAAAACGGAACTGCATACTCAGCCAACAACATCACTTACAGTGGTCAGACGCGGCAGGAATCAACAGGGTCCTTTTTCGTCGATAACATCGGCGATGTGGACTACAATGGCAACTACCAAACTCCGAAACCGATTGTGATGTCACTGTCCGGGACAGTGTTAAGGGAAAACCGCGACTACGAACTCTCTTACCACAATAACCGGAACGCAGGCATCGCAACCATCACCATCACGGGCCTCGGCTCCTATGAGAACCAGGTCCAAACCCTGTCGTTCACCATCAATGAAGCCCCGCTGTATGTCCGTGTCAACAGTGTCCAATGTGCAATCAATGAGACCCCGGACTTCAGTTATACGCTCACCGGCGGCCAGCTCTATGGGAACGACACGCTCCCCGAGCCTGAGTATTCGCTCTACAACCGGAGCAACGGGACAAAGGGTATCACCGCCAGTTTCGCCGGGATGGACAACTATGACATCCACGTCACAGATGGCATCCTGACTTATACTGACGTTTCTGGTGACGTGAATATCAGCGGCATCTCTGATGTGACGTATGATGGTACGTACCAGACCCCCAGTCCCACTGTTACAACAGAGAGCGGTACGAAGCTCTATGAGGGCGAAGACTACCGGCTGAGCTACTCCAACAATCGCAATGCTGGGCGGGCTTCCGTCCAGGTCATTGGTATCGGCAGATATGCAGGACGGCTCAACCAAACTGTCTACTTCACTATCAAGCAGGCTCCCTTGACCATCCAGGTCAGAGATGTGCGGTGTAGCATTCACGACGACCCCGAGTTTTCCTACTATATTGCTGACGGCCAGCTCTATGGCTCCGACAGCCTGGGCCAGCCGAAATACACCACACACTCCAGAACCGGCCATTCCTATGGCCCTGTGTTTGATATTGAAGTGGAATTTCCATCCGCAAACACAGCAAACTACGACATCACTGTCCGTGAGGGCACGCTGACCTATACCGACGTGGACTATAATACAAGCTACATCATTGATGTGACTTCCAGTTCCGGCGGCCGGGTTTCTCCCTCTGGGCGCACGCTCGTTTACAGCGGCGATAACCAGACCTTCCGGTTCTATCCGAACAGCGGTTATGAGGTCATCGCAGTCTATGTGGACGGCAAGGATGTGGGCGACTTGAGCCGCTATACATTCTATGATGTCACCGAGAACCATGAACTCTATGTGGACTTTGCGCCTATCAGTGCGAGTCGGTACGAGATTGAGGCTGACTGCAGCTACGGCGGCACCATCACCCCGTCTGGAACGGTCCATGTTTCCCGCGACCAAGACCGGACCTTCGTGTTTGACCCCAAGTCTGGATACGAGGTGTCTGCAGTCTATGTGGACGGCAAAAAACTGTCCTATGTCACGGAGAAGTATACCTTCCGGGATATCCATGATGACCACACTATCTATGTTGAGTTTGAGCGCTCCAGCGGCACCAAATTTGACATCGATGCTGACTGCAGTTCCGGCGGCTCCATTTCGCCCTCCGGCACCATCCGTGTGACTCGTGGGCACGACCGCACATTCACGTTTGACCCCAATTCCGGGTATGAGGTCTCCGCCATCTATGTTGACGGCCGCAAGCTGTCCTACACGGATGACGAATACACCTTCTACAACGTCTACGATGACCACACTCTCTATGTGGAGTTTGAGCGCAGCAACGCGACCAGGTACGAGATTGAGGCGGACAGCAGTTCTGGCGGTTCCATCTCTCCCTCCGGCAATGTTTGGGTCAGCCGTGGAAGTTCCAAGACCTTTACGTTCAAGCCGCACTCCGGTTACGAGATTGCGGCAGTCTATGTGGATGGTGATAAGGTCAGCGGAACACCCAGCAGTTATCGGTTCTCCAATGTCCGTGATGACCACACTATCTACGTGGAGTTTGACCGGACAGGTTCCAACAAGTTTGAAATCGAGGCCGACGCAAGTTCCGGCGGCCGCATCTCTCCCTCCGGCACATCCACTGTGACCCGTGGGAACAACAAGACCTACACCATGACCCCCAACTCCGGCTACGGCATCCTTGCCGTCTATGTCGATGGGGACTACGTAGGGGACTCTAGGACATACACCTTCCGCGACGTGGATGAGGACCATGAGATTTTTGTCCGCTTCGCAAAGAAGGCTGAAATCCACGATGACTACGACATCGACATCACCTGGTCTGACGGCGGCTCCATTTCCCCCAGCGGGAGAGGCACAGTCTCCGTAGAGAAGGGCGATGACCGGACTTTTACCTTCGTACCAGAGACTGGCTACAAGGTGGCTCGTGTCTATGTGGACGGCGACCTGGTTCCTGCGGCCAGAAGCTACACCTTCAAGGATGTAGTCGAAGACCACACCCTGCAGGTGGAATTTGAAAAGACCGGCCCCACGCTGGTCTATCCCACCAACTGGTATAATCCCTTTACCGATGTCCATGCTGGTGACTGGTTCTATGACTCCGTGAAGTTCATGAATGGAAATGGTCTGATTCAGGGCACTTCTGGTTCGACCTATTCTCCGTACACGACAACGACTCGGGGCATGATTGTCACTATCCTGTACCGTCTGGACGGCGCACCGGCGACTTACAATGGCAATCCCTTCTATGATGTGAGTGCAAACGCCTACTACGCCAATGCCGTGAACTGGGCCTCCCAGGCCGGTATCGTTGCGGGTTACGGCGATGGTTCCTTCCATCCCAATGACCCCATCACCAGACAGCAGATGGCGGCTATCCTGTATCGCTACGCGATTTACAAGGGTTATTACACCGCCAATCAGAGCAATCTGAGCGCGCAGTTCTACGATTACAGTCAGATTTCCTCTTATGCTGTTGTTCCCATGAGCTGGGCTCATGCGAACGGTATCATTTCAGGTACGACGCCGACAACGTTGAATCCTACGGGAACAGCGACCCGTGCGCAAATCACGGTCATGCTGGCTCGTTTCTGCCAGAGGTTCTGCATGTAACGGAAATGGCGCAAACTTTCATCTTTGACGTCAAATAATGTAAGTATACTTATAATATCTGACGCCGTATTGCAAGCGGGGCAGGGTAGGGGACACTGGCTGGCGCATTGACCGGGCCAGTGAGTTATGCCGGACAAAATCCGGCAGAGGCACTTGGACGGTATCCAATGCCAGTTTCACCACCTGTCCCGCTTGCTTTCATACAATCTTAATTGCAATAAAAATCACAGATTGGAGAGCAAGATGCAGTATACAACGAAATTCAAGCGGCTCGTCTCATGCCTGCTCGTGTTTGTGATGCTGCTCGGGATGATTCCCTTTTCACTGACCACTGCATCGGCAGCATCCACTGGCCCGTTCGAACTTCCTGTTGAGGGTTCTACGGGCTATGCGGTGCGAGACATCAATATTCGAGCGACTCCATCTGAAAGCGGCACTCTTGTGAAGAACATCCCGGCCGGAACAGCTTATCGTATTATCGGCGGGGAAGAGGGCAACTACCTCAAAGTACAGCTCCAGGATGGAACCGAGGGATACGCCAGCATCACCTATACGATGATTAACCTGCCCGACGTTATCCCTTCTATCACGTACAACGCAACCAACTCGTACAATTTCCTTTACAAAAGCCTTGGTTATGATTTGCCTGGCATTACAGGCCAATCCCTCTACACGGGCAAGACACAGAATGACCGTTTGGGCTATTCCGAGTTCATGATGCCATGCCTGTATGAGATGGCCAAGAAAATTGCGGCCGCCCAGCAGTCTGCACTGGCTAACAACGAGTGTCTTATCCTGTATGAGGCATTCCGGCCAAGAGAAGTCCAAGCTGCCGTTGGTGACGCACTTAATTCTTTGGCAGATTCCAACGCCGAAGTCGACGCCGCAGTTCGGAAAAACCCGAATTTCAGCATGGCGTACTTCATCAATACCGGCACTGGCAACCATCAGCTCGGCGTCGCAATCGATGTGAGCCTCGGTTCCTTTACATCAACCACTCCTGTCAAAGTGGGGGATACAACAGTTCAGAAGCCCACTAATGTCCAGGAGTATTCGATGCCAACCCAGATGCATGAGCTGTCCCAGCGTGCTGCGGTATTTACGAAGCAGTATTCCCATACCGGGACGGATTGGCAGAGCCAGACTCTGGCGGACTCCTTCAAGAATAACCAGTATGCGGTCAAACTGCAGAGCTACTGCACAGGCGCTGGACTGACGCCCCTGTGCTCTGAGTGGTGGCACTTCAACGACAACACGATTCGACCGAGCGTGGTGGGAAGTGCAACCGGAGCATTCTACATCAGTCAGTGCTTAAGCACTGCACCTGACGGCTCTACAACTGACCCTGGAACGAATCCTGACCCAGACCCCGGCGGAGGAGAGAATCCGGGCGGGGGAGGGGAGAACCCCGGCGGAGGAAGCGGTAGTGTCGAAATTACCGGCTCCATTAAGATTCAAAAGGTCGATATGGATGACCCTACCACCGGACTGGCTGGTGCTGTCATTGAGATTCGCGGCATCGATGTTGCCTTTGGCCCCACCCGTGTCGTTACTGGTGCGGATGGCTATGTGCCGGAGGATGAACTTGACTATAAGAGTATGCCCATTGGCTCCTATGTAGCCGTGGAAGTCGGTTCACCGGAAGGCCACCTGATGAACCCTGACAGCAAGCAGGCTTTCTACTGGGACGGCAAGAGCAATATTCAGCTCGTGTTCCAGAACGACTCCAAAGTCAGCGTCCAGCTTCAAAAGGTGGGCGAGAATGACGCTCCGCTGGCTGATGCCATCTTCGATGTTTACAAGGATGGCCAACTGATTGGAAGCCAGGCAACAGATGCTGCAGGCACCATCACTATCGACAATATCTCTGAGGGCTTCTATTCCTTCACAGAAAAAGAGGCTCCTGAGGGATACGCAAAACTCACAGACTCTATTGGCGTTTATGTTGACGAAGCAGACATCCAGGGCAATGAGACCATCGTTGCCACTGCCAAGAACTTCAAGAGTCCGACTCTGACTATCAAAAAGCTCGACGCCAGCTCCAAAACTGGGGTTTCCGGCGCTGTTTTTGAGGTCCGTGGCGTGGATGTAAGCTATCAGAACACTGTCACCACTGGCGGTGATGGCACCTATTCCCTGACTGGCCTGGAGCCCGGCACCTACGAGGTCACAGAGCTGTCTGTCCCGGCCCCGTATATTCTGGACACCAACAATCGCCAGAGCATCGTCCTGGACCCCGGGGCCAGCCGCGAGCTGACCTTTGAGAACTCCACGGAGCCTGGCCTGAGAATCATCAAGAAGGATAAGCTGACTGGGGCACCCGTCCCCGGCGTCACCTTCCTGATTGAGAAAATCGACGGCAGTTACTCCGAGGAAG